AGATACCACTAGAACGAAGAGACGATAGTCTCGAAGTGAGAGTAATCTAGATTCAAGTTTTTTATGGCATTTCTTTATGCCATAAAAGATCGGATCTAGATCTCTGGGATATATGACGATATAAAATGATAAACTATACACAACCCTAGCTACTACGGTCATATATACCGTAATTCTATCTGGAGAATACAAGTGAATGCTGTACAAATCTCTATCTCTAGAGCTATTAGAGAAATCCCAAGAATGCTTTTAGAAGATGCTTTCTTAAAAAGAGAATATCCTTATCGACAATCTCCTAAAACCATAGAACAATGTATCAAAGAAGAAGTCATATACAAAATCGTTTTACCTGATCTCAATCTAGAAAATGGAGTATACTCTTTTATTCCTTTAAATAATGCTCAGGTAATACAATCGGATTATGATGCTCAGATATACTATATCCCTAAAGAGGTCACTGGCGGTAGAGCAATATTAACAGCCATCACTGTAGGCACAGCTAGTCCTTATATGGAACAAGGATTTGCTGCTAACTGTGGTAACTCCATGATCAATAGAAAGATACATCAACTAGTATCGAGTATATCAGATCTACAAGTCACAACAAATAGCCGTGTAGAGCTTATTGCAGAGAATACAGTGCTTGTGAGGGATAATCCCCAGTTGTATATGGGTGCTGCTTACTTAGTATGTATACTAGAGATGGATGATCAGTTATCCAATATCAGACCAAGATCGATTCCTTTTTTCACTCAGTTGATTACCTTGGCTATAAAGGGATATATGTATACCGAGCTAATAATTAACGTGGATAAAGGTCGTATCTACGCAGGTGCTGATCTAGGTATATATAGAGAAATCCTTATGGAATATAGAGATGCCTGGACTACTTATTATGATCTCCTTAGAGAGAAAGCCGGTAAGATCCTATACATGAATAATGGCGAAAATATGAACCGCCATCTGAGGTTTTGTCTGGGGTCGAGTAGGGGAAGGTAGAAATGATATACAGTATTGGTTCTTTATAAAGAACCAATACTGTATCCATTAAGATATCTTGTATACTCTTTAGAAAAAGTAAATGCTCCATCATTCTCGTAAAGTCTGAAAACTGTCCAACGATGACCATTCCAATACCTTTCTTTGTAATATAACCCGTCTTTTTCTATTCTTTCAAATCGGCAAAAACTAATACCTGTGGTTACTCTTATATCTCTCCAATTAATATCAACGTCACAGAACTCTCCGTCTTTTAATACTATAAATCCTTGTCGAGTCTTTACCATATTTCGTTCCGAATGTTTTCTATAAAAAATAATTTCTTCTCTAGTCAATTCTCTAAAATTTGATCTTATCCCGGCTATTCTGAATAAGTATCCGTTTATGGGTCTATTTTCTACTCCTGATCCATTCCTTATATAACGAGCCAGGTTGGTTACCGTTACACCAACAATCTTCTTGACGTTAGCAAGGTTATAAACGGTTCTTTCTTCTCCCGTAAATATATTTTTTACTATATAGTACTGTCTCTTATTCCTACACGGCTTCGTCACTTCTTTAACATCCAACCATTCTCTAGAATCATTCTTAGCTTTGAATGAATATCTTCCTCTTAAAGGAGATAGGTCACCTTCTCTTATTCTTTTCGATATACCCACATTACATATCTTTAAATACCTAGATGCCGTATTAGCATTGTAATAACTCTTTATGGTGCCCGTAAAGTAATCTTTAACAAGGATAGGTATGTGTTCATAAGACATTCTTTTTAAAAGTATGGCGTGGCGAACATTTTCAAGTTGATTACACCACTCAATGTTCGATAGATCGTTGTTGTCTCTACGAGCGTCAATATGATTGATAAATAAATCTGAAGGATCTTTTTTATATTTTATAAAAACTAAAGCTAATAATCGATGCTGTCTACCACTAACAAAAGCATCGTATTTTACTTCTCCTTTCTTTGAAATGTAACAATCGATAGATAGGGTTAAAGCAAAATATCCAGCCCCGTCTAGTTTTATACAAGAGTTATAATAGTTCTTTCCGTAAAAATTAGGTATTATCCTTTTTACTTCCCCAGTTTTATTGATGACATACCGAGTATAATATGGTATATGGTAATACCCATCCATTTTCTTATATTTTAATAACCCTTTGAACCTATACCAAAAATTTAAAAATGGTTATTACCAATTTCATATTCCGACAAATATTCTTTTATATTGTCAGCAATCTTTTTATTTCTAAATACTTCTATTTTATTAAAATATTCTAAAGGTATTTTGATATCCCACATTGTGATAACAATAATAAGTTCTATAGGCGTTTCCACCCATTCCTTTTCCCATTCTTTTGATAGATCTATCGTGCCGCCTTTATAAGTAACTATTCTATCTCCCTCTTCAACAACGACACAATCTTTATACTTATTTCCATTTTTTTCTATGACTACTTCTTTCACATAAAAATTTTTCGTAAACGGAACCTTCATCTTTCTCATGATTGTTTCCCTTATTTATTGATACTTCACATTTTAGCTATAGGTAGTTAAAAGTAGAGGAAGATAAGATTTTTTTACAGACATACTCCTCCTTTTCGTAGGGGGAGTATGGACCATATGACATATGAATAACATACTCATTTAGGAGGACGATCTATGATATTATTCTACGATGACTGGGATTACTATCCTAGTGCTACTATACATAAAGAAACCACCAATACTTCCTTTATAGAACTCGCTAAACTCTATCGGGATATGGGGATTAAAAACAATGCTTTTCATTTAGCTTTGATTAATCCACATCTGAGATATGTAGATCCTTTTAGTCCTGATTTAGATCAAGATACCATTGATAGAATCGTAGTAGAATGTAAAATTAATCCCTGGTACTTCATGCGAGAGATTTTAAGAGCACCGGCTCGTGGTGGTACTAAATCTATTCCAGTTAGAGCAAATAGAAGTAACGTAGCTCTATGGTGGTTATTTTTAAATCACTGTACCGTCTATCTCATCCAACCACGACAAACTGGTAAATCTTTCAATACAGATGGACTTATGACTTGGTTATTAGGTGTTCGTTGTGATAATACAGCAGCTACTCTACTGACTAAAGACGATGCTCTAAGACGTAAAAACATTGATCGTATCAAGGATATCTTTTCAGATTTACCTTGGTATCTTGATATGCGTGGTAGAAACGATTCTAACAATGGTGAAGAAGTCACTATTAGAAGAAAAGGAAATACCTATTCTACTATTGTAGGTCAACAGTCCCCTAAAGCCGCTCTAAAAGCAGCACGTGGTTTTACTACAGGAATTGTACACATAGACGAAGGTCCCTTTATTCCTAACATAGGTACGATGATACCAGCCGCACTACCAGCAATGACTGCAGCTATTGAAGGTGCTATGGAAGCTGGTGCTCCTTATGGTATTATCTACACGACTACTGCTGGTAGACGAGATGATCCTGATGGTAAGTTTGTATATCAGATGGTACAAGAGTCTATGGTTCTAGATGAGAGAAAACTCTTTGACTGTAAAGATCAGAAAGAAATGGAACAAGTGGTAAGGAGTCATTCTAGACCTGATCGTTCTATGTATAAAAATGGTGTATATCAAGTCAACTGTACATTCTCCCATAGACAACTGGGACTCACAGATGAATGGCTACTAGAAGCGATGGAGAGAACCAAATCTGTAGGCGATGATGCCAATAGAGACTATTTCAATATCTGGACAGCAGGTAATGAAAAATCTCCTCTCTCTGTACAGGATGCTGAAGCTATAGCTCTACACAAACAAGAAGATGTCAAAGAAGAGATCTATGCTGAAGGATGTTCTTTGAGATGGTATATAGACGAAGAAGAAAGATCTTACTATCTTCAGAAAAACTCTTGTATACTAGGACTAGATACCAGTGATGCTTCTGGCTCGGATGATATCGGTTTAGTCATTGTTGATGTGAAATCATTAAAAGTCATAGCTGCTGGTACTTATAATAACCTTAATCTCTTTAGTTTCTGTAAGTATATTTTACAATTACTAATCGATAATCCTAAATTAGTCTTTATTCCAGAAGCTAAATCTTCAGGAGTAGCGATTATTAATTATCTCTTAGTGACTTTACCTAGCTATGGTATAAATCCTTTTACCAGGATCTTTAATAAAATTGTACAAGAGAAAAACGATAGTGAAATCGGTAGAGATAACTATAAAGAAATCATGCGAGATGGCAAGAAAGAAATCATCTGTAACAAGTATAAGAAAAGCTTTGGCTATGCGACTTCTGCCTCTGGTCAATATAGTCGAGATAGTCTCTATGGACAATGTTTTAGAGAAGCTATTTCCAGATGTAAAGAAAAGATAAAAGATCCAGTACTCTCAGATCAGTTATTGCGATTAGTCATTAAGAATGGTAGAATAGATCATGATGAATATGGTCATGACGATATGGTCATTTCTTGGTTGCTCTGTATGTGGATGATTACCAATGGTAAAAATCTAGAGGCTTATGATATCGATAGTCATGAACTCATGTCTAAGACCAATGAGAAGCCTATAGAAACCGTACATGACTATATGGACTATCTAGAATCTAAAGAACAAGAGGATCTAAGAAAAAGAATGATAGAACTCTATAGTGAACTAGAATCTACAACAGACTACTATCTCACTATGAAACTAGAAAATGAATTAAGAGCACTGGACAATAAACTTGTAGGTATTGACAGAAATGTCTTCTCTATTTCCCAGCTTATAGAAAAAGCTAGAGAAAAAAGAAAAGCAAGAAGAATGAATAGCTTGATATCTAACACGATGGAAGTCTCTGTACCAAGATATAATTATAACAACCCTATAGGGTATTAAGTGTCATATGTCCCTCTATACCCCTATCAAAGGGAGTATAGAGGGACTATGATGTTTTATCAAGATGAGTAGTATGACATAGTACTAACAACGTGGTCTACTATGTCTTATTATGACGAGTAATAAGACATAGTAAAGGTCCTTAACAGGATATATAACAATACCCCTGTTCTCGTAGCAGATATAAAAGCTGGTGCTTTAGTATTAGCAGCTATTTGTACCAGATCTTCTGTTTTCTTTCTCACTCGCATGAGCATGACATCATTGCTTCTACTACTGCTATAAGTACCTTTCATTTTACTTAATAAATAAGCAATATCATTTTGATTTCTGCTTAATTCATTATTCACAGATAGATACTTAATCGCATGTTCTATAATTAAGTCTAGGAGATCGCTTATCTTGGCATTTTTATAGTTATCAGGGATATATTCCAATACTCTATAAAAATAATGCTCTGGCATTGTCGGTAAAGCTTTAACAATAATCTCTACTAATTCACTTTTAATAAAACTGTTTCTATCACTAGCGACACTATGGATATACTGGTTCAGTTTAGTCTTTCTATTGAAGTCATCTTTAAAAGAAGCTTCACCTTCCAGGATAGAGAGTTTAGATTGCGTCGTGATCTTCTTACCTTTTTCATGGATATTCTTCCAGATATCATAGATGTTCTTTAACATATCTCTGATACGAGACTGAATATCTGTAGCCATATAAGCAGTGCACTGTTTCTCGGTATTATTACGATCATAGCTCTTATTACCACTACTAAAGTTGAGATCTTTACTCATGCTTTTTATAGTTTCAAAGTGAGGAGATGTCTCAGGATTGATAAAGTGTAAAGCCATACTTCTAAAGTAATTATTCCAAGAGCCTTTTTGTTTAATAATAAACTTATTATTCAAAGCAGCTAATGTCGCTTCTGCTTCTTGTATAGGACAAGGATATCGCCAATGGCGCCATAGTCTAGAAGTAAAAAACTTATACTGTAATATCTCTATGCATATTGCCATGCCATTTTCTTTATCTTTGTCATCTATAGTACTTCTGTATATAGCATGACATAACCAGATTAAAGCTAGATTGGCATTATCCCCAGCGACATTGAATTTCTTTTTAGGAATGATCTTGTCTAACTCTTTATCGACATCTTTTTCATCTATCTTCAAGAGATCATAAAAGATCTTGTCTCTATCTCCTTGAGTGAATCTAACAGCATAACAACCAATTAGGTTGCTGCCAAAGAAAGAGATATGTTGTTCATTCTTAGAGATAAACTCTATCTTATATCTTTCTAGTTTCCTTACGATATCTCTATCTATCTTTAGATGTCTACAATGATAATCAAAGACATCTCTGACTTTACTAAACTCCATCACTGATCCCTTCTCTTATTCTGTATACGATACCATTTTTCTCTAGGACTCTGTTTTCTAAAGAGACTAGCTTATTATGCATTTCTTTAAGCTCATTCATGGTTTTTCTTTCCTTAGGATGCTCTGTCACTAAAACTATTTTATTCCCTCTTTCTAGTTTAGCTATGATCCCTTCTTCTAAAGGCTCTAATCTGTCCTGATATTCTACAAAGATAGCCGTAGGAGATTCTTCAAACTCTATTTTTCTAATGACATCTCTAGGGATATCAAAATCCTCGAATGAGTTGGTGTTATCATAGGTAGTCATAGCTCTTTTTTCTTGACTATCATCACTGTCATGCATAGTTTCATTTAAGAGATTATGAAATACTTGTGCTAATGATCCGTATATCTGTACATTTTTATCCTTTAACTTCAAAGCAATCTCGTCTTTTAAAGTGATAAAATCTCGTGGTATGCGATATGTCATAAGTGTATCCTATATTGATCAAGGTATAAAATCATACAATCTGACTCTGTGTAGGGGGAGTACCAGATGACACATACTGTCGGTACCTTGCTTTTTATTATCTTTTTACTTTTAGTTTATATCTATAAACAAAGAAGGTCTAATGATGTTAGTAAACTCATTAAACGATATAAGTCTTTGTCTAAGCACTTCCTAGATTATAAAAAAGATCTGTATGGATTGACTAAATTTCTCTCGGGACATGTAGATGAAAGAAATATCAAACTAGAAGATAGTTTAAAAGTCATTGAGGTATTAGTAAAACAACTCCAAGATAGTCATGATCTTGTTAAGCATGTCTATATTGACAACACCATTTCCTTATTGAAGAAGTCTATTATAGAACATAAAGATGATAGGGTATATGTAGATAAATGTAAAAAGTCTATTAGCTATCTAGAGTCTTTATTAGTCGAGCATAGTGAGATCACTGATAATATCTTACAAGAAGTCCAGTATATCCGAGAGACTTTAAGAGCTTCTAATGTTTTTGTTAAAGAGAAAGCAGTGAACACTCTATTACAGTTAAATGACATAGAGGAAGAGGCAAATGAACTAAAAAATAAAAGTACATTAGGTATATAGTGTGAGATAGTCTCCTAATCTATCTCACACCTGTATGGATGGGTTTAAAAAAGGATTATCTATCTTAGATTATATTCTAGATAAATATTTCTTTTCGTACTTTAGCTGCAGATTCATCGCGCCTTTTTTCGATTTCGGCGATGAATCTTTCAGGTGCCCCCTCAGCTTTGGCTTTATCCAGCCAGTACTGATAGGCGTAATCTTCGGTGACTATTATAGCCATCTTTAGATCTCCTATATTACAGTGTGTTGCCTATGTCGCTCTGATGGGGCGACATAGGTCCCCGTATATCCCTAAGAGGACATTTATATATTGTCATTAGGGATTGTACACTAGTATAATATAGGACTCAAAAATTCTAGAATCAATATTTCTGATTGATTCTAGTACACTAGGACTTATGCCGCTTTTAATTCTTCATCTATGAAGTCTCTTAAAGCAGTTACATATCTATCTAAATCAGCCTGTAAATCTTTTCCATTAGGGATAACTTCTACATACCTCTTATAGAGGCCGCTTATTATTTCTATACAGTCTATAACCTCTTTTCTAATTTCTTTTATAGCAGATATCCTATCTTTATAATAATCCTCCATGGTTATCTGTTTTAATACATAGATCTCTTCTCCTAACAACCCACAATTAGCGACTTCTCTTAAGAAATCCAAGTATCTTGTTGATTCAGCTTGACAACAAGAAGCATCTCTTATTAAACTAGACATATGAGCGTAAGCTGTGCCTATACGCAAAATAGCTCTATCAAGCAATGTCTCCATCTCTTCTTTTTCTGTCATACTGGAATCACTCTCACTAATAAGTTTCTCTTTTCTGCTTCTTTGATCATGTGGCTAGTCCCTCTACTATAGCCACTCTCTGTCAATTTAGGAAAGGCTATTAAAGCATCAGCTACTTTAGCCATCTCTATGTTTCTTAAACATCCAGCACTTTTACCTAAAGACCAATCGGCTGGATATCTCTCAACCGTATAACCCTTCTCTAAAGCGTATTCTATTGCTAAAGTGTCTGTTCCTCTAGCACAGCCGGATACGATTACGATCTCTTTTCCTTCTCCTACTTTTCGAGCGAGTATCTTATCTACCTTTTCTTTTAATGCCTTATAGTCAGTATACTCTCTGCTCCCCGCTATAATCACTTTAAATATTTCAGATGACATGGGTAATCACCTTGTACATCTCTTCATCCTTAAATAGACATTTATGAATTTCTTCATCAATGACACCATCACCATACATGAAAGAATAATTAGATTCACTAGAAGTCGCATAGTTACAAGGACTTTCTATTTTAATATATTTTTCATTATAATCGTGTTTTTTACAAACACACATCCTCTGCCGATACATCTCTATCTCCTAAATATGTATATACTCTTGAAAAGACCGTCTCTTGACGATGGTACTGACAAGTACCAAAGGAAAGAAAAGATAAATAACCCATATACTGGCTATCCCCATAATAAGGGGATAACCAGTATAGATGACGGTGTAGATCGTCTTATTTTCTTGCTACAAAACCAAAGACTTTACCTGTCGTGGATTCGTTGTCTACTCGATCCGTACGAGCATGAGCAATTTCAGCTAAAGTATATTCTTTACCTTCTTGAGGAGTAAAGTCCACATTGAGATCCTTAGCTACAACTTTCGCTTCTTCACTACTCAATTTACCACAGTTGACATAAGCAAACAATCTACCAGGACGCAATAAAGCTTTATCAATGAGTTTCTTATCAGTGATATTCGTAGTAAATACCAGTTTAATCCGATTGTTTTTATTCGGTATTAAACCATCTGCCGTATTTAACAACTGTGACACACTCTTGTTTCCCTGTTCACGAGAATACTGAAGAATCATGTCACTGTCTTCAAAGATCATCATGTCAATGTCGCCACTGTTAATACGAGCAAAGAGGGCATTTGGACTACTCATCAAGTTCGTATCAGCCGTATAGCCTATGTTAGTCTTAGTACGTTTCACCAGTTCACGGATAATGGTTGTTTTACCTGTACCCGGTAAACCAGAGAGAATCAATACTGCTTCTTCAGAACGAATATACTCATCCAAGAATTCATCAATACTTTTATTGACTTCTTTCAACCAAGGATAGAAACTATTCATGGGTTTACGATGATCATCGGTGTTTAAACGAATACTATCGCTATCTAGTCCATTTTCATTAAGGTAATAGTGCGTGAAAGTAGCATCGATATTGGGGAGATATTCTTTAAATACCTCTAAAACGCTCTCAGAGCTCTTCTGAGACCCGATCGCAAATACGGTATACTGACTAGAGTCTACGTCCAAAGAAACGGCTGCATAGACCTCTGGATCCATTCTACTGATTATACGCTTTTCATCTTGTTCTTCAACCACATGTAGCCCATAAGTCCAGAGATAATAATAGTTAGAAGAACAGACTCTCTGCCAACCTAGTTCTTTTAGTTTATTACAGATGTCATCAATACGATCTTTATTCGGTTGAAACTCTTTTTGGATATGGTAGTTATCGAATCCTAAGTTAAAACGAGCAATACGGATATGGGAACGTACAGTATTAACAATATCACCCATGTCAGGACTCATCTTGACCATTTGGGTGAATTCGTTACCATTAGGAGCAGCAGGAGTAGCTGGTGTGTTTTGTTTTTCCAGTACAGATGTTAAGTTCATGGGTTTTACCTCTTGTTAATTGAAGTGGAGAAAGGATACGGGGATATGGCGTCAAAAAACCCTTTACACCCCTACGAATAGGAGGTGTAAAGGAAGCGGTCTTCTACGTGTATCCAGGATAGAGTCTTGCAGAGACTATACCCAAGGATTGGGGCTAATAGAATTAGTGTGTAACGAACACTAATTCCTAAAACTAGTGTATATGAACACTAATCTAAAGAATTAGAGTCAAGTGAACACTCCTTCTTAAAATGAGTGTTCATTCTCAAAGATGATCGTGAGTATATACCTGTATGGGTTACCTGACCCGATGTTATCACAACAACGACGCGATATATACTATTTTAAGTCACTCGCAGTGCGAAAGATAGACTACATCTGTGAGGCTAGGATGTAGTCAACTACGGTGTAAGATCACTCCTCGTTGTTTATCCTTAAGTAGAATGAACAAAACCTTAAGGCAATCGAGGAAAGATGCTCTTTAAATGAAAAAGCAGATAAGGAGCATCTCCTTTGTATTCGATAAAAATCTCTTGAACGTCGTCACGATAGTGACAGAGTGAAAGAAAGTAAGTACTCTCTGACACTGACCTTGGAGCAAACATCAGTGCTTACCTAATCCCCATTCACATAGCCACACCAGAGAGTAAAGATGCAGCTAAGACGGTAATACAGTTAATAGATGGACCCGCACGGAGGAATCGAACCTCTTGACTTCCATCCCACTCTTTTATGTCAACGGTTTAGAAGACCGTTGTGGGGACGTGCGAGTATTTTGATCATATATATTAAATCACTGGTTTTCTGTTGTATTTAATGCAGTATTGACGATATCTCTCCACATTAAATACACCCTGTCGTGTAAATCTCTTCACCAAGTTTAAAGGTATTTTTAGTTTCTTATTGACGGTATAGGCTGAATCGTATTTCACATTGTTCGCTGTGATGCTTCCTGTAGTCTCCGTATTAGAAGATGCTTCTTTCATATGAAAAGGATTACAGCACTTAGGATTGTCACAAGTGACTTTTAAAAATGGTTTTAATCTAACATGGTATATCTCTTCCCAGATATAGACTCGTATTGTCTTTTTTGTCCCAAGTAAGGATAATTTAGTACTAGTAGCATTACCTGTGGTACTGGTAACTTCCCAACAAGCTTTATTTCGGTTGTTTTCTTCTACAGTAATATAACCTAGGCCTAGAAGAAATTCACATAGTTCATTGACTCTGTCATGGAAAGAGAGTTCTCTATCTACTTTATGTCCTGTAGACTCTTGGACAAACGAGTAATCATTTCTCTTAAGTACAGATCTATCTTTTAAGATCTTTTTTACTTCAGGTCCTTGTATTTCTATTTTGAGCCTGCGGATTTCCTTTTCCGTAGGCGCTTTAACACCACATTCTTTGTTAGCTTTTATCTTAGCTGCTTTATCCATTATCCTTTTTTATAGCCCCAGGATCGGCTGTATAGAGATTCATTTTTACTATCCTTTCATATCGCAGGTACTTGATTACTATTGATACAGACTTGACGATAATTCTCTACTTGAAAAATACCTTACCTGTATGACGATGAGTTTCTCTGATATTGGCACTATATTGAGAAGACATCTTGACTTGTAGATAAAATTTGTCCATATATCACCTTCTACACTCTAGGGACTTTACCTAGTCTGAGACAGTTATCTCTGTATGTCTTTATATCAAAAACACCATTAAACAAATGTTTCTTTAATGTCAATCTAGGAACACCTGTGGCTATTCCTGCCTTAGTAAGACTAGTGTATTTCTTTCCTGCTACATTAATAGGGATATCTTTGCCATGGATAGTATCCTCTTGTAAATGTCTAGGATTACAGCAACGTGGGTTTTTACAAGTTTGAATGATTTTTCTGGTATTGGTTTTATTATTAAAGACTTTAAAGATATTAGTTAATAGATTTTTCTTTTGACCACGAGCATAAAAACTCATGTCTTTATTAGGCCATATCCAACAATACCTTTTCTTTTCACACTTCTCTTCTACTTCTTTTAGGAAGTCTTTATTTAAATTAAGACGATAAATCTTTACTTCTTCTATATGATCTGGATTGACACAAAGAGGATTACTGCATGTATTGCGTACTTTTAATTTGGCTGGAATAGTGGCGTATTTACCATCACAAAACAATAATCTCTTTACAGATGTCGTTTTACCATAGATAAAAATAACAGGTACCTGGTTGTTGTTTATACATCCTATCCATGTCCAACAACCATTTTTATCTATTTTGATATATTTATTTATTCTTTCTCTATCTTTCTTTCTCATCTTGGTTTCCTTTTATAGAAGTTATAAACGTTTCAGATGCTCTGGATTACAACATAAAGCATTACCACAAGTATGCCCTAGATAAATATTGCTAATTAGTGTAGTGATTTTATTAGCAAGAGCATAAGTCACTCGGTGTATCGTTTGTTGCTTGTATTCATAAAAACAGATACCATGTTTGTGTTCACCTTTGCCTCTGGTTTCTCCTTTCCATATCCAACAGTTATTTTCAGTAATAGTACATAGTGATCTCAATGTTCTTAGACTAGTACGACGATTAAAAATGGTTGTATAAGCCAAAGCCAGATGGGAGGGATTAACACATTTGGGATTGCCACAGGTTTGAATAATTTTTCTATTACCTAGTTCATATGACCCTAAGTTGTTATAATAGGAATAAGATCTTTTATGTACTTGTCTTCCTTTATAGACAGGTATGCCTTGTTCATTGATATGGCCTAGCCACAACCAACACCCATTATGGGTGATGGCCGTGTTGGCTTTTATTTTAGCTAGTTTTTCTCTATTGGCAGCAGCAACCATTACTAGATTCCTTCATTCGGAAAAGGTGATAGGATTCTAATTCCCAGAGTTTATTAAAGGCATTTTCATAGGCGATGGTGCAACCTATTTTAAAGTCAAAGTTATTAGCGTCCATCACTGAAGAGATTCCATGTACCTGAAAACCTGAGGCCATGGTAATCATACACAATACAGATCGATCAGAGATCAGTTTATACTCTTGAGTTTTAATCAAAGACTCTAAATAATCTTGGGTGAGTTTATTAGGTAATTCAGTCATTGGGGTACTCCATCATCTTCATCTGACATCGACATATGAATATCAGCCATATCGTCATAATAATCTTTTTCATAGCTAACTGATTCCATAACTTCTACGTCATGGGGACTTAATCCCATTTCTGGATAAAGAATGGTTAATTCCTCATGACTAAAGAGATCTTCATCGTTAGAATTAATTGTTGTGGATTTTACTTTCTTCAAGTAGATATAAGTAAACAGATGCTGATAAGATTCTTCTCCTAAAGCTTCTTTCACTTCTTCCCAGGTACCATTAATAACAATATTTTCTTTTATATTGTTAGTATTATAATCCTTGATGATTTTTTGGGTAGTAACAATAACGACTTCTAAAGTACGATTATCAATATTAAAATCAGAGAAGAAAGTGCTTTCTTTCTTGATAATGACTCTATCACTTTCAATATTCAAATCAAGATTATCGCTATAAATTTCATAAGCCTCTCTTTCTTTGAGATGACTTTCTAACAATTGTTTAATAAAATAAATATTGTCAATGATTTCTTTATTGACTGTGGCTAAACAGGTTAACATGATAAACTCCTATTTGAAGAATAGGATCTCTAGAGTGATACCACAACAATGGTATCACGATAGACACTCCTATAAGAGATGTTGAAAGGTAAAGACCATGATAATAATGTATATTTACAAAAAATTAGATTTTCTTAAGTAGAGTATACAGGTTAAAAATGATTTCTTCTAACAATACTCCTAATAAAACAAGCAAAAATAAAAAAGACATAGAGATCACAATACCTATCTCAATAAGAAGGTAGATAAAATAAAAAACACTCCATAAAAGTAATTCCATCAATTTAACCACCATTTATCGATGTGTTCTTCAAAATCCGCTTTATTGGAAATCATCATGGTTAAGAACTTTTTCATATTGATGTCTTGCATGATTTCGTAAAAGATATTACCTTTATCATTATAAGGATAATAAGCAATAAAATATATCTTGTCTTTGTTAGTAATCTTGACTTCTATTCTCTTTTCTGTATTGAAATAAATAAACTCAGTTGAGCTATGTTTAGCTATCCAGTTTTTATTATCTTTGTCTAGTAGATTACCAACATCTATCCCTTTATCCCTAAAATATTTTTCATTGTTAATCTTACTGTCTTTCCTATGAATTCTAATATCAAAAAACTTATAATAGACTTTTTCTTCTTGATAATCTAAAGGTAAGTCAGTCTGCAACATATCTCCTCCGACATAAGGAGAGATAGAGGGATGTATGACCCTCTATCTCTTAAGTGTTTAAATGCTGTTAATAAAGTCAGCTACTTCTTTGATCCATCTGTGTCTAACGGTATATTCGTCAAGATAGGTATCCGGTAGTTTATTGTCATTTTTATAGATTTCAAAAGCTATATCTCCTAGATCGCTAATCTCGTTTTCAAGGTAGTTAACCGCTGATTTTAAGTCATCCAGGAAATAGGCTTTGACTTCTTCTTTCGACAAGGTTAGAAAAACCCTATAGTCTTCATACGGACCGGAATCGAGGTTCACATGGATAGAAAGATTGTCCTGATATTTCTCCATATTGAATTCTTCAAATGGACGGATATCATCATCCTCATCATCCTTGTCATCATCGATATCATCAATATCGATATCATTAGGGTTATCTAGATTTCCCATTACCTTGACTAAATCAAACCCCATTTGTACAACTCGACCATAGATACCTTCTTCTTTCGTAAAGATGACATCCCTGTGTCGATATGGTCTTTCTTTAATAGCACATCCCAAGGTAAGAAAGTCCTCTGGACTCTTAGCAACCCTCTTTAAGAAATAGTAAATACAATTACCATCTTTGTCTTTTAATAAATCATCCAGTGTTTTGAAATACACTCGACGATTTGGTCTTTCTTCAGTTGTTTCGAGATACATTACTTTTTCTCTTTCTTGTCTTCACTGTTTTCAGGGGTAGTCTTTTTAAATACACCTGTTTTTTGCAAAGCTGCCAGATCAGCCATGCTGCGTACAACAACTTTGGGTTTGTTCTTTGCCATATTTTATCCTTTGTTTACAATATATACTCATAAACCCCTCTATGTAGCTATACCCTCCGAAGAGAACATAGCTACAGTCTATAAGCATCTATGTTACACAGTGATTATCACTTCTTCAGTTTGAGTGAAACTTCAGTCGTCATCACTTCTTCAGTTTATCAGAAGCTTCTTCACTCCAATAGTCTTGCATACCTTTCTGAGCAGCTTTAGTGCCTTCAGCCAGACGCAGAGAGACTACCGTTGAAGTTTGACCATACTTGTTCCAACGTTCACCTTCTTTACCCGGGATAGGACCACTAGTATGACGTTTAGTAGTGAAGGTAACATCGTTACCACCCGGGAGAAGTTGCAGTTTAGCAGTAGTAGAATCAATATCTTTATGTTTAGCCATATTGTCAATAGCGTATCCGGTAACGGCAACATTAGCAGCGGTTACGAAATCACCAATGACAGCGATGGCGTTTTTGATATCCTTGATCTTAGTGCCTTCCGGGAGATGTTGTTCAAAGAGACCTTTGTCTGCCGTGATGGCTCCAGTAGCGGGATCAAAGTGAAGACTTTCTTTGATCTTAGTAGCTTTATCTTGGATCTCTTGGCTGATTAAGCCTTTGTCTACCATTGTTTCTTTTTTAGACATAGTTTATATTCCTTTTAAATTGCAATTGAAAAAGAACCTATTTAAAGGTAAATAGGAGAGACAGTATGTACTGCCAACAAATGTTGGCTAGTCGTAGGAAACACTGATCTCTATAGGTATAATATATACTTGATCCTTTCTAGGATCAAGTATATCCTCTTGACTAAGTCTACCTTTTAGGTAGATGAAGGAGGGAAATATATATCTGATTCTAAATAGAATCAGATATATCCTCTTAAGAGAAGCTATCTTTAGATAGGTGAGCGAGAGAAATATATCCTCTAGATATTTAGATTTTTCCAACAGTATTAATATATATCGTCATAAAACCTCCTAAACGCCTTTCTCAGACGTTTTAGGAGGATATTAATATAATCTATCAATCTTTATAAGAAAAGCCCTTAGAATTGATTACAGAGGCATCTGGGGCTTTATAAGAGAATCCTTGACTATTCACTGTAGTATCTACTTTTCTATAAGTAAACCCTCGGCTATTAATCACATTAGTGTGGGTCGTATGATAATCTAATCCTTTTAGTCCTAAGGTACGTTTATGGAAATGATAATCCAGTCCAGCAATACCTTTACCTCTCTTGATTCTAGAGATAGGATTATCTGTCTCAATATAAGGGAATTCAAACTCTCCTATATACAGTAAAGAATTCGGTATAGCTTTTAAAACAATTTTATTTTCTGTCTTTTCAATTGTAAAAGAATCTAGTCTATATGGCATATAGACCAGGATATATCTTTTTATTTCCGTATCAGTTGTTAGCGATTTAGGGATTTCAATAGGTTGGCTATTTAAGATATTCCATTGATCAACGATATTGATTCTTCTATACTTATAAATATCTTGTCCATTAAACCTAGAATTACTCTTAGCTTTTACAATAACCGATGTATTAAGTTCTACTGGGTTGTTGGGATGATCATAAGGGATAATTAATTCATCTATTACAGTAGGAAGAGAGAATTCAATATCACTTAGAGTGTAAGTAGCGTGGATATCTGAATTGAGTTGAAATAAAAGATTCTCTTCCTCACTGAGCTCTAAATCAATATACTTATCCCAGTTTTGAATCTTATTTAAAAATTCTTGTGCAGGCATATGAATTCTCTCTAATATAACTAAACTATATTATTTAGCTTTTTCTACAGTTACTTTAGAAGAACCTACAAAAACATAGTTAGTACCGTCCATATCCGCATCAATGTTAGCTGTTGCTATTTCTCCATCAACATGGACATGGATCATTTCAGGAAAGTTATCAATTCCTAATTGACTCGCAACAAAGGACAGGATATTACCTTCGGTAAACTCAGTTTCTTTCGGTATTTGTAAAGTAGCTGTAGGTGATCTACTGGTAATCAGTTCATCTACAGAGATTCGGTGATAGATGACTTTAACAGGTCTTTTCAGTACATCAAAACCTGTTTTATTCGTAACCAGAACAACGGTATTTAATCCGAGTGGGAATAGTTCTTGATCACCAGAAGTAGGGGTATAAACTTCAGGTTGATTAATGACAATAGCGTTAGGATCTGTACTGGTGAGTTTATCAGCGATAGCTGATCTCACGAGTCCTTCGATTGCTGACAGATTAGACTGACTTCTGTCAAAATAAATCGTTTCAGCAGGCATGTAAAGCTCCTTTTTAAAATAGACATATATCCATACCTCTACCCAGGGAATAACCCCAGGTAGAGGCGGATAGACCTAAATATGGATTTAGTTCTTATTGACCGTAGACGAAGCCATTAGAACGAACTTCTTCTGGAAGTTTCGGATCTTTAGGTTCTTCTTGAGCTCCACTCTGGTCTTTCACTTTGAAGGAACCACCAGCATGTTCAGGAAGAGCTTTCTTGACACGTTCCAGTTCATCATTGTCATCAACAGTGATAGTGGTGATATTAGCGCCTTGGAAAGCACCAGAATCAATATCAGTCAGAGTCTTGGGAATGATGACGCTGTCAATGGTTGCGCCTTGGAAAGCAGCACCGAGTTTAGTGACATGAGTCAGGTCAACTACGTTGGAGTGAACATTCGGGAATACGTTACCCAGTTCAGTAACGGTAGTCGGCAATATGACATCGCTCACATTAGCGGTGAAAGCACCATCTTGCAGTTCAGCAGCTTTGAGATCTTCGGCTGCATAGTAGATAGTAGAAACCGCATCCTGTTTGACGATTTTGAAAGAGCCATACAGAGCATGTTCCGTATCGCCTTTACCATTTTCTTCCGTAGTGTCATTGTGGTAAAGAGAAACTTCACCGGTAGCTTTGGTATCCAGTACTTTCTTCAGTTGAGCCAAAGAAGATACGTGGGTATTACGAGCAGTACCGAAGGCACCTTCACCAATGGTGGTAATCGTATCCGGAATGGTGACTTTATTAGAAGTAGCACCTTGGAAGGCATTAGCGCCTACTTCAGTAACTGTCTTCGGAAGTACAACATCATCCAGAGAAGGCAAAGAATTTGCGAAAGCATTAGTACCAATCTTGGCAACAGCTTTCGGCAGAGAAACTGCCATCAAGGTGTTATTAGCATAAGCACTTTCTGCGATCTCTGTAAGAGCTACTGGGAGATAGAGATGTTCAGTGGTTACACCAGTGAGTTTCTGGGTAGAAGAGAAGTACTTGGATTCTGAATTCTCAACATAGTAACCAGTGTTCTCATCACGGATCTGTACAGTGACTTGTACTTCACCACTATAGAGGAGACTATCACCTTTAGCAGTGAGTTTATATACACCAGTACCATCAACCAGGTTAGAAGAAACCCCTTCAACATCAGCATTGTTATTGGGATTGAGATTGAGTGCTGTTGCGAGTCCTGATACCAGAGCTTGAGTATTATCAACAGCTTCAGTACCGTTGTGGAGAAGGGCTTTATACTCGTAGCCTTTACCTTCTGTATCCAGAGAACCAGCGTGCTGTTTCAGGATATCGTATTTCAGACGACGATAGTTAAAGGTAACCTGTTGTTGTTTACCAGAATGTTCAAAAGAGACTTTCACTGTGGTGTTAGGAACGACTTCTGTATCAGAGTCAGTATCCACGACACCGGGGATAGCCGTCGGAGTAGTGATGGTTACTTTGGAAGTATCCTCAGGTACTGTAACAGTGCTCTTCAGTGCTTGCAAGTCTTCGTTGAGTTGTTTGATAATCAAGAGTTCTTGACTATCGGTTTTATTAATTTGCATAAGCCTTATACCTTTATGTTTACGTTAACTAAAGTGGCATAATGACTACTCTTATCCATCTACTTTATTCGATGGATAAGAGTAGCACGATGCAACGAGTAAGAGATTACTCAATAGATTAGTTACAATAAATCTGGCCTATATACGTAGGAGATTTGAGTACTGTATAGTTAGATAAAGTATTATCTTTATAGCGAATACTTTCACTGAGTTTACTTTGAACAATCTCAGGTAGATCATAACAGAAAGTTAGAACCTTATCATAGGTGTAATTATCCATGGTTTTGCTAAGATATTCCCCTAATGCCTGGAACCACCCTTGCTCATCTGAAGAGAGTCCTGTGTTTTTACCCACGGTATTAGCAACCAAAACACCAAAGGCTTTGGTTTGTTGCATATTGGAACTATCGTTTAGATGATTAGCGTAGGTATTGGCAAGAGCTATACCAGTGGTATGGGTGGGATCTATACATTTGATCAATTGTCTATAGACTTTCATAAACCTTTCATAGGGAAACTTGACAGCTGGTTTTCTAGTAGGGTTTTGTATAGAACTCGCTAAGTAACCATCTACACTAAGATCCAATTGAATATCATCTCCATAGAAGAAATAATAATAACATTTTTCTTCATCTGACATAGTACCCATTTCTGGTATGGTCATGTTTTTATCTATTCTGACAGTACTACCTGAGAAAGCGATAGCTATTCTTGGATTGATGGCTATGATATTGGTAAATCTTCTTCCATAGAAAGCATTATAAGCCATACCAGTAATGCCATGTGGAAAGACAGTAGGTACCTTAGTTACAATCCCATTATTGGCATTTAACCCAGTCGCAAAAGCCATATTGCCAATAGAACCTGTAAAGTCATGACTAAACTGAAACTCTTTTATGGTTTTGTTATTGGTACAGGCATTTGGCATGACATCTATTCTGCCTTCAAAGCGAAGAGCCGTAGGAGATCCTGTTGCGAGTACTCTTGCAAAGAAAGCACTATCAAACTGGTTATTGGGAGGAGTAAAACTATTCCACTTGATTTTGCCTTCACTGTCTAACTGATTACTAAACTGTATCTTGACGGTACCTTTGGTAGGTACAGCATTATTATCACCATAACTGATTCTAGGGACTCTATCTAGGTTACTGATACTTACAGTGGAGACAGGAGTAGCAGCTAGTACTAGACTGGTAGGATTTTTGATATCTGCTAATACCGTTTTATCATGCTCTGGTATAAGGAAATAATTATAGCTAGTAGGATAAAAACCAATACCTTCTTGTCCTAATGGATCATCTTTCTTAACAACAGAAAACCAAGGTATCAGTTTCTTTAAGTTACTTAATTTCTCACAGCTTCTATCTGCTAAGCAATCTCTATAGTCTGCTTCGGGTGAAGGGATATTTAATCTGTTACAGAAATATTGCCATTCTTCTTTATAGCTTTCTATTTTATCTGGAATAATAAAAGGATAAAAAGAGATATCACTATACTCTCTTCCTTGTTTATTATCAGGGATTACTTTACTCTTTTCATAGATCTCTTTAAACGTAGGTCTATAGTAAGTAATCACCTTTTCTTCACCATTAATATCCAAGATTAACTTGGTATTAGGTCTATAAGGAGTATGCTCATCAACACTTCCTCGAATATCAATCGGTGCTGAGCACTTATAAGTAGTATTTAAAAGCGCTTTAAAGTCAGGATTGTCTTTGTTATTAGAAAGATCTTCATTATGGTAAAAAGAAAAGGTTTTATACTTAGACAATACCCCATTATAAAGATCATTGATCTTTTTCTCAGCTTTATACAAAGCAATCAAAACACCAGGAGATTCTTCTGGTAATAGTGCGGTCAAAGCTTCTTCTTCTGTGATATATCCTAATTCTATATTTAACCAAAGATTCATTCTGGCTAAACCACGTAGTCTAGCTGTATTTATATCTGTTCTATAAGAGAGGTATTTAATACCTTTCTTAGTGTTGTCTATGGTATAAGTAAAATTCTTATCGAACATCTCTCTAATGTACTTAGGGAGAGTAGGATTATTAAAAGTAGAACTTATTCTAGAGTGATCAAAAAACCACATAGCTACCTCTTAATACTTGATTAATGTAATACCTCTATTCTCAAACTCTTTTGTAGCTTGACCAGGAGTGAATATCCCTCCTGTAGAGGTGAAAAACTTAGCATGAACTAAAATAGGAGATTGTGTTTTAGGATAATAGATCTTTCTTAAAGTAGCTAAGATATGGTTTTTCGTTTTATAACCAAAGAAACCTTGAAATTTTTCATTGAGTACGAGAACAATAGGATTCGTTTCTAATAAAGCACCATCTTCGATGTATTCTAGATTCTCAGGAAAAACTAAGACATTACCACAATACTGAAGATGTCTTTTGATTTCTATACTGTTTAAAGTATTGTTGTTCGTATAGACCTTGTTATTGATTCTATTATAGTTGTTTAAGTAATGGATTAGAGATCCCTTGGACAATATAGCCGCAGGCATTTTCTTAGTATCATTAGGAAACTCTATTAATGTGGTTCTATGATGCACCCCTTTTAACTGGAATGATCTTTGCATAAAACCAGTCATTTCCTGATAATAGTATCTGTCATTATCCCTTTGTGATTTACCTGGCAGTCCCGAAGGGACGGGATCTCCTTTAACCTGATCATAATACCAAGATTGATTACCCTGATACCAGAGATTATTCAACCCGAAATATTCACTTATAGATCCATAATGGAATAAACAACTATTGTATATTTCCGCCTTTTTCCCAGATGCTAAAGGATCCTTAGAGAGATGCATACAGGTGCCTAGAGCATATCCCTCGCTATTACCATAGTAAGGTGATTCCATATAGGCTGTATATTGACCAGATAAACAACTATCGTTTACTTTAATGGTTACGGTTCTATCTGCAAGACTAACTTCTGTATTGACTACACTACCTTTACTAAGAGCATCTTCACTTAAATCAGGAATATCTAAAGTTTTAGTGACTTTATTATACTTGGTAAAGTTCTCTAATACAGGATTATTTTTATAAGTATAGATAGCTTTTTCACCTGAGACGAGTTTCTCTAAACGTAGTCTATTATACTTTATCTTTTTCTCTTTATAAGGACTATTACTGTCAATAGGTACTAGAGTGATTTCTGTATTATAAGTAGTGGATAATGCGTTGTCCCAATCACTAGGGGTATTACCACTAGGTAAGGTATCGTCTAATGATTTTATCTCCTTGATCTTAAGTTGTTTAGCATCAATGTAAGTACCTATCCCTGTCTGATCCTGGTTTATTAAATTAACCAAATTCTCGAGATCTGTTAATGTCTTGTCTATTTTCATTATTAACCTCTTTTGATACCATACGGTATATCTAGACTACCAATATAACAAAGATTGATTTTACCAGTAGTTGGAGTGATCTTGATCTTTTTACTTGTAGTATCTAACGTGATACTGAGATTATCGTCTATCACGATCCCCATCCTTCTATTGATATAGTCTTTAGCTTTGTCCAATGTAGGGATATCTTCAGTGGTACCTTCTCTTCTTAATAATTCCCATTGTTTTCCTAGATGTATTCTTCTATAAGTCAAAATAGGATTCTCCCAAGCATAGTCAGGATCTTTGACTTCAAAAGTGACTTTAGTATTAGGGGTTATACTGGTGTTGATGTTGGCTAAAGTCTTGCTAGAGAGATCTTCAGTGATAGGTTCTATTTTCTTTACTTCAACAATATCTAAAAAGTTATCAGGAATATCTTTATTACTCTTCTTTAATAACAAAAGAAAATTCTCTAAAGTGTTTTTACTAAAATCTAGGCGCATATATCGGTCTCCATGATGAGGATAAAATATCATTTCATTGTGTCATAAATCCAGTATACTCCTCTTTATAAGGAGTATACTGGAGGTATGTTATTTACTAGTTACGGTAATCGTGTCAACAGTTGTTGTAATCATATTCAACAACTGCAAGAAGTGGTTTTGTACTTTGACATTACCTTTGGCTAAAACATTGGAAAGGGATTTAGCAAAAGACAAGATATCAGAAACAGTCGCATTTAAAGACCTATCAATCTCTCCTCTTTGTAGAGCTTGATCTAAAGCTTTATACTCGGCTTGTATTCTGACAATAGTGTCATTACAGCGATTGCTATCGTTTTTGATTACGGTAATCGCATTTTTCACACTAGCAATAATCGCTTTAACTTCTTCTTGATTACCAGGTAGATACTTGGAATCGTATTTTTCGTAAGTGTAATTAGGATTATCTATTTGAATATAGTCATAATCCAAATAGAGTTCATTAGTATTCATGGTTTCTGGATTAGTATTACCTGGAGCGTTATCTTTAGCTTTATTGACTTTCAAGATAACCAGGTAATTATTAATACCAACAATACTAGTATAATAATCCACCGGTTTAATACCAACACCCACCATAGCACGGATATATTCATCTGGAGCAGTGCCTAAACCACTAGAAAGCTGAGTGACTAAGTCTTTATGTTCTTTAGCTAAAGTCTGCAGTAAAGAACTGGAAGCTTCGGCGATGCTATTAGGATCTTGTTTATTATATTTCACTAGGAAAGTCTTAACCTCTCTAGTGATAGCTTTCGCTGTGGTATAGAGATGTTGGCTTTTAGAACCTAACAAGATCTTAGGTGATATAGCGCTGATATGATCAGCGAGTTCTTTTAGCGTATAGACCTTATTGTTAAAAGGATCAGAAAACTCTCTACCGAGTCTATCTTGCATAAACAAAGAAAGGTCAGTACTGATAGTGGTGTTGCCTTTTAGTTTTTTGTCGATATTATCACATCTCTTTTCTACTTTACTCGACGTATCCGTAAGATAGCGATAAAAGTCTTTTAGTTTAGTGACGATATAGTTAATAAACTTCTTGAAAGCTTCGAGTATCTTGTAAAAGACATCTGACATAGCTTCGACGGCTACTGTTGTTGCAGTCTGTCTCTGTGACACTCCTTTGAAAGACTCTAAAGAGAAAGATTGATATCCCTCTATACCTAAAGACTTATAGACAAAAGGTAAAGAAGCATTTAACAGAGTAGCTCCGTTTTGATCGAGTCCACCTTTATCTTTTATCATCTCAAGAGAAGTGATAAAAGACTCTAGAGATTCCAAAGCATTTTCGATAGAATCAGATTCAGTGGTGAGTTCATTCATCTCTGAAAAGGCATTATCGTATTCCTCGTCGGTATGAACTACTTCTGTATCTACAGGTTCAAACTCTTTATTGTCTTCTTTCACTCCTCGAGTACTATATGTACTCTCGTCAAGAGAGGTGTTACCACCTTGATCCAGAGGAATATTGTCTGGATCTAGTTTTTTCTCGTCTGTTTCTTCAATAGAAATATAGTCAAATATGCTCATTAAAACGTCTCCGCGTATTTCTGTTAGATATTCAAACGTCATAATAACCACCAGCAGTAATATGCCGGTGGTTATTATATTTATTTAAATATCAAACTAACATCTGATTATTTAGCTTCTTTTTTAGTTTCTTCTTTAGCAGTAGAACCTTTAGAAGCTTTCAATGCCAGGTCAATGATTTCTTTACCTTTCTTCAGCTCGTAGTTAGACATCGCTGTAGTGGTAGTAACCAAAGATTTAAAAATAGCCTGCATGTTTTTGGCATAGTTAGTTTTAGCATCATCTTTGGCATTAATAGAATCAAAGATCTTCTTAGCTTCAGCAGATTTAGATTTAACAGTAGCTTGGCTGCTTCTAATAACACCTGCCAGTTTGAACATATTCTTACCGATAGCTTTTGCTGCAGCAAGATCCTTAGGCAGTTTGTCATCACTGTATTCAATAACAGCTTTTTCTTTGGTTACCATACCAAAAGAAAATTCGTCTTTGTCTTTAGAGAGGAAAGCTCTCAAGCCGTAGCCACCAGGGAGGGTTTCACTGGACATGTACTCACCTTCACCACGATCCCAGACCTCTTTAATGTTGTTGTTTTGTGTGAAATTGTCATACAAAGACTTCATGTACTTGCCATGAGCATCAGATTCACTCTTCTTGTTTTCATACATCAGAGCGACTTCTTTCAACATAGCAACAGCACCAGTAGTGAGGTTAGTGACGGTGCGTTCATTGAAGAAATTGACGAGATTATTACTGATCGTTACCAGATCATCTGATTTTTGACCGATGGCGAAAGCTGAGCCGTATTTTTTCTTCTCATCAGCAGTCATGGTATAACCAGGTTTGAATTCGGCGAGATTCATCAGAGACTGGGCTTTTCTAGCCATCTCTTGGGCACCATTAGTGATGTTACCAAGAAGAGCCATGACTTTGTTGAACATTTGAACAACAAATTTCTTAATGGCTTCCCACACCTTACGGATAGTACTCTGTTCTTCTTCGATAGTAACAGACAAGGTATGTTTAGTGGATTGTTCGTCACCAAAGGATTCAAGAGAAAGGAACTGATCATCCCGACATTCCATACCAAGACGAGCATAAATACTTTCTTTGGCATGATTATACATTGCTGCAGTAGAACGGGTAAAGTTACCTTCTTTCTGCATGAGTTTAAGAGATTCTACCAAAGACTCCAGAGAATCAACTGCATCAGTAGCAACATCGAGATCACGATCCATGGTATCGATTTCATTAGACTGCTCTTGAACATCCAGAAGTTCAGTTTCCAGGGCAGCGTTGTCTACTTCATCAGTGTTGACTTCTTCATTCAACATTTGTGCTTCTTCAAGATCTTCAAGAGAAGCAATAAGACCATATGTAGCCATAATTAATTTTCCTTTTAAAAGTTTAAGTTAAACATATATGTTTAGAGACTCTTATATATGTAATAAAAGAGTCTCAATAGATTAAGTACCTTAAATCAAGCAGGAGAAGGTAAAACTAAAGAAGGATTGACTAGATTATCAACATCATCTTTAGTCGCTTGATAGGGTTTAAGTACTTCAATATCTTCTTGCTCTACATTAGCACCTTGTTTAATACTAATAGATTTCAGAATAATATCTAATACACCTCTAAGGGCTTTCATGGATATTCTCGGTATTTTTGTAGCGATATCCACAAATATTTCATAAAGGAATTTGAATTGAAAGAAGGCTTCAAATGTCTTTTCCACTTTCTTATTTATCATTTCAAAACCCCTTGTACCGATATACCTTTGAATCAGGACATCATTGATACGAGCCATTTCTTTACTTTTACTATTAAAGTCTTTTATCATGGCCGTTTCAGCATCACATCCTTTAATAGTATTATCTACTATCGCTAATATTTCTTGTACAGAAGAAGGTAGTCTATCTTCTGTTAAGGTAGGGGTACTTTTAAAAGGTAATTGCACAATACCTTTTTTCATACGCTCTATTTTACCTTCTTTATCTTTCTTAAAATAGATAGCATAGACGTAATTGCCAGGCATCTCAAAGGGAAGCGTAGCATATTCCCCTTCTCCTTGATCCCAATGTTCTTTAATTTTAGTAGTAGGAACAAAGATCTTAGCGAAGAAGCCCATGTAGATATCAACAAACTCACTATGCATTTGTTCAAGAGAAGACAGATGTCCTTCTGTCTTTTTAGCACATTCTGTCAATCTATCAGCTATCTTGGCATGTCTTAATTGGTTAATACCCGCTTCGATACTAGAAGCAATAGTAGAAGCCGATGTATAAGTACCGTCTATCATCATCAATCTACCATATTTCTCTTTATCTTTATCAGAGAAATTATACTTTATCTCGATATCGTTTTTATGTTTGGCTAAGACTTTCTTTATCTTTTCTGCTTTGTTTCTTATAGCCTGATTGAGACTAAAGAAACCCTTAAACCAATTCCAGATATTCTTAAATAGATTCTTAATGAACTCTAGGATTCTCTTAAAGAATCCTTGTTTTGCCTGTTCCTCTTCTTCAATGGCTATTTTTGTAATTGAAGCTCTGGAATAGTCATCGAAAGACTCTAAGGATAACTTGGAACCAGGTGTGAGATCGGCATTTTTATAAATAGAATTTCGACAAAGATGATACATCTCCAAAGAAGGTTTATCAAACCCTCCATTTTCTTGAATCAGTTTCAAGGAATCAATAAGAGATTCTAGTGATTCTAAAGCACTTGTAGCTTTATCAATATCCGCCGAAGTATTGTTTAAAGTATGTTCAGACTCTGCCAAAGCTTCCATCTTTTTATCAATATTTTCATCGATGTTAGCCGATAGAGCATCATTGGCAGTAACCTGTTCCGTATCTTCTAATTCCCCTTCTTCAATATGGTTATTGATTTCTAAGGAATTTTCATGGTTAACATAGTCATCTTCAATACCATAATCCTCTATAGAACCATTCTTGACACCATGAGAAAGTTTAGGGATAAAAACATAAATCAAAGTAGCTACGATTCTAGCATTGATTTTACCTTGTTCTGAACCTATGTTAGTTTTTAGCAAATTGCTAATGTGTCTGAACATAGTAGTGCCTAAAAGACCTTCAAGATCACCTACGTTCTCTCTTATCTCACCCCATTCTTCTGCAGAACCTATGCTAACGGTAATAGTGCCTTCCAATAACTGCGGAGTAGGGTCCATTTTAATCGTAACAGGTTTATCATAGTCCTTTTTAAAGGACTCAAGGATCTCCATAATCCTCTTTTCTAAATAACCTTTTTGTTTTACTTTATTTGGATCCGCCCATTGATAGGCTTTTCCCTCATATCCAACATAAAAACAAGCTTTAGGGAAAGTTACTTCTTGATTATAGCCAGATGATTTTCCAAGGAATATCTTACTGACACCTTTTATAATCGCATCTGTAGGGAACCAAACGGCTTTATTGAGTTTACCAATAAAGCCTTCTTCAGAGATAAATTGTCTATCTTCTTGTGATAGTCTATATACCATTGTGTGTTCCTTAAGCTGGTTTAGTTTGTTCGGGTTTAGCTATAGCGTATTTAATTAAATTAATAGCCGTTTTGTTGGCATTAACAAATACTTTATTGATGTTTTCGTTAATCTTGATAAATTTGATTAATATATCTTGGTATTCTTTTACAATTTTATTTACATCCGAAACCACATTACCTAGATTACTTGTTATCGGTTTTAATTGATTAGCTATGTTGGTAGCTTCCTTAGTAACTTTTTCGGAATCTTTGCTAATATTTGCCCAAACATCAACCGTTTTTATAATATTATCCAAGATATCCAAAGCATCTTTTTTGTTATCTACCCTAACTATGGTATCGTCTTTAAGGCTACCAAAAACGTGTGGATCATAGACAAATATGTCTGGCATTTGTGTCTCATTCCCTTCCTCGGCTGTTTTATATCCTATAACTAACTGAGTATTACCAGGCATTTTTTCACTAGTGTAGACTTTTTCATATACCCCATTTATCGTACCTTGGAAACTTTTAATTAAATTATTATCGAGAGGATAAAAATTCATAAGAGCGTCAGATAACTTCTTTGCCTCCGCTGATGTCGTCTCTGTTTTGCTACCTCTTACGGCATTTTGAACATCGTTTTTAAAAGCATTTAACGTATTCAGTACTAACTTAGAAATTTCATTAAGATGGGTTTTCTTTAAAATTTCAGGGAACTTTCTGAAATTTTCAGCAACATTTAACGAATCATTTATGATAATATTACTGGCCAAGTTTCTACCCATATTCTCCGGTACCTTTCCTTGAAAGTCATCATCGGTCATATGAGATATTTGTCTTTTAAGATTATTAGCTTCTTTTTTAATAGCATCTTGTACTACAAAGATGTTCTTAATAAAACCAATAAAATTATTAAACATCTTCACTAAGAAATCCCAGATCTTTTGGAATATATTTCTTTTATTATTATTGTCTTCTTCTAAAGCTACCTGTACTAGAGTATGGATAGATCCTTCTTCAAAAGACTCTAGGGATGTACTTGTCATAGAGAGATGATTTTTCCTATATACGTCTCTTTTATAGACCTTATATAACTCCCAAGAACCCTTGTTAATATAATCGTTTTCTTTAAGACTTTCTAAAGAAGTAATTAAGGTTTCCAAAGAACTAATAGCCTCCATAGAGGAATCAATTTCTCTAGCAATAAAATCGGATTCCTTTTGATAGGATTCTAACGAATTATTTACTTCCTGTAAATCTACTACTTTCTCCTCCATAGAGAGGAATTGACTTAATGTATTTTTCATTTCTTGTCCTCCAGTTTTTCACAGATTCTATTAATTTTTCTTAAATAGAAATCCACTCTATCTCTCTCACTACCGCGAATATCTTCATTAGAGATAGTATAATCTTCAATAGAAAATACTTTCTTTGTCTGTTCTATAAAGACATCTAAACATTCAATAGCCAAAGTAACAGACAGATTATCTTTTATTCCTTTTACTAAAATATCTTTAAAAGATTCATAGCTCTTTAAGTAATCTAAAGCTTCTGTTACTAAAGTCCTAGATTCTAAATTATCAACATCATCACTTAAAAAACTATCTTTATTATCAGAAAAGTCTTTTTCGAATTGATCAGATGGATGGTGCTCTAAGGCACGTAGTGTTTGTATAATAGCCATGTTATTTACTAGCCTCTTTTATTTCAGTTTGTAAGAAAGAAAGCAATTTAGTCAAAAGGATTCTATTAGTTTTTTGAGCCATTTTGTTCAATGAAAAGAAAGGCTCTTTTACCATTCTGGAAATATAAGTAATCATAACTAAATTGGCATTTAGATATTGCATAGAAGCAGGATTAAAATCAGAAGACATGAGGTACGAGAGGTTCCTTTTATGTCGTCTTAATCTAGAAGACATGCCAATTAACATATCCATATAAGGAATAATCGAATTACATTGTCTAGAAAAAGCTACCTGTACTTGGTTTATTCTCTCTAAATCTGGTTTATCCCATTCTACCGTTCTGTCTTCTTTCACTAGAACAGGTTTTTTACTCTCTTCTATGTAAACATCACTTAAGTTTAAGATATTTGTCTTCTCATCCACAGGCATTTGTTGAAATTCCTGATTATCCGGTAATGTTGCTTTAATAACATATCCCTTAGGAAGAGTAGGACCCGTGATATCATAAAGACCTTTCCTACTACTGTTTTCTTTTTTAGTAATAGGAAAAATGGTATCTATTTCTATATCTAAATATCTATTATCATTGATCTTGTATTGTAATACCTTATTAACGTTTTTAGATAAGGTAGTATTATTGGTATACAGACCAAATAAAGAAGTATAAATAGACAGAGATTCCTCGATATCGAATTTATCTTCCAAGAAGAAATAAGCCGCTTCTTTTTTAGAAAAAACAGTGGAGAATTTATCTTTATTGGCATGAATATTTAAATATCTAACACCAGTCGTTATTTTCTCTGTCATTTTTTCATTTGTCTGAATAGCTTCTTTTATCCATCGATAAAACCTGCCCAATAGTTCATACATGATGTCAATAACAGATACAATAGCCAAATAGATTTTATCAATAATCTTACCAAACGTAGTCTGTTGGTATTGATTATTTTTATTGCTATTGGGTTTCCAACCAACAAAGAATCCCTCTACACTAAAGACAATATCATCTTTTAAGATGTTTCTTTCTTCTTTACTGTATTTGATTTCCAAAGTATCATGTATTCTTTTTAACATATTTCCTAAAAGAGCACTCTCATTTTCAGAGAGGCTCTCCATGGATGTATGCTGATAATTTGTAATGGTCAAGAAACACTCTGTAGACTCTTTTATTTGTTTCTCTAATAGAGATAAAGAGATCTCTAGTTCTTTTATTTCATTTTCATCTTCAGGATCGAGATCTGTCTCATCTCTGAGAGTACTCAGATCTATTTCTTTATATTCATCAGGGGTAAGTGTAGTACCCCTGACTATCTCCATACCTCGTATGGTCTCGGTAATCAATCTCGTATTGGCCATATAGGCTCCTATATCTCATTCTAAGACGATAAAACACTTTACTGGTGGTCTACATCAAGATTACCAAATAAAAGCCATAGAGAGCGTAACAGATGGGAATATCCGTTTTTCTGTTTTACCCAGTCTAGTAAAGCCAAAGGTACATGGGTTTTACAAACCTCATATTCCATTAAGACTTTATATAAAGCTTGTTTTTTATCATCAGGAACGATAGACAACTGATTTTGATTCTCTAGGATTCTTTCCCAAGTTACTATCTTAAAACCTACTTTACCTTCACTAATGAAAGCCAGTAGCTCCTTTAAAATATCAACATGGTTGAAAGAGAGTTTAGGAGAAGAAAACTGAGCTTCAATAAAGTTCTTAAACCATCTAGCTTGGTTATCTAAGGACAACAAGATCTTGGCTCTTTGTAATAATCTTTCTCTGAAGTCAAACTTCATCAAGACAGAAGGATCTTTTCTATACTGCGTAAATAGCTCTTCAATAACACTATCTGGCGTGATTTCCATTTTCTTAATAGAAGTATCTAGTCGATAGGTATTATTGGCTATATTGAGCTCTTGTTTGATTTCTGGCTGACCATTGTCTTTGTTTTGTAGAATAGGTCCTACAAAACCACGCGGGTATATCTTTAACATTAATATTCTCCTTATTTATAGTAGTCCGCGTGGTACTCCTGAAGGAAGGAGGTAACTCGACTGACTGAGGGAAAACCTCTAGGATAAATTTTTAACATATTAGGCATCCTCTAGATAAATACCATTAAAGATACTTATCTTCCTCTTTCTTGATCTGATAATCGAGTTTTTGGATTCTATCCTGATACACCTCGATTTCTTTTTCCACAGCAGGATCAGGAGTACCATCTAGATTTCTTTGTAGCCCCAGTAGTCTCAGTCTAAGTAATTCCCTTTCTTCTAAGGCTTTTTGATATTTTTGATGATCAGCTAAAGCACTACTCAGTTGAAAGCTGTAGAAAGGATTTTTATCAGCAGAGATAAAGTTAAATCCTAGGGGATCGACTTTTCTTTTACCATGGGCTGCTTCTACCAAAGGAATATTGTCAGGTACGATGATAATATCCGGCACATCTTCCAAGAGACGAATAACATTAGCTGCTTCTAAAGTAAAAGCATTAGTCAATTGACAATAGTTCGTATAGAAAGATTCGACAACAGAACGTTGGGCATCGGTTAATGATTTTTTAATCTGATTACCAGAGTCATTGTTACCTGTTTCGGCAATGATGACATAATTAAGGAATTCTCTTACATAAGAGGAATAGAACTTAACCGCATCCAGGAAAAGGAGATATTGGGCTTTCTTATAGGTCAATGCTGAATTGGCTGTTTTATCTTCAAATGTTTTATTGACCTGATCTCGCATTTTTGTGGTCATGACTAAGATGTTTTTAAGAACATCATAAGTCGTGGTAATGATGTTGCCTGATCTTTTTCTGACAATGGCATTAAAAGTAGGTAAGAGTCTTTTGACTTCTTTGGTTTTAAAATCCCATCTTTGGAAAAGCTGATTGGCTTCGGCATAAGAAGGAATAGTGGATTCCTCGAGTTCTTTAGCGAGGTTATAGAGTTGATCTGCGAGATCTCTTTTATAGATAGTAGGAGAAATGACTCCTAAGAGTTTAGTTAAGTTCATAGGTAAATTCCTGTTTTTTCAAAAGACTAACAATTTGTAGATACTTATTTAGTATCTGTTTAGGTTGGTTTACAAGCGAGGAGCGTTGCCCATAGTCAATGCCGTCATGATGTCAGCAACACTATTGTCCTTGTTACTGGCTTTCTTAAGATCAGAGAAAGAAGCTTGAATAGACTTCTCTACTGAATGCAGATAAATTTCTACCATACGGTAGTTCTCATCGACAATAGCCAAGATCATCATACCGGTGGTTTGCATGAGTTTGTTTCTTTGTTGGAAACTACTCAGTTTAATAGTCAGATTCTCTTCCAAAGCTTTAGCTGTAGTAGAGGACAATACTGCCACACTAGAAATAGCTGCTGAGTATTTACCACCTGTCAAGATGTGATTCTTCACACTGGCATTTTGTTTATCCAAGGTAGATTTAAAATACCCTGATTTATCTTTCATGAGGTTTTTTCTAAACTGAGTATAGAGATCGTTACAAAGAACAATATCTTTCCAGAAAGAGAGTCTACCTGTTTTATAACCAATCTCTCTATCTAAAGCAGTAATATCTTTACTACCAAAAGAGAGGAGTTGTACCAGATCAGGACTCTTCAAATAACCCGTCATCAAACGGATAGCTACCGGTACTTTTAAACTAGCCTTTTGTTGATCACTGGTAATATCAATAACGATTAGTTTACCTACTGTGAGTTTAGAATCATCTTTGATTTCTTTCAAAGATCCTACTAGCTCAGATTCAGCTTCTTGAGAGATACCTTCTTGACTGTTCTGTTTAAAGGTTCTATACTCTCCAGTAAAGGGATTATAACGATTTTTATTAATCGCATTTTGATAGTCTTTATAGGACTCAAAGCCAGCACCTTGTTTGATATTAACATAAGCAGTACTAAGTTTAGAATAATCATTAATAGCCGTTTGTAATCCTTGAATACCAGAATCAAAGATACTTTTGATTTTAGGTGCATTAGTACCAAAAGACTCGAGTTTTTCTTCTACTTTTGTCTTTAGATCACCATTACTTAGACCAATAGTAACCGCTTGTAAATAAAACCCACTAAAGAGAGACAAGATGTTTTGTTGTACATCATACATCACTTCACTGCTTCTTAGATTAGCATCAATTAAACAGTTGGGTTCTACTCGTACTAATTGACTCATCTCTACCAGAGAAGTAGCTGCTTGGTTATTATCAATACGACTATAGTAACGATCAGCTATTCCTAAAATCTGGAGAATACCACCGGTTATCTGTAGACCGGATCCTAAATTAGCCATATATAGACTCCTTTATTAAATGAAAAACACACTATTTTAGAGGACATAATCATGTCAAACACAACAGGACAAGGATACATCACCAGTGTTGGTTCCACTGATGAGAAAAAACTATTCACCATTGACGATATCATCAGTAAAATCTCTAATAATCAAAAGTCAGCTAGAGACTATATTGACGAAATCTTTATTCAACTCGGACTAGGTAAAATTACCACCGTCAGAGATAAACAATTCCAAGGGATTAATCATAGGCATACTGCTGCTAATCTTCCCTTTAATATGGACCATAATGGCCATACTTTCTTTGTTAGACCAAACATTAATCTAGGCCGATATAATTGCTTAAGAGTAAGGCAATTAGCTCAGTTAATCACGAATAATGCTTATTCAGTACAAAGATGGGCTAGGATGACTCTAGATCCTACACTAGCAAGTGAAAGCAATGCCTCTAATATCAGTGATATCGGAGAAGGATTATCCTCTCCTTTAGTGGATAATGAAAATGCCTTTATTCCTTTATTATCCAATTTACTTCGTACTATGACTGGAGTACCTTCTGTAGTAGCAGGTACTTACTCTTCAGAGAAAGGTCTTAATAAAGAAGTATTTGGTATGATTGACGATAATGTCCTGAATTACGAAGGATATACAGTCACATGTTCCTTTAGGAACATGAACGGGAATCCCTTGCTCATATTGTTTTACTCTTGGATCCTGGCGGCATCTATGATGTATCTAGGGAAAATAACTCCTAGAATACGTTCTATTCATCAAAGAAGAATTGAGTATACGACCAGGATATATCGCTTAGTTTTAGACTATACACAGACCTATGTAACTAATATTTGGGCTCCTACTTATTGCTTTCCAACAACCATAGAAACTGGATCTATTTTTAAATATAACGTTGAAGATCCTTTTAATAGAGACAATGACAATATTGATATTCAATTTCAGTGTTATGGTAGTCATTTCAATGATGATCTGCTGTTCCATCAGTTCAACACAACAGTGTGTCTAGCTAATCCAGCTATGGAAGATAATAGTCGAAAAAGAGACATGGTAAAATTAGATCCTACAGAAATGAAACTCTTTAACTATTATGGTTATCCTAGAATCAATCCTGTTACTTCTGAACTAGAGTGGTGGGTGAGTAAAGAGAACTATAAAGGAGCTGCGAATATGGCAAAAGATGTCCCTAGAATAGAACAAGACGGGGATTCAAAACCTCTGGCTAAAAGAGAATCTCATGGTGAGAATTTTGATATATCGGATTATTTAGAGTGATCATACCTCCTTATACACCATCTCCAATACGGAGGAGGTGTATAAGGACATATGACGTGTTACTCACATAAAATAGATTCAATGTAAGGGAATACCTCGAGTATCTTACTCGCGTAAGATACTCTCGATATAGAAGGAACATTTCGTCATTCTCTTAAGATCGACTCAATGTTTTCCACTTTGTCAGACGGGTTAATCAAAGCTGATATTACCCCTGTTTGGAAGTAGTTACCACCGAGTTTATTAACAGTGTTTGTAGCACCATACTCGATAGACTTCATCGGAATAAAGACTAAACGACTACTGTTGGTATGATCTTTTACCACTTGTCTATAATACTTCGTTCTATCATTCTTATCTCTAGCAACAATAGATACCATCAATTGGATAACTTCTGGTCTTTCACCGACATTGGCATCAGCATAACTCTTAGCCGTATCGAAGATCTTACAAACATCTTCATAGTTCATGTACCCTGGTATTCTACCTTTACTGATAAAGACATCGTAAATAAAATAAGGTAAAATATCTTCTTTTACGACTTTCATGTTGTTAATCACTGTACTACCAGCATCAAAAGACATCTGGTAATATTGTTCTCCCTCTAGCTCAATGGTACTTATCTCACCAGGGGTAAATTCAATCATGGCGTTTACGGATAATACAGCATAGGTATTGTTGACTAAAATCATCACAATACCTAAAACTTTGGTTATTTCACTATTGAATTCACAGAGCTTCTTTTCAGCATAGTGTACCGGAAATATGACTTTGCAGGGTTTTATGGCAATCCATTTATTATTGAGTTTCTTAAAGTTATTCTTAACAACATTGCTATCTCTAACATAATTAGCAAACATACTTACCTCTTGAAAAGACTGGGGTCTCTCCGTATAGAGAGACCCCAGTCTATAGATTTACTTTTTCTCAATACTGATACCTTGCGATACCCAAGAACCCACATACTTAATCAAGGAAATTAAAGCAGCTTCATTAATATCCATAGTACCATTGCTGGAGATAGCTTCGTTAATACCTGTTAAGAAAACCTCAACATTGGTCTTAGGATATTTGGCTCTACAAACAAGTTTTACTACAAGTCCTGCTAAATCATCCATATCAGAATAGCCAATATGAGAAACGAGTTCTTTAAAGATCTCTATTGCTTCTTCATCTTTAGTACCAAAAGAAGTATCAAAATCAGGATCATTCAAGATACCTGTAAAATGTACAAGTAAAGATTCTTTTACTTTATTGACCAAGAAAGAAGAGTGTTGGTGAATATTTCTTTCTTTATAACTATTCCAGTTAGAGAGAAGATTATTTTTATTCTCTTCGATTTCTTTAATAGAAGAATAAGGATTATTCTGTAAAGACAAACCATAAAGAATATCCACATTACCACCATTACTAATCCATTCTTTATACAACATGGGATTAACATTAATGGCTTTCTTATTACGAGAAATAACCAAGATACCGTCTTTAGCAGCTTTCTCTAGTTTCTCTAAGTAGTTAGCGATACCTAACGCTGCTTGACTTTTAATAGTTAACACAGCAGAATTATATTCCTGTAAGCTACCTGTTGTGCCTGGTAATACCTCGTGAGTAAAGATATTACTTAGAACAAAAGCAATTACTGAGTTTTGTAAGGCATTGGTATCATAGTTACAGATATAGCCTAGGTTTTTGTCTTGCCAATGATGTCTGAAGATACCATTATAGACAGTATGGGGTAATTGACTATCTCCTATCCATTCTACAATGCTTTTACCGACAACCGGATAGTTGGCAATCATAGAACGAACATCTTCAGGTGCTAAATCAGGCCATTGAGGTTTAGGAGGAGTAGGTTCATTACTGAATACTCTATCTTTACTCTCTTGAACAAGATTAACAAAACTGGTATCTAGTAAGAAATCAGGTAAAGTAGTTTCTTTGACTTCTAGACCATTTAAGACATCATTTTCACCAAAGGTACTGACTGTCTCTCTAATAGCATCACTGAGTCTCTTGATAAAAGGATTAATTTGTTCTCTTGCTAAAGAAAGAAAGTCTGATAACTTAGGTGCTAGATCATTAACGACACGATCCATAGCGTTATCATACCCAACTTGTCCTTCTTCTTCAATAGACATCGTGAGTTTAATAATTTCTTTAGAGATATCTCTGGCTTCCATACTAGGGAGATCTCTAACATAAGGTGTATTAACATAAGGAACAATTTCTGTCAAAGGAGAGTCTGGATTAATCGCCAGAAAAAGTCCTTTGTTGTTTAATTCATTATCAATAGCTGAAGCTAGATTTAAATGTTTCTCGGTCAACATTTTAGATCTCCTGAATTCTTCTTTGGAACATTGTCAAAGTAGATTCAATAATCGCATCTCCTGAGATCTGTTCACCATTAATTGTATCAGCTACCTGATTACCGGCAATAGCCTGTACTAAGCATCTGGTTAAGTCTGCTGCTGTCGTCAGGATTACCATATTGGATACAGTTTTTTCTGTGGCCATAGTTTATATATCCTTTTATATTTGATCAAATATTTAAAAATATAAGTACATCTATAGTCGACTTAAACGTACCTATACTCTCATACCTATCCCTAAAAGGACAGGTATGAGAGATAGATATTACTTATCAAAATACAGAGAATAGGCTTGTTTTCCTATCTCATCTAAAAGAGTAGCAGTAGTACCTAGAATATACGGAGAATTTACGATACGTGCATTGATAGACCTAGCACCAAAGACAGCATCAATTTCCTGATTGTCTTCTGTCATAGGGGGTGTATCATACACGGTACCGATGGTACTCTTTAACTGGTTAGCGAAGACCAATTTCCTTCATGTTTAATTCAGATCGTTACTCTGAATTCTGTATTATATACAGCTCTATGTCTCCATAGAGAGCAGATCATATCTTCATCCATCTATTGCTAGAGTAGGATGCTTCCCGTTTCCTTTTCTTCTTTAAAGAAGTATTATATCCTGTTAGGGACCCGACTTCGGGCGTACTCGTCGTTACACGATGATCGTTGAACTTTACCCATATCTCTAAAGAGACGTAGGGTCTTAGCTGCTTGATTATGACATAATAGATATTTTTCAAACTTTCACATTGGTGTTTTCACACTGTGTTGTAGTATATCTACCTTCGACACTTCTCAGCAATTAAAGAAGAATCTATCTAGACATTACTGTCTAGTAGGACTATAAATTTAATCACCATTTCCAGCGGTTTCTTTACCCGTTAAATATATTTTCAGTACGAGTTCATTCTCTTCTATTCTATTACCTTCTACCAGGTAGTTACCATAGACTCTACCTATATAGCCTTTACCACCTTTTATCTTACTCGTCTCTCTCATCATCCTGTCAGTGTACTTGACAATCTCTTGCAGAGAAGGAGACATGTCTTTAATATCCCCATTGTAATAAGCTTCTATTTTTTCTATTCTACCGTTTTTCTTAGCTTTAGGTGCTTTGGCAGAGAGTTGTCGTAAAAGCTCTATACTGGATTTATCAAAGAGAGAAGACTGAGAAGTGACGCTATCCTCGATAATACACAAAGGATCATCACTACTGACTTCTTGATTAGGTTTGACGAGATTGTGGATAGACTGATCAAATTTGACTCTAATGACTCTAATCTTAGTCTGATACATCTCGAGTTTCTTAGCAAAATTAGCCGTGATAGCCGAACCATCTTCTAAAGTATAGTTATTCTCTAGAATAGCCACTGTTGCTAAGGTACCTATCTTCATGGTCAAGGCTTTAGGATTTAAAGGATCTTTGGTAAAGTATCCTGTATTGTAGGAGAGGTTTTCACCTCTCTTGAAATGACTTCCTACCTTTAGATCTGTGACGAGCAAGTGTGGTACAGTCAGACCACCATCACTTCCGTATTGTCTACCTAGAGGTATAGATACGGTTGATTTGTCTTTGTAAGTAACTACCATTTCTATAGGCGTAATAGAAGTCACTACACCATCTTGTTTTGCCATGGTTGCAAATAAAGAACCTACCCTGTATGGAATCATGTTGTCATATCCCGTACGTACTGGTAGTACTTCATATCCCGTACAGCAGACATTAGCGTCAGCATGTATGGATGAGAAGCCGATTCTCTTCATATCGTCTTTTTCGATACATGGCATGGTGTTAAAAACAGTAGACATCATTTCCACAGCGTTAACACTACCGTTTCTAGTAGCTTCTGTAGAAGGATCTGTTAAACCATAATAGCTTTTCAATCTAGGATTAGCCGACATATACATGTTGACCCCGACATCACCAGAGTCTACAGAAGACTCGGAAATGACACCAATATCTCCTTCATGATACTTACGAGTCCTTTTGACCATAGTGTCTTTGCTTCTACCGCCTAGACCAGTATAAGTCACAGACTCTATTTGTCTGATGTTTTGGAAAGGATTTAATCCGTTCACAGGGACATTAGCAGGATCATTTAAGAACTTCAGTAAGATGTCTTGTGGATTAACTGTGATACTAGAGAGATGTTTGATACCTTTGTTGTTATGGGCTCTAATCGCTCTAACGAGTTCTGTATAAACAAGACTCGCCATTCTTTCATAGCCACGAATCCTTTGTTCAAAAGCAGAGACTTCATCTGGGTGATAATCACTCATGAGGAGTTCTACTGCTTTAAAGAGTAATCCTCTAAAGGAAACAGGCATATGCATCTCTTTTAAGATTCTCTCAGTGATAGGATCAACAAACATACTAAAGAGAAGATCAATCTCTTTTAGATACCTATCTGCTACTCTTTTATTATCTAAGATATTAAAATAGACATCTTTACCTTCAAAGAAATGCTGATTGAAATCTCTGATTTCTTGTCTAAAATCATTAAAGCCATTTAAGAGTAAAGAAGCTAATCTATCTTTCTTCTTAAAGACATATTTAACATCTTTAAAAGTGATAGCATATTCATCTTTCTCAGTATGATGTCCTTTGTATTCTGTAATGACTTTATACTCAACACCAAGCATTCTTAGTAATTGAGAAAACCCTAGTTTATAAGCAAGCACAATACCTACTGGGATAGTCCTACCCATGATACCGATTTCACAAATAGGAATAGGGGCTTTTTCAGGATCTAGACCACAGAGATCTTCTATTGAGTCTAAAGGTGTGTATTGTCCTTTGCTATAGGCATAAAGATTATTATCCTTATCCATCACCACGATATCTTTATCTTTTGTTAAACCACAAGCAATACCACCAGTACTTTCTGCTTGGGTAACTAATTCCTCACCAAGGCGTTTATGTCTTTTATGATAATCTAGATAAAAGAAGACATGATTAGCAGTGAATGTTCTAAACTCTTTAGCTAAAGTCGTATATAAGAAAGGCAAGTCCTTGATACTAGGATCAAAAACATCTCCAGTTCTAGAATCTACAATCCTGGTATTTTCTTTATCTAAAGAAGCTGCTCTGATATTGTTACATAGCCATTTACTATAGTTAAAAGCTTTCTTTTCACTTCTCTCTATAAAAACCTTACCGTAAGAAGAAGTTAAAGCTACTCGAATACTAGAGATCTTTCTAATAGGAAGATCTGTTTTCTGTCTACGTAGTCTATATTCAATACCGTTAGAAGTATAAGTACCTTCTTCTGAGATTTTAGGTAACTTAAACTTAATGGTACTCTTTTTACCTTTTATAGGCAAAGCAGTATATTCATAGTTGAAGAAATTACCACTAGAGTCTTCAGTTTCTTCTACTTTATAGTCTGTTAAGATTAGTCCCCCCTTTTGACTATGGACACACATAGCTGCTATGTCTTTCTGTAGTAGCTCTTGTGTATAAGTCTTGTCAAAGTCAATCAGAGAAGATTCTAACATATCTGGATTAGAGACAGAAGAAGTCTGTTCTGGATTATCTATCTTGATAGGTTCTACTTTACTCTCTTCAGGTGTGACTTCTATATAACTCCCTAAAGGAGCATCAGTGAAAGGTGCTTTGATCTTTTTATAAGTAGAAGAGAGTTCTTGTAATTTACGATAATCATTCGGAGAAATAGAACCATTCTCTATTAAATCGTCTAACTGATCTCTAACCGCATCTTCAGGTGTTTGATAATCTTCAACATAGATGGTATTATTTCTACCTGGGATGATTTCTTCTGTTCTTTCTTGTTGTACTTCTTTTTCTATAGAGAGTTCTTCTTGGAGCTGTGCTTCAATGAGATCTAACTCTCTTTGTTCCTTCTCAGTTAAGATATTACTATCATAGACAAATTGATCTTTCTTTTCATCAAAGCGAATAGAAACATCTATAGATTCTTCTATTTCTTTACTAGATTTATTCGGTAATGTCGTATTGATATCTACTTGATGTTTTTTGATATCATCTACGGTATCTTCTTCATCATCCGTATCATCACTCCCCTCAAGGATAGCTTTTTCTCTTTTCTCTATCTTGGTTTCTTTTTCTAATTGTTCAGTGGGATCTATTTCTACTGTAGGAGAAGTATTGTCTTTAGTGATGCCTTTATCGATATCTTCTCCTCTTTGCATGATCTCATCGACATCTTCACTTCTAACACCCATTAAAGACAATAAGAACTTGATTATATAGGTTCTCATGATCCTTGGGTTTTTACCAGAAGGATTGTCGACAGATTTTACCCAGCTATAGAGACTACCTAGATTGATAATAGAGAAATATCCACTATCTAAGAATACCAAATCTATTTGCGATAAAGCTTTCTTAGGTAACTCTGAAAAAGCATTTCTTATACCTTGGTTTAAGACCAAGTTAGTTAGATGTAGTACCAGTACTTTTTCAAAGCTATTAAACTTGGCAATATTAGCATTAGTTTCATTGTTGTTAATAGCTAAGAAAAAAGCTAGAGGAGGTAAGGTATTAGGATTATTAATAAAGAGAATCTGTCTACTATTGGGATTAGCTTTATAGACATCTTCCATGCCTTTAATAACTGTATAGATTCTATTATTCTCTTTATACCAATTTGATTTAGGATTAGTGAAATACTTAATCTTTCTTTCCATGTAACAATAGTTCATGACGAGAGGTGATTCAGCATCTTTTAATCCTAGAGTGAGATCGAAGATCCTTCTGATCCTCTTGTTCTCGGTTTGATATCTTCTCATCTCTGCTTTATAGACAGCATTGACGACTCTGGGGTTACCTTCTTTGGTAGCTAGATCTTCTATGTAATAAGTACCAATGATTCTGGTAACACCTTTAAAGATAGGATCGGTTTGCGATGGACCTACATCAGAGAAGTGACTGGGAAGATAATGGATGACGCTGTGCTTAGGTAAGTTTAAAGATTCATTAGGGAAAATACGAGGTGCTAAAAGGTTAGCGTCTCGTCTGTTGACAAATCTTCGGAAAAACTGATCGTATTGTAGTAACATGATTTAATCTCCGATTAAGGAATTGTCTTTAAGTGAAAGAAACATTAAGGGACTCCTTTAGTTAGGCGCAATCCTAACTATGGTTTTGGTTTATAGAAAATGACTCATTTCTTTATACACGTCACAGTCCCTCTACTCCCCTTTCGATAGGAGAGTAGTAGGGTAGGACGTCATTTTAATACTCTTCATCTTACTCGATATTATCTATAGGTATGTTAAGCTTAATAACATCTACAGTTTTCTTTACTTTTATTTTCCTGACACAGATAGCATTATCAGCAATATCTATATCTTTTTTATCAGCGATGAAACCATAATCGGATAAAAAGTCAACAACATTGTCTTTGATTTCATCAGTGATATATCCTGCTTCATCTAAGTAAGCAACGTATGGGATTTCTCCACGTTTATTTTCGGTCATAATAAATCCCTCTTTGATACTTAGAGTACCCTATAAAGGACACCCTAAGTACATTAAAACAATTATTTACTATCTATATATTTTCGATATCCTCTAATAGCAGTACATCGATTTACGATCTCCTGATCTTCTTTTGTAAATTGATCCATGGTCAAATAAGGTCTAAATGGGAATAGATCACTATTGAAGAAATTCTCATTGTAGTAGAAACTACGTTTACCTTCTTCAGTGAGTTGAAAATACACCCCTATTTTACCCTCTTTCTCTCTGATGAAATAATTTCCTTCGATTAAATCAAATACTCTATCTTTATCAAAAACATATTTAATACTGTCTAAATAGGCTTTTACGGCATCTCTTTTATCTTGCAGAGAATAAAGATAAAAGATTTCTTTCTTACTAGGAGGGAAGAAATGTAGTTCTAATTCTTTACAGTCTTTTAAGAAAGGAATAATTTCATAATGACGATCTATCTCTGGTAAGATCTCTCCTACATCTTCTCTGGTATAACCAAATTTAGATAACGTAGATTCTAATTTACCTACCATCTTAGCATAATAGAACTTTTCTATAGCATCGATAACTTCTTCATGATCCTGATTATAAAATTTACGTATATAATAAGGATCATATTCCTGATATCGTTGGTTCCAGTAGTTTTCACTATGATACATGTTTTACTCCTATATAGCCATATATACTCTAGAGAGCCCCTTGAGGACCCTCTAGAGTATAAAGATGTATGTTGATTTATAATCTATTTTGTCTTTGATGCATTATAAGAATAGAACCGTCTTCTAAAGTCTTAGTTACGGGTTTTTCTACTCTCCAACCATTTATCAGTTCATTCTTTTTCAAGGCTTCTTTAATACTATCTTCTCTTTCCTTTATTAATCGAGAAGCATCAGCAAATGTTTTAAATTTGTGTTTTCTTAAATTTTTATCATTTAAATCATATCCAATTAAACTATATACTTCTTCCGGTTTGCTGACGATATCATAGGCGGAATTTTTGAAAATCATATCTTCTCTTTTTTCTGTAAAAGGCAGGGGATTATTCTTTCTTTTGAAAATATATTTACCTAGTCTTACCTCATTAACACTTTTATCTTCTTTGATGTATCCAAGTATAGTCGAACCTGAAAAACCAAAATCTCTACCACATTCTACTTGACTACGGTATTCCATTATTTTTCTAGTTTCTATATTCTTAACTATAACCCCTACTTCTAACCCATTATTCCTTGGATCTTTTGGTATTCTTTCAACGATAGGTGGATATGGTTCAATATTACCATTTTCGTCATAGTACTCGATAAGGTAATGCCTAAACCTCGGACCGTTACCGTTATTCATGTTCCTTATTCTAGTTCTCTGCATTGTTTTCTTATTAACTTTAATACTATCAGCAAACTCTTTTCCTGAGGAATACTCTTTAATTTCACCGGTAATAAGGTTAGTAACCTTAATAGGTTTTATCTTGTAAACATTAGTTATCGGGTTAATCCTTTTCTCCACAACAGCAATGAGCCCTCCGCTAAGAGTTTTTAGCTCTACTAAACTAACCATCCAACCATTTATAATCTTATCTTCAGGCACTGAAGAAGATAAAGCTTTCGATAAAGTTTCTTCATCTGTCTTTAATCGTTTCACAGCGTCATCGAAAGTCTTTAATCTTAGCTTTCTTCTGCCTCTAACACTAGAAGCTTTGATTAAGTACATGTCTTTTTCACTAGAGATAATATCTATTTTTTCGTTATTCTTTACTTGATATTCGTAATCCTTACATGGGAAAGGGATGGGATTATCTTTTAATTTAAATAAAAATCTATTAAACCGTAAAATATTTACATCTTCTCGTATGAATTTACCTACCATTGTTTGCTGTAATCCCATTTTTCTGGCACATTCAGCTATACTGTAATATTCTTTTATTTTCCCTTTCTTAGTATCTTTTACTAACACCCATTTGTTATCCGTTCTTTTTCCTTGTGTTAGAGCGTGTAACATGTTTTCTTTGGTAGTACACCATTCAAGGTTACTAGGATGGTTATTAGATCTATCGCTATCAATGTGGTTAATCTGTAATTCCTCAAAGTTAGGTGGAATACCTATCCAGGCTAATGCCATTAAACGATGTATTCCCATTATCATCTTTAATGGTTTATCGGGATTGTTCTCTCTAAACTTTTTTGTAGAATGTAGTCGTACTCTAGGATAACCAAATTGGTCTATAAATATTTGTGGTTCGAAATTTCTTGTTAAATTAAATACCCGTTTGCCGTCTTTAGATATTTTAAGGTCATTTCCTAATAAATAACCACGAACTGAATCGTCCAACAAAATAGCGAATTCAGAATTGTCCTCTTGATAACTTCTGTTTTGTTTCATGTTTTCCTCCAATTTAAAATAAAAAATAAGTACTTTTCATTTATATTAGAGGAAAACGTGAGGTTATTATTCCGATAAATTATAACAAACGTAATTCACGGTATCAAAGGAAACGGACTTTCCATATTTACCAGTAGGGTCTACATAGGCCTTTTTAGTAGATAAATGTTTGTTAATTTCATTAATAGCTTCGTCTGAATAAATGCAATTTAGAGAGCAAACATCGCCATCGTAATCAGCTCCTAAGCCAGCTAAACTAGCTAAAGATGGAGAAAGACTGGCTTGTACATCTTCTCCCTGTATAGGCCAAGATATTAACTTGATATCTGTTTTATTCCAATTATCATCAAGGAGATATAGAACTTTATCTCTTACTGTTGTTTTTACTTTTAAAGAAGTAGGAACTGTACTGAAGGTTGTGCTTATTGGATATCGTACGACGATTCCTTTTACTCTTTCTCCAGCCTCTCTTAAATAATAATATAAAAACTCTATATAGGTTGTTGGATGACAATCCTCTCTTTTATACCCTTCTGGTAATTCTCTTATATCTCTAAAGATACGTACTGTATCATCTTTACCTAAATAAGTCAAAAAGACATATCTTTCTATACCTTCTTTATCTATTATCGATATTGGTTTATGGACCATATACGGATACTGAAAGTCTGTTATCAGTTGTTCTATCCCTTCTGCGCTTCGATAATAATCAAAGATCTTACTATCTATCTGACATTCTTCTATTTGCCAGGTTTCTTTGTTCAGTAGCTGTACAGGATAATTAGGATCTTGCAATACTTCTTGTAAAAGAGAGTTCTGTATACAGTAAGTAGCCAAAGGCAAGATACTTTTCATGAACTGATATAATCCTACTACAGTATCATTATACCCTACATTCTCTTTAGCCCCTAGATATCTACCACTAGGTTTCTGAGCTGTGATGACATTTCTAGTACCATTGAAGATTCTTCTACTTGCCCATTTACCTAAAAAGAGTTTCTTTTTACCTTCTATTCTTTCACTTAGGTTTTCATAGAGCTCATTAAAAGTCTCTTGTATTTTAAATCTGGTTTTATCTACTAGAGAAGGATCTAGTTCGATTAGGTTAGGGGAGATATTATTACTTAAAGAGATTAGTCTCTTATAGTAGTTGTTGATTTCATCATAGGTGGGTCTATTGTCTTCAAACTCAACATCCCTAAGTCCAGCAGGTAGAACAATAATCTTATCAATAATAGCTCTGTCTCTAAACTTATTCAAGAGTTCTATAGTTTGTCTTCTTCTATCACTACCCGTGTCTTGCAATAAGAGTTGTGGATAGTGTTTAAAGAAGAAGTGATATCCTGTCTCTCCTTCAATAGGATCACTTTTAATAAAGTCATTGTCCTTATAAGAGAAAGTGGCATATTGAGAACCACTTATGATGTCAATATACATCTTTCTTGCTTGGGTTAAAGCTTTATAGACAATAGGGTGTAAAACAGGGAGTTTGATATCAATATAAGCAAATCTCTTGTTTCTGAGTTCAGTACCTACTTCACCAAAGATCTCATTGCTAAAGAGTCCTTGACTACTATAGGTATCTTTATTACTATCGAAGATAGAAAGATCTGTAATAGGACTGAGCATCTTGAGATATTCAGGAGTGAGATTGAGTAGGGTGATATTAAAAGGTATAGCTACTCTAGCCATATAGACTCCTTATACATGGGTTCATGATATACTTTCATTTTACTTTAATATCTTCAAAAATTAATTCTGACTTTTTATCTCTTTTATTATAAATAAATTCTCTTTAAAACCCTCGATGTACTCTAGGGTTTTGACTATGTTTTATGATCTTAATTATGGTCGTTCTAATACTATAGTGTATGACGTCATTCATTATACCCAAAATTCACATAAAAAATAAGAGGATTTATGACACATATCCCATCTCTCATGTATCCTGATAGAGACTAGGGAGCGCCCGTCAGAGGCAGCGACCACTATGTCTCAGATGTAGCAGGAGACGGATGCGACTCGCTACTACTGGTAAAAACAGAGATGGGATACTAAATCAGACATAGAGATATATCAGGCTATCTTTACCAGAGGCTGTGACTCGCTTCGTCTCATACAGCATACGTGATGCATGGCTGGGCTGCTCTCACGGCGCCCTGCCTGTATCTGTATGCATTATACTAGCCTGATATATCTCATTAATCATTCTCCTGAACGAGGCTACGCATAGTAGACGAGTGATGAAAATCATTATCCTGAGTGATGTCTTGATAAAGGCAGAACGAGGGAAAGAGTATACTAGGATATACCTACTTTTTCTATATCTTGACATTATTTTACTTTTCTATAGGTACTTTATATGTATACTAACTTAATACTACAATATAACCAAGGTATAACATCTATCAATGATAGAGTAACTAAAACAGATTTAGATAGATTACATATCTATACTTGTGGTTATCCTGATATACATACAGGAGAGTTCTTATCTCCTGTAAAAGATGTATCTGAATTACTATATACCCATTTATTAAATCCTGGAGATATTACCTTTATAAATACTTTACAGAATAGTGAACCTTTGTTATCTGTAAACATTCAAAGAGCTACGGAGTCTGCTTTTATAGCAGAAGACGAAGTAGCTAAATATTATCCTTTATATTACGTAGGTAGAATAGATATACGTAGTAAAGACTTATTTGACTTAATCCATCTAGACTACAATAAAATTATTAGTGACTTTAGTAGATATACCAGTAGGAGTAAAGATAGGGATTTAAATAGAATAGTGAATTATTTTAAGTCTTTTGAAGTAAGTACAGAAAATACAAGTACTTTATACAAAGATAAATTACATTGTCATTTGACTTTATTTATAGATATAACAGATATAGAACATAGTGTAAATGAAAGGTATTTTGAGGCTTTGTTATATAGATACAAAGAGATATTAGAGTACTATGATGACAGGATTAGCTGTCATATCCCTGGTATTAAGCCTTGTAGATGGATAAGAAATAATAGTTTATTTCTACGTAATTTAGCTAGACACTGGTTGAGTTATAGTTGCAAATATAGTTATAACGAAGAGGGGTATAGGAGATATTTCAATTACAATGTCCACTTATTTGAGCGTGGTAGAGTGAAAATACCTAGTGTATACTGATAGTTTTTATAGGAGATAGGTGATATGAAATTAGACTATACTTTGTTAAACGACATACAGACAGGTTTTACGAGATTGGATATGGTATCTTACTTGGTTAAACACATAGCTGAATTGAGTAGGTACAATAGACAGAAAGAAATGTTATTAGAAATAGAGAAAGATTACTTGTCCTATATAGAAAAAGAAAAAGATACTGGTGACAAAGACAAGAGACATTATTTATATTGCAATATAGACGATTGGCTTAAGGATAATGGTATTCAGTACCACTATGTCAACGATGACAAGGAGAGGATAGGTAGCAGAGGTATGACAGTAGAGAGAATAGGAGATATATATCGCTTATTTATACGTGATATAGGAGTGATTGGTTATCTAGATCAGAAGGATAGTCGTGAGTATGCGGGTGATGATCAGTTCAATCTCAGTGCTTTTATTGAAGGTACGAGAGAAGAATTAGTAGCATTGTTTCATCAGGACATTTTTAAATAGTTTTTGTTATATTACCTTATACTCCTTTACACAGGGAGTATAAGGGATGTATGACGATATCTTACTTCCAGTCTATGACTTTAGTATTAGAACTAGTTATTTTCAGATAAACAGAGGTTATTCATGTTAAATAGATTTAATAGAAATTCAGTAGTGTTTGAGTGTATACGACTCAAGGGTAGTAGCAAACTAGGTGTCATAAAACCTGATAAAGATGGTTGTTATACCCAAGTCATAGGAGGCTTAAATGCCTACAACAGCGGAGGTAGTTTTTATGAATTGGAAGCTGGACTACAGTTCTTTCAAGCGCAATCTAGTTTTCAGAGAAAAATAGGTAGAGGAGTACTGAGAGCAGAGACAGGTCATCCTAAAAAGACACCTGGAATGAAGGAGTACGAGTATGGAGAGAGGATTTTAAGAATAGAAGAGACATTGGTCTGTGGTACTTGGAGGAAAATATGGTTATCCAATGCTGATCTTCGAGATGAGCAAGGTAGAAGGATTGTACCAATCATGGGCACGATCTATCCATCAGGGCCTTATAGAGACATGTTAATACACGCCTTTCAGAGTCCAGGAGAACAAGTCTGTTTTAGCATTAGGAGTTTCACCAACGACATCCCTCGAGGAGATGGTACTTTCATCAAAAAACTCTTACAGATAGTCACCTTTGACTATGTCAATGAGCCAGGGATATGGAGTGCGGAAAAGCTACTGTCTCCGAATTTGGAACATAATTCGGCAGACAGAGCTCTCTTGAGTGAGACGCTGTATAAGCGTCGAGGGAAAGAAAATGCTCTTGAACGGAGTCTCTTTAGAGATGGAGTGAAAGAAAGTGCACTATCACCAGGCTTGGAGAGCCATAGTGATAGTATCCTGGTAGATAGCTCCATATCTAGACAGGATTACAGCTACAGTAGTGACAGATACCACATAGATCCTGGTACACTCCTCTCCGTGATGGATCATCGTCCTGTAGCCAGTATGGAAGAGAGCAGATATGACAGTGAGTTTAAAGAGAGATTGCTAGAGATCGTCCATACCGAGACCAAAAAGCCTAGTCTATCTTTCTTAGACTGGAAATAATCTTTAATATATTCGATATAGCCTCTATTTGCTTATTAGAGACGATATACAGACTAGACCTATATGGTTTTATATGGTACAGATAGATCGTGTCTTAGAGAGCCTCTCAGAGGCCATATAGAGGATTTGTAGTATCAGCTAGGAGTAGTAAAGAGACATGTTAGTAGACAGATTGAAGGATGAGAAAGAAAATATTTTAGATCACATCAATGCCAGTCTCTCTCCTCAGGATAAAAAGATCCTGAAGACAGAGATAGATTTTGGTGTGCCTAAAGTGATTCCAGGAATAGGACTGGATACCGTAAAGCATTCCGATCCCAATAGTGAATATGTCTACAATACCCAGGTAGAAGTCAAAGACAGGCAAAATCACCACACCACTGTGGAGTACAGAAGACTGGATCTAGGACTACAGTTGGAATTATTGGGCATAGAAAAAGACAGGATCTTTAGGAAAAAATATCAGGAATACAGCCAGACTGAGCTGAAGAAAATATATTGTGAACTAGGACAGTTTAGAGAAGAGAGCATCGAGATGGTCGTAGAAGATACAGGAGATATTGATACGAAAAAAATCAGATTCTATCCGATAGAAGACAGCCTGTTGTACATCGGAGAGATAGTTTCTACCTGTGTCTTTGACAAAGAGAAAAAGCATCTAAAAGATCTGTTTAGAGATCCCAGTATGGACGGATTAGAGTATCATACTCCATAAATCCTGTCTATACTTAGTTAGGCTTTATAAAAGAGATTTTTAGTTGAGTGAATCCAGTCTACTAGTGTAGACGTTGAGTATCCGAGATATTAGTACCTCTGAATAGAGATGATTTTAGTATTTATTTTACTCCTTGTAAAATAACGTAAATTCTGCAGAGTATATTTTTCCTCTTTTATAAGGATACTTTTTATGAAAATCAAATTTGATAAAACTGAAAATGAAAACCTCTTGGCTTTGATCAAAGAGAGTACTGGCAATGATTTCAATGCAGCAGATGTAGAGTTTTCTGGTCTGAAAGCGATTACGGATACCAGTACTTTTGATAGAGCCAATCCGAACAAAAGACCGATTCCTGCCAATACTGAAATCACCTTGAGTGCTGTAGGTACCAGCAAGAAATTCGTTGGTAGCTACAAACTGAAATATCGTCGTATTGACTTGGCTAGACAGTGGCTGGTGTTCTATGGTAGCACGACCATTCGCTATACCAAAGACACGCTTGATGAGGTCAGTGAAGAAAAAGTCAAACAGTTTATCAAAGCGAGAATGAACTATTTGACCAACAGCGTAGATGTGGCTATTACCATTGATGGTAAAAAAGCCAAAGCTGTTTTGACTCCTAAAACAGACAGTCTCGTGTATGCTGGAGCAGTGACTGTAAACATCGAAGAAGCTGATACTCGTATTCCGCTCGATACACTCTTCACCAAGGCTGAGCTGGATGGCTTTGAATATGAGACTGAGATCACCATCCCGGATCCGACTGTACGTGGCTTCACCTATGTAGGTCCTTAATCCTTAATACTAGAAATATCTAGATAGTGTCTAAATAGCGATATGAGACGAGATAGATCATTATCCTAGTATCGATATAGGGTAGGATGAGATCGTGTCTGAGACTCTCATTTAGGCATGTTTTAATATACAATTTAGGATACTACAATGGCATTGAACAAAGAAAAAACAGAAAAGGGCAACTTGATTGCTCTGATTGAAGAGTATCTGGGTGTACATTATCCAGGTTTGAATATTGAATTTAAAGAAGCGGATATTGAGTTTAGTGAGATTGAAGCATTGGAGATGGGTAACTACTACGATACCCATAATACCATCGTCTTGATCAATGGTGATCTTAAACCCAACACTAAAGTCAAAGTCAAGATCGTCAAAGAAGGCTATACCGGAATCAAATTTGACCATGTCATGTACTATCGTCATGACTTGTTGAAAGCGATTCCGATGATGTGTCCTTTGTGGAAAGACTTCAAAGACGAGACTCTGGATGGTACTAATGCTTCTTTGACTAAGGAAGTGGTAGCAGAAGCGATCAGTAAAAAGATTGGCTTTATCAAGAGTGCTATTAGTGAAGTGAGTGTGGATACGGCTACACAAGAGATCACCGTGAAGTTCCCACATGAGTCACTGATGTATAGTGGTAACTTCAAGATCAAAGCAGGAAGTGAAGATACGGAAAGCCAGTACTTGATTCCTGCTGATGCAAGTACTCCTGTTCCTCCGAAGGTATTAACCTACTCTATTAAAGGCTATAACACCTATGTGTGGAGTGATCACAATGACAAGACTCCTGACTGGTACTTCCAGAGAGAAGTCATCATTGAAGATAACGAAACACATCAGACCAAAGCCTTTAGCAAAGTCTATCATTATACCAATAGACCTTCTACCCAAGATATCACCGGTGTGACTTGTACGTTGACCAGTACTGGTACCGTAGAGTCTTGGAACTATGGTAGTGCTGGTGTGTATAACAGCGAAGATGAAGTACCGAATAAAGCTATCAGAGATCGTGTACCTTTTAAAGAATACGATTTCTATAACAAAGAGTACTTTGATGGTGGTCTAGGTGATTTCCCTGACTCTAGAGTCTACTTCATGGAAGGGGTCATTAAGAACTTTGATGGTACACCTTTTGGTGGCGTACAGCGTATAGGTTTCTGGACTAAGGAAGGAGAACTGGATGGTCCGACTGTGGCCCGTATCTTTGAAGAGAAAGTCGGTGTGGACGCTCGTGAGATCTCTCCTGGCAATATCCAAGTCAATCCGCGTGTTTTAGACCTCGGTGAAAAACGTGGCTCAGATTTGAATGTCAATGGTCGTGTAGCAGAAAAACGTCTCTTCCCGAGAAAAGGTGTTTGGAAAGTACCGACTACAGGTGATTATGTCTATCATCGTAAAGTCGATTACACTACAGGTCTTGAGAACAAGTACATCATTCTTCTCAACGCTGAAACGACTGATACCCCAGTCATGCAGTATGATGATTTCTCGAAGATCATTGCACTGAAAGATGAGAATGCAAATGTTGCCAAGATCAATAGTGTCTTGCAAGGTGTTACGGCTTCTATTGATGAAAATGGTCAACCGACTTGGGACTATGGTAATGACGTAAACGCTCTGGGTACCTTCAATGGTGGTGGATCCTGGTTGAAAGAAGGCGAATATGCTATCGGTAAAACCACTATTGAGAAGGGTGAAATCGCAGCTAGTGAAAGTGGTAAATCCTACTACAAATTCACCACTGCTTTGCACTTGGCTATCGGTAGTGGCACTGAAACGGTTAATGATGTTCAGTACTTCAAAGCCTCTAGTGTCATCCCGACTGAGAACCTGAAGAATGTAGCACGTTCTGCTAGCAATGCACCTAACAAAGGTACTGCATTGACCTATATGGAACTATCTGAAGGTATGGAAAAGATCACTGATGAAGTAATCAATATTAGTGAAAAACTGGTCGATAATGAACAGTTAGCTGTTCCTTATTCTGGTTAAATAGTTAAATATCATCGGAGGATTTATAAAGCTAAAGCGTCATAAATCCTCCTTAGGACTTTTACCTATCTATAGATAAAAGTCATAAATCCCCTCCATTCACCTGGTCCTGGTAAGGATTGGGTGAATGGATCTATGAAAGGAAAAGTGACGATGTCAACAATACAGAAAAAAGAGTTTGCTATAAAGTCTGATTTATCTGAAAAAGCAAATTTGATTAATATTATCAACGAGAGTTTAAAAGAACAAAATATCGTCTCTATTGTCTTGACAGAAGATGATATCGTGGTTGGTACCCCAGAATCACTGGTAATATCAGGTAATGATTTTATCAATACCCGTTTAAATGTAACCGTAATTAAACAGGATTTTGTCGGTGTACGAATCAATGCCATTACTTACAGTAGAATCAATTTAAGAAAAGGGATATTGAAATATGCCCCTACTTGGAGTGATTTCTTCAGAGCAGAGAGATTATCCAGATTGGGATTATCCATCGATAGCATAAAAAATAATCCTAGAGATCTCTTAAAAGTGATCAATGATGTCTTTCCTTTTAGAGAAGCTTCAGTGTATCGTGCTAGTGTTGTAGGTGATGCTGTTAATATTGAATTTCTTAGTAACTCTTTGCTTTATAATGAAAAGAGTACTTGTAGTATATCTTTGGTAGATAAAGCGGATTATATCAGTGATGCTAAAACATTAGTAAAAAGAAATTATAGTATCCAGAAATATCAAGCAGAAGCTGTAAGAGAAATAGACAATAAATTCACTTATGGCAAATTACCTTACGTTAAGAAAGCTATTGTTTTAGCTGATGGTAAAGATTATGTCACGGCTGTTTCTGAGGTTATCTTGCCTCGTGTTAATGATTACTTTATTACTCAGGAAGACTTTAAGAAAGTTGTTGCGACCGTAGACGAGTATGGTAACGTTACTTGGGATTATAAGGACGTAAATCACACGAATAAAGCTTATAAATTCAAGAGAAGAGCCATTAGTCTATTTAAAGTGGGTGAAAATGAAAAACGTATTGTTAAAGCCACAAAAACCGATATCCCTGAACTGAAAGACGATGAAAAAGTCTATCGCGTAGAATTTAACATAAAAGGTAAAATCGGTAATAAAGACGGTACTGTCTTCTTGGATATCGATAAGACAGAACATTCACCGTGGTATGATCTGTCTATGATTAATGAACTAGACTTTAGTGTTATCCCTGAGGATGGTGCGGATGCTCCCAAGGATATTTTCATTAGAAATATTGAAATCACTGTAGATAACCAGGCTAAACCTTATTTCGTAAGCAGATATCGGGTATATAGTACTCGAAATGACCCTCCTTTTGCTACAACTAATGTGGGTAGTACCTATCTTTATAAAGGAAATGTCACTAAAGAGATAATGTCTGCAGCGACTTCTGCTTATGGTGATGATCTCCCTTATTTTGCAGGTTACTACATTAAGAGTGACTACAGTGGGAGTGTACCCGATATTTATCAGTACGACATGATGGTTTCCGTTATTAAAAGTATCCCTTATTACTTCCCCAGTATCGACTATTCACAAGGGGCAGATGCTGTTACGGTTCCTACTATAGAACCTATTGTCAACGGTGAAGATATCACTTGGTCTGCTCCTAATGGTGTTCCTTATTACGAATCTCATTTTTATCAAGAATACACTAAGAAATCCGTAATCCCGGTGCTTTTGTTTATTCGGGTTAAACAAGCTACAAATTGGACAGATGGGGATTCAAAAGACTTTAATAGCGAACATGTATACCAGGCTATTGCTGGTAATGTTAAATATAGCGATGATTCTTTAAGTACAGTTTATAGAAACGTTGTAAAGGCAGAATCCGCGATGTTTAAACTGGACCATGCTCCTAGTGATGAAGAATTGTTGGGATTGGTTAACACAGAGTTCTTTACTGAGTGGGACCACCACCATGGGGAATGGAAAGCCAAAATAACCAATACCACAGAAGGTGAAAAACACAGTATCGGACTACAGTACACTGCGGATGACCAGGAATTCGCGTTGTTTAAACCTACCCCAGGTATTCCTCTTGTAACACCACGCTATGTCGACAGTGGCGGTAACATGGAAAACCAATTATATCTAGGACTAAAAGGCGAACATGATTCCTACAGAATCATCAACTACGACGCGCTAAAAGCACAAGAATAATTTGATACGTAGACTCTCACTGGTCTGTCTATAAAAGGATAGACCAGTGTAGAGGATCTATGATATCTTCTGTATATACATGAATTTAAAAGGATATATCTATGGCTGCTAATATTAATCTTACCCAAGACGAACGAGAAAATGTCGTCAATCTGGTAAATGAATATTACCAAACACATTTCCCGGGACTCAATGTCAATTTTACTCACTCTGATCTTGAGTTTGGTGAACCAGTAGATCTTCATCTACCTGAAGCTTATTATAAGAAATCTTTAACTGAGATCAACAATGATCTTAAACCCAATACAGAAATCTCTGTAAAAATCATTAAAGAAGGTTTCGTTGGTCCTAAGTTTGCTAAGATCCAATACCACCGACAAAACTTGAGACAAGTATTACCCAAGTTTGTTCCTACTTTTGAAGCTTTCTTCACGACTGATGATATTCTTAAACTGGGTTTGAAAAGAGAAAATAATCCCCAGAACAAACCGATTATCTTGGCTAAACTGAAAGAAAAATATCCAGTACTCGCCGGATCTATTCAGGATATCTTCTGGCGTAATAATAGATACGAAATCACTTTCTTGCCGGATAGTCTGCTTTATGCTGAAGGATGCAACTTTGGTATTGTAGATATCAAGCCTAGTGATGGTGGTGAGTACATTGAAGATGGTCTTCCTTCTATCAACAAGAATCCTCGTGATGTCAAGAAAAGAGGTTGGCAGTTCTTGGCTATGATTCCTTTGACTGCTAAGAAAGATGGACAAAGAGTCAAGATTCAGGACTATCGTCAACAGAAGCATCAAGAAGGCTTGGGTTTGACTTCTCCGGATCCCCAACATGGTCCATCTGGATATCCTCAAGTTCCAGGCACTTTAGTAAAATTACAATTTACCAAATTCAGAGAAGACGGTAAAACACCAGAGTTTACAAAAGAATCTCCTTATTACCTGTACGATGATGGTACTACCTCGGATCCGGATTGGCGTTCTTTCTATATCACTTCTAAGAAAGGTGGCGATAACTTCGAAACCGCTGATGACGTGGTCTTTAATCATCCTACTGTCGCGACCGAAAATAACGAATTCGACTTTGGTGATGACATGGTTAACTATGTCAGATATCGTTATATCTTCTATTGTGATTCTAATGGTAAGTGGTATGATGAAGTCCTTAAAGATGCTGAATCTCAAGCTGACGACAGAACAGCTGTAGAGAACATCTTGGCTGGTCGTGCTCAGAACCAACGTGAAGACGGATCCTTCACTTATGGTAATCGTCCGATGAGTCAACAAGAAGAACGAGAAGAACGTATGAGAGAATCTAGACCTCCTATGGAAGGTCCTAGTGAAGAAGACTTGGAAGGTCTTGGTGGTTAACACAACCCACAACCATAAACCTTAAATAAAAAAAGAAATAATCCTCTTGAACGAGTCTACCTTTAGGTAGAGGAGTGAAAGAAAATGACATATATCCTATACACCCCTTCCATAGAGGAGGGAGTGTATAGGTACTTATGACGCTATCTAAAAATCAATCAAATCCTTCTATATATCCTGGATCCATACCAGGGATAAAGTTATCGTGTTTACTGATATCTCCTTTATAGGGAAATTCTTTCTTGTTGTGATAGATATAGTCAATATTCTTATCAGTAACCAGATACTCCACATTACTAGAGACATCTACTACTAATCTACCATATTTCTCAGGATGATCAATAAAGTCATCTGGTACAGTCTTCTCTAAGAAGATATTCTTACCCGGCTTTTGGTTTAGAAGAATAGGATATCTGAGTTTATGGTCTGTCATGAAAGTAATATCATATTCCTCACTATCGCCATCTTCTAACCGATAAGCTTCGTGTCGTTTAGTATTAGACCAACGAATATATCTTCTTGATTTAAAGAGTACTTCATTTGTGATAGCATCATAGATCTTGATAACATCACAATAGTAGAAGCCATTACCATCAACATTTACCAGATTACCATTCTCTAGATATTTTTCTAGAAGATAAGTCTTGGAATCATAGACATACCAGCTTTGATTACCAGAACCACCCATTTTAAGACGATAAAAACGAATATTATTTTTATCATCAGCACCTACTGTTAAAGCATAGATGTTAACATCAATCAATTCATCGTTCTTAATCTTGGTATGATTATAGTGATCTTCTTTAATATCATCGGTTATGGGTAAACAGGTACTGTGGTATTCATTATTCCATTTACTCCTATAGAAATAACCACCATTTTTACCTCTAAACAGCTCTCTGTTGTCAAGATAGTCTTTAAGGGTAGTAACTACCTTACTAGGATCAAATATCCTCGTACAGACGATCTGGTAAAGATATAGATCTTTAGTATCCATCCAGGAATTAGGAAACTCTATTCCTCTTCTTTGGATATAAAGATTAACATAGGTATACTGACTATTGTCCTTCTGAATAGGATTATCATTTTGCTGATAGATAGGGAAAGGAGCATAGATATCAATCTCTCCATCATTAGTAGGTTCACCTATAACGACTTCTTTAAAGAGATCATATTCACTTTCCTGCAGTTTAAAAGGTAGACTATATTTAGGACTATGTGCTACTTTTTCATAAACAGCTTCACCTTTAGCAGGAGTAACTTTTATCTTATACTCAATGTGATAAACATGACTACCTGTAATAGAAGAGTCTAGATCATTGTCATAAACAATCTTTTTCTCTAGTAGTTCTGCTTTCTTATAGAGTCTTTCTTTTCCTGGTGTTCTTTTATCTGCTAAGTTATGTTTATTTTGTAGATAATCCCAAAAGAACTTATTCTCACCAGCCATTCTTAGTTTAATTTGTTCGGCTACAAAGTAAAAACCAGGGATAAAAACACCATTTTGTCCAACGACCATGTGTTCTGTAAGGTTATAAGTACCTTCACTATCCTGTTGTAGAGTCTTATCAGAACCGGCAAATGGCTTACTCTCTACTTCAATGACACTACCGTCTTTCTTTCTGATCTTAGCTGTCTTTACCCAGATGACAATATTACCAGGAACAACTTCATCTCCTAGCATTCTGACTCTGTATCCTCCATACTCTACGATTTCGTTTTCACTACTTAAGGTATTATCTTTATCAACAATCACAGGTTCTCCTGGTATATCGATTAAAGAGACATTGAAATCACTATCCGGTTGATACAATAAACTATCTTCTTTAAACTTTACTTTAATGACATTATCTTTTACAGTAAAGGATTCAATACTGTCTTCGTGAATATTTAAGAAATGCTTCAGTAAAACCAGTATCTTTTTCGGATCACTTAAGATATCTTTCTTCTCAATACTACCCATGACGTTAGGTGAGAATAATTGGCTATAGTTCTCTACGTAAATAGGCAAATGCTTAGAAAGATTTTGTCGATGATAATAGAATTTTCTAACAATAGGTCCTTGATAATACTCTTTACCAGCTTCATTTAAAGCAACCTCGATAGAAGTATTAACAGGAAATTTCTCTAATCCTTGATCAGGAATAGCTTGCATATTAGAGAGTTCAAAGTAATGCGCATACAAATCAATTTGCATTCCTTGATCTTTTAGATGTTGTTGAAGTATTCTTATTAGTTGCTCTTTTTCAGCATCACCATTGGTAATACCATATTCTCTTTTTCTTGGATTAACCCAAGTATAATCGTTAGCCATCGCTTTTTCCTTCTGGACATATATTCCTACATCTCCACTATGCTATTACACATAGTGGAGATGAGGAAAGATGATATTTAATATTACTGTTGCGGAGCACCAGGAGGAGTACCTGGAGCTTGTGCTCCTTGACCAGCAGGCTGTCCAGCTCCTTGTGGGGTAGACTGGGGTTGACCTGATTGGCCCGGAGGAGTACCTGCTTTACCGGCTTTACCACCACCTTGCGAGGCTTGTGGTTGAGACGGAGATTGAGCTTGAGGGGCGCCAGCAGGAGCACCCGATTCTACTTTTTTGCTTGATTTACCGCTTGTTGTACTGAACCACCACTACGCGGAGCATGAATGACTTTAGCTGCTTCGCTGTTTTTGGTTTGTACAGCTTGATATGAAGACAGATATTCTTCACGACTGACAATGTCAAAAGACTTAAGGCTAGTCATCAGCAAGAAATGACCAAAAGGTACAATCTTAGACTGAGTAGCGGTGATGATGATCATTTGGTCAGTATCGAGAGATTTGACTTCATGTTCAGTCGGCAATACTGCCTTTACATTGGCTTCGTTGTCTTTAGAGACTTCGACGGCTTTATAGACATCCGTGGAGCCATGTTTACCAGTGACAAAAATAGCGTCTGCCATGTTTTTGTTTCCTTTATATCAGTTTAGTTAGATGGATATAAGTAGTAATATATCCCCTTAGTCAATACTCGAGTATTTACTAGAGCACTACTGCTCATAGTCTGTAAGGATCATTTTACTACAGACTATCTATAATAAGCTTTTCTAAAATAGCGTATTTCTTATCTTTGATAGACTTGATTGTATAGTTAACAACATTATCTTGTCCTTTAAGTTCAATGACAAAAGGAAGATAGTTACAGTCTTTATATTTACCTAAGATAACAATACTGTCAGAATGAAATATCTCAAAGTCAATATTATTATTCTCAAACTGACTAGAGAGTCTTCTAATGAACTTAAATCTCTCTTCCAGGATTCTAATATCTAAAGATAGAGTATTATAAGTAAAGACTTTACCCAGGTAAAGATTATTTTCATAGTAGAGAATATCAAAGAGTCTAGAGACATCCACATTAGACAATGCTAAGAGTTTAGAGATAGGATGTAAAGTAAATCCTTGTACTATAGGCGTACTGGAAATACTCTCTTTTTCTTGCAAAAAAGAAAAAGGATCTAAAATATCTCCTTTTTCAAAGATAATAACCAGATTATCCGTGATCTCCTTACGAGAAGCAAGAAGATCAAGATAAGTGGTGACATCCATATTCTCAATATCATAACTCACTCTAATCAAGAAAAGATCATCTTTCTCTATGGTATCAGTGTAGTATTGATAAAAGGTCTTAGGAGGATTATCCTGATTGATATATCGATCTATATCACCACAGGCATCTTGAGCTGACATAGGTTCAATATAGTCAATGATCTTTTTGTCTAGACATTGACTAATAACCTTTTTTATTCTTTTATATTGATCTCTACCTGCATACTTCAGAGATCTACGACAGTTTTCAATATCCTCTAGTTGATAGGTATAGTCATAGATCTCTCGATGTCTTTTAAATATAGCTTGTTCTAATTGGGCATAGTTTAAAATACTGGTCATATAGCTACTCTTTTAAATAGGAATATCATCATCTAAAGATAAAATGTCCGGTGTAGTATTTATAGGAGGTGTCCAGTTAGGTAACTCCCCAAATCGACTATAGCGAATAATATCAAAATCCAAAGGAAAAGCAAAGGCAGGTAGAGTCAATATGGTCGAGTCATTATGGTCAGTATGAGATTCAATAATGAGAAAAGGATTATACGTATCATGTAGCCAAGTAGCTCCTTTTCTAAGATAGTAATTAAATTTAGCGTATAAGGCCTCTGAATGGACGTATAAGACGAGATGTTTTATTTGGAATGGGTCAATATAGATACCATATTTATCTGGTCTCACAGAGATAACTGATGGGTATTTAGAGTCTAATAAAGAGAGTTCTAAACTAGATTCATGATCCAATCTAGGAAATCCTTCTATAGCCGTATAAGAATAAGCTACAGTCAAATGAGGTTTTCTAAACTCTCCTGAAGTCTGTGGTATGTTTTCTTTGACATAATAAAAATATTCACTTTCCTTTTGTTTGTTTAAACAATAGGAAATATGATCTACTAATAAGACATCTTTACGAAAAGGATATCTTGGATATCTTTCAATGGACATAGTTAGTACTCCTATATAAACATAAGACAATCCTATCTACTTACTCCAAAAAAGAGTAAGTAGATAGGTTGTTTATTAATATAATATATATTCTTGAGTTTTTAGAATGGAAACCAGGGATATATCCTCTCGAGTGTAGCTACGTCAGTAGCATAGCGAGAGAAATATATATTCGAATAGGTTTGCATTACGTAGCGACAGGAATAACAATCTTGGAGTGATATCGATAATCTTTAAGATCAATATCATCAATCGTAAAATCATCTATATCTTTGACACTAGGATTCAATAAGAGTGTAGGTAAAGGATAACCCTCTCTTTGAATCTGTTCCATCAGACCAGGAATCTGATCTTTGTAAATATGGATATCACCGATAGAGTGGATGAATTCATAAGGAATGAGTCCTGTCACATGAGCCACTAGACAAAGGAGTAGGGCATACTGAGAGACATTCCATCCTCCTGCTGCTCCTATATCCCAAGATCTCTGGTATAGATTCAAAGACAAAGCATTTCTTTTGATATCATACTGGGAAAAATCTTCTTCAGGATTATCTCTGATATAGTCTCTAACTAACTTGGCACAGCTATCTACACAACAATCATCTTCAGTGTTGATATGTCCTTCTCTCATGTATTCTTGTAAAACGATTTTACCATCGCTGACCAAATCTTTACATATCTGTTCTAATACTTCTATGTTATACGTATGTAAAAGAGATTCCGTTAAAGGGAGTTTACGTACTGAGAAGTTTAAGAGGATATGACATTCTGCTAAAGCCGTGTTACCTAAAGCCACATTGTCAATAGGAGAGATGGATTCATCTGGCAAATAAGCAGGATCCCATGCAGTAATAACATGTCTTCTTGAGAAAGGATTATTTCTAATATTGTCAATCAAGAGTTGTAATTGATCTATCTCTGTCCCAGGTTCTCGAGAAGAAGGCCAATGACGCCATTTATAGCCATAAGCAGGACCAATGGAATTGCTTTCTGGATTTGTCCATTGTTTCCAGATCTTGATATCCTGTTCGTCTAAGTAATCACAGTTCTTATCACCACTAATAAACCAAAGTAACTCTCCTGCTATTTTCTTAAAAGGCTGATATCTCGTAGTCAATATAGGAAAACCTTCTTTTAGATTATATCTGTATTGTCTACCAAAACAGGAGATAGTCTTGACACCAGTTCTGTTTTCTACTAGTGTCCCATTCTCCATGACATCTTTTATGATATCTTTATAGATTTGCATGTTTATTTTACCTCTTGTTCTCTGAGTCTTTTTGACTCTAGGAGTATAGTGACTAAAGCTTTAGTCTCTTCAAATATTTTTTCTGCTTTACCATATAAAGACTTGACAGTAAAGACAAGACTGGATTTATCATCTTTATCCATACCTGCTTTTTCCATCATTTCTTCTGGTAGATCAATATTGACTTCGGTCTCTAGTAAGATATCAGCAATATCAATTACTCTTTTGCCTGATTTATCAAATATGGCTATAATGACTTCATTATTGACACCTGATAAAGTAGCAAAAGTATAGTCATCTTTCTCTATGATCATGGATGCTCCTTGAGATGAAGGATCTTATCAACAATACGATTAGTGACTTCTATTTCACCTAACCCAGTACTTGAAGATGTATTGACATTATACGTCTTTCTACCTAAATCATGTTTTAGATACTGACTATAGTGATTGACAATATGTCTATATCGATTCTTATAGAAATCTCTTTTAACGAGAGTCTCTTCATCGAAGTGTTTATTATATTCTTCTTCTCCTACTTTACTAATATATCTTTCTTTAGTGGTCTCCGTGTCACAATAAAAATAGAATAAAGCATCATAAAGAATAGCTTTCTCTTGAAACTCCGAAAACAGAGATAAATGTTTATCGATAGTATCGTTGTACTGATGATCCGATAAAGAAGCACCTTGATAAACAAAAGTAGAATGATAGAATCTGTCTACCAAATAAACAATATCTTCATCCTGGTTTTCATTGATAACTTTTAAGACTGCTTGATAATTGAGTAACAACATTAAAGAAATCGATAATGCATCTGGACCATGTGAAAAGATGGCTTTGACTTCTTGTTGATAAGGACTAGCTTTAGGAAGAGGTATAGTAACGGTACGTATACCTTTATCGGATAAAGCTGATCTGACGTTATTAATAGCAGTGGTTTTACCAGTGTTATCTAGACCTTCAAATACAATCATCATGGAGATATCTCCATGATGAAATGTGTTCTAGGCACACTTTGTGTGGCAAACACTATCATCATAGTTGTCTCGCTTCTGGATCGGTGGGAGGAGGTTCATTATCCCCTACTGGTACTTCAGAACCAGCATTGGGATTGGGATTATTAGGGTTATTCGGATTATACGGAGTAGGATTATAGGGGGTAGTAGGATATTGATTATATCCAGAAGTACTGTTTCTCGTAATTTCTTTATTACCATGGATAATATTGTCTCTATAGACAATTAAGACAATACCCACCATAAAGACAAGAAAGAATATTGCAGAAAATACTACACCTAAAATCACTTTCTTAAACTGTTTATCATTCATAACTAAAATCCTTTAATAATTACCACCAAACAAACTACTTAAAGAAGTATTGCTACTACCACCTACGCCACCTCCAGCACTACCACTGCCACTCATCCAGCCTTCAGCCCCACCTTTGACTTGTTTGACTTCATTACCATCTAGATTATTTTTCACCCAGAGAAAAATAGCGGTATTGGTTGTCCAGGTATTCTGCGTTAATCCTTTTTTAGGAAGATAACTCGAATGATGGACTTTCAAGATAGTACCTTTAAGATCTGTTGTTTCACCTTTCTCATCCAAATACAACACATGGGCTATTGTCCCAGGTTCAATAATCGCAGGATAACTATTTTCCCACAAGCACTGCAGTTGACCACTATTTAATCCAGAGACAGAAGAAGCTTCATTAAAGGCATTTTGTGTAAAATAGTTACTTCGATAAAGTCCTACTTGTTCTTTACCTTTTAGCTTATTCCCTAACTCCTCTGTATTAATCATGCTTTTACTTAAGATAGCTTTATTACCACTTCTAGAAGGATACTGTTCTGTTAAAGGAGTAACAGAGGAAGTATACCTTACTCCTGTACCATCTTTCAACTGTTGGATATTGGCATTATTATCCATACTGAGTCTACCTGTACAGAGGATCTTGTAATGTTCTCCATCTTTTCTAAAAGAGTGGTCAATAGAAGGTAATAAACTAGGAGGGACAACAATAATCGTAATTAATCTATTTCCTTTAGGATTTCTGTCGATATCATGTCTTGGGTAAATATACCAGACTTTGTGTTGTATATAGGAGCAAAGCCCTTTATTATAGATACCACAGACTTTCTTTTGTGTATAATCAGGTACAGAGATTAAAGGTGTACCATGTGGGATGATGATCTGTTCTTGTTGTCCAGTATTATCAGGATCTACCAGATCAATGCCAATAATTTTTTCATCACTCCCTATTTGAAAGTTAGAGAGTTGCATCGTTAAGAAAGTCTGTAAAAACTCTTTAGGTGTAGCTTGTCTACAGATCGTACCAGTTTCCATACTACGCATAAGAAACATAGCTTTATCGATTAACTGGATATCCACTGTAATAAAAGAAGTAATATCCAAAGAATCTGTACTCTGTACACCCATAGAAGAAGGCTGTACACGACCATCTTGACTAGAGATAAATTTAGCTATGTATCTGGTTTCTACTGTACTTTGTGTTTTGACATTATCATTCTTGTCTTTATCAACAGGATTGGTTTTAATAGAGAATTCAATGTTTTCTTTATTAGGATAAATAATATCATAAAACGTACCTATCGGAAACATAGCCGATACGGTTACTTCGTCAGTATAGTTATTCTCATAATCCCTGACAATATCCAAGTTCATGATTTTAATAGCTTGAATGTCAATATTGACATCGATTAAGTGGATAATACCTGTGATATGTCTTAAAGGTAAACTGACAGTAGACTCTAGGATCCTAGAGACTTCATCTCCTAAAGGTGTTCCAGTTAACGGGGTCGCCATTCCTGTCTCCTATATAAAGTTTTTTCTTCGATTTCTTTTAGTATGTCTTCATGAGGAGCAGTATCCAGCTCTACAGGGACATTGTTGTAGTGGTTAGTGATTCTTTCTTGTTCTTGTTTGATTTCTTGGGATTTCGGGATAGGTCTAAAGATCTTAGACATATCAATCGCTGAATAACTACTATAAAACTCAGGTAATTTAGTTTCTTCTTTAATAAAGTCCGTGTTGCCAATATGGGGAAAAATGGTAGAAGCAAAGTTAGAGAGTTTCTTAAGATCTTCTACTGGAACACTGGAGATGTTGTAACTACTATCAAGGGCTTGTTGAAAAGATTGAAGATGTTTATAGATGACCTGATATATCTCGATCATATCAGATTCATTTTTGATACGAATGGTAATGCCTTGGCTAAACCATTCTGCCATCTGGGCTATAGTGACATATTTATCAATGATTTCATTTGCAAAAGTACTATCTATGACGTGATCTCCCGTATAAGGGAGACCACGTTGTTGGATATACTCTTTATCTAAGGTATCGATATTCTTTACTCTAACTAAATAGCTCTTATGGAAAATGATGTATTTTGGGGTAAAGCTATTGACAATAGATGCCATATTTCACTCCTTATGGATATTTAGATTTGTCTTAAGGTAGCTCGCATAAGCATGATCAAGACAGGAGTCAAATAGAACTGCTGTAAAGTATTCCATTTACTCCAAGTAGAAATAAGTTCAAAGATAACTTCTTTTATAATGTTGTTATCTTCCATATACCTAACCACTTGTAATTCTAATTGAGATAATAAAGCATGATCTCTGTTATAGAAATCTCTAGAGAAGATATAACTACTATTAAGATCTATCTCAGGCAATAATGGTCTTTCTTTATAAGTTCCATTAAAACTACCATAATCGTAATTGAGAATACTGGTAGGTGCTAAACGGAATTTGATTTGTATCCTGTCATGGGTATCGACAGAGAAAGGATGATCAATGGGATAAATTAAATAATGTAATCCTATCCTAGCAGTTTGTGGTAATCTCCCAGATACCGCAAAAGCATTGGAATCAATCATCCCTACCTTAGTAAATACCTGATCTAAAGCATAAGCATCGATATCTTCTAAGACATCAAATACACTTTCTATCTGTAAAGCTTTAATATTCTCAACAGAGAGTATTTTCATCTCTTGTATTTTATAATAATCATCAGCACTAAACCATCTCGAGATACATTTGGTTAAGAAATGATCATAAATAAATAAATCATCCCTAGGTAGAATCATACAACGAAAACGATTACTATAATACTTCTTTAAATAGTTTTCAGAGATGATAGGGAGATAGTGCGATATCGTCTGGGCGAGTTTCATATCAGACTTGATTAGAACAGGATTTTGTCCATGTTCTAAAAAGTCCATACGGAAATACTTAGTATCTACTACTTTTCTTTCTAGATCTTCTACTCTGATCCCTTTAGCATAGTCAATTAAGGTATATTCAATACGATACACTGACTGTTTAAACATGGATAGTTTTTCAGAGACAGTCACTTGAAAGATACTAGGCATCCCATCCCCACTATCAGCAACGAACATATCGCCTACATTAGGGATAAAGGGAGGATAGAGATGCGCTGATCCTGTTGTGATACCAGATTTTAATTCATTATTCTGTTGCCAGTTTAAAGCCGTATCTACTTTAAGAATCATCCCGACGATCTTTTCATACTCCTGATAGATCGCATCTCTAAACATGTGGTGTCCATCAGTCACCCCATGATCTGTGACGATTTGTTTATAGTAATTGACTTTCCAATTACTACCTTCCACATGGACAATGAGATTAGCTAAATTCTCGTATCTGCTATCGACTACTGTACTTTTATAGTGTTCAGGATAGATATCAGGATGGGTAATGATCTCTCTTTCAGGACCTGCTCTTCTATCGATAACAATAGCAGCTTTTGGTTCTTCTGTAGGATCATTATTGATATTGGTATTTTGGCTATGGGCCAAGGATTCCTCCTCGGCAGCTTGTCGTTTATCTTGGAAATAAGTATTAGTAATAATAGATGCCATTTTGATAGCTCTCCTTATCGTCGTAAGCTTCTACATAAGAAGTCTCTACAGTAAACATACGAATATCTCTTCTGAACTTACCAGAGACAATCTGGATTAATTTATCCATGACATATCTGGGCACTTCTTTATAGTTTTTCCACTCTTCTAGATACCCACCAGCAGGAGGAGGTTCTACGAGTTGACCTTCCTCATTTCTCCAGATCTTACCAGACATACCTCTTAATCTATTTTCGGTATTGATGTGGTGGTATTTGTTATAGAGTTTATTTAACTGATCACAGATTTTTTGCCAGTCATAGCCAAGATGTTCCAAGAGTTCTTTAATGATTCTAGGATGTTTTCTTAATCTTTCTCTAGCACCATGACTAAGCTGTTCCCAGTCTTCATACAAAGACAATCTAACATGATACATATTTCTTAAAAAGAGTTTCTCAAGAGAATGCATGGTTAAATCATCATGGACTTCAAAATACTTATTATGTAATAAAGACCATTGATTATATAAAGAACACTGAAACACAGATTCTCCTCTGTATTTCATGTACTTAGCTTCTCCTTGCATGAATTCTTGAAGATAATCAGCAAAACCAATATGTGGAATTTCTTTCAGATCCAGTAATTGTTGTTTATCATCTGTGGCTAAAGAAATCAAGATATCAAATATCCTTCTAGTACCTGGGATTTTATCATCACTCCCTGGTAGCCATTCATCAAAATCAGGGATTCTGACACCTTCATTTCGCCAATTAGCTCTTTGTCTTCTTTGTGTCTGAGCTGTCCAGTTTTCAAAAGCAATACCTGATCTTGAAAAATGTCTCTCTTCTCCTATGCCTTGTTCATACATGGTATCTTCAGGTTTAGGGATGAAAGGTATAGGAAGTAATTGTTGATGGACAAAGATAGGATAATCTAATCTGACTTCAGTAGGACGCATGTATCTGACTTTATAGTTAAAAGAAGCAGTCCAGGTAGAGTTTTCACTTTCTCTACTACCTTTATCGGGAGCTACTTGAAAGTCATAATAACCAAATACTCGAGTCTGATTCTCAGCTATACCTAAACGAGTATTCTTACCATTAGAGTTAGAGAGTTTAGTCAGTCTAACTGAGCTATGGATAGCAGAACGTGGAATGATATAATGTTCAAAACTCTCTCCATATCCAGCTATGTTTTCTCGCAGTATCCAAATCTCTTTTAAGATGTGAATAAAGACCTCAGGGATGAGATAATGATATTTGAGATTATGGTGATTCAAATCTCCGTAATAGGTCATCTTAGACCTTATTTTATTACGCCATATCTCTGCTTGTCCTCTGTCTTTGCATCTATACTTGTAAGAGATGTTCATGATACAAGGCATGTAGATAGGACGCATGGCTATGTTTAAATGCGTATCTCTAAAAATAGGCATATACTCATCTTGCATCACAGGTGTGTCTCGTAATGAGTCATCAAACATCTCGTCTACTTCAATCATGACAAGTTCATTACTACCAAATAAAGAACCATTATACTCATTACTCGATGTGGAGGGGTACCCCTCTGTTTTTACTGTAGAGTTTAATTGCATGGTTACACCAGACTCTCCTGGATAGAAAATAGGGAGATTACTAGGAAACCCCATTTTCTCATTTAAGTCTTTAGTAATGGAATAAATAACAGGTCTGAAGAAATTCATTTCACCATCTGTTATGGCTTCTCGCACGAGTGGCATTTCTTTCTCCTTAGTATATATAGTCTAATTCATTTAATTCAGTGATTATTTCCAAGAGGATTCCCTTTATGGCCTATTACAAATACGTTAGTGATATTTTAAAAGATATTAAGAAATATCCTTTTAATCCTTTCTTGATACAAAGTGCGGTATTTAAACATTTAGATGCTGTCATGGATGGCAAAGCATTACAAGTCAATGCTACTAACCCTTTTACTTTTGATTTAGAATCAGCGGCTGTTGGTATTGCTGGATTTTGTAGTTACGATTATGATTTAAATAGGAAACAATATCCTGCTGCTGCAATGACCGTAGAAGATCTCTATGCTCATATGTGTGATATTGATTATCTGGATAGATTTGCTTATCCGACTATGGGTAGATTTAAGTTCTTAATGCGAGTAGACGAAGTATCTACTCGTATGGTCTATGACCCTAATCTGGATTGTAAGAAAGTCATTATTCCTAGAAACAGCTTTATCGAAGTAGCCAATACAACATTTACTTTAGAATATCCTATTGAAATCAGAGAACTCCCACATGGTGGTTTACAAGTTCTTATTGATAGTCAAATTAAATCTCCTATTCAAGTACTGAAAACCAATATCGTTGATTTTGATGTTGCTAAGAATAGAGAAGATATTCCTCATGCACAAGAAGTATCCTGGCTGCAATTTGAATTAGATATTTATCAATTTAAAATCAATAGCTACGAATATGCGACCACTAGAGCACAAGCTTTTAATGTCAAGCTTACAGTGGATGATTATTACTACTACGCCAGAGTCTATTATCAAAATAACCAAAGTGAATGGGTAGAGATGCAAACCACCCATAGCCCGGATGTCTATGACGTGGCTAAACCTACCGCTGTACTCAAAGTACTTAATAATCAATTACAAGTCACGATTCCACAAGTCTATTCTGATCTAGGTTATTTAGATGCTAAGATTAGAATTGATGTCTATGAAACCAAAGGCAATATCAATGTCAATCTAGACAGCTATGGCTTTAATGAATTCACGACTACTTGGCGAGCTTTTGATACAAGAAGAGATCTTTCTCAATATACAGCCCCTTTATCCAGGATTCCTTCTTTGGTTGTGTATAGTAAAGATCTGGTATCAGGTGGTAGAGGGCCTTTATCTTTTAAAGCTTTAAGAGAAAGAGTCATTGAAAACAGTATTGGTATAAGAAAGATACCGACTTCTAATATTCAAATTGAAGATCAATTAGAGGATGAAGGTTTTAGAATTGTTAAGAATATTGACTTAGTAACCAATAGAGCTTACTTAGCAGCTCGTGCTTTACCAGCACCTGAACACCCAAGACTGGTAACTGCAGCAGCAGCTTCTATTGAAACCTTGAATATGACATTAGATCAGTTATTAGCCACGGGTTATTGTTATCAAAACTACAAAGCGATTACGATCTCTCCAGAAGCGGTATATGAAAGTAGAAATGGTATTTTATCGATTATTCCTAAATCCCAAGTAAGAACCATTACGAATATGCCTGTTGATGATAAAGTAAAATTAATCAACAGTCGTAACTTATACAGATCTCCTTTCCATTATGTCTTGGACATGAAAGAAAAGGTCTTTGATCTAAGAGCTTATTATCTGGATCATCCTAGAGCAGAGAATAAATCTTTCGTAGATGCTAATGATACCACGGCTCTTTTACAAGTGACGGTAACCAATTACAACATCGAAAGAATCAGTAATGGCTATAAACTCACTATCCTGACTAAAGCCGATAAGTCTTTTGCGGATCTGCCTGATGATAAAGCCCATGTACAATTAGCCTTTATTCCACCAGGGGAGATTGAAAGAGCTTATGTCAATGGTAGATTAGTAGGTAGAGAAGGGGAAAATAGAATATTTGAATTTATTTTAGAGACTAACTTCAACATTACTAAAGAAAACCATATTGAATTAACTAACTTCAAGATGTTCAATCTGGATAATAGAATTGTTAAAGCGAATCTAGAACAAGAGTTTGATATTATCTTTGCCACAGATAATGCTTTAGCCAGAGGATGGCGTCATTCTCCTATTGATAATAAACTCGGTAGGTTCATGTTACCTCCGGATACTAAAGCTATTGTCAATGAGAAATTAAAACTCATTATGGGTTATGATCTAGACTCTCTCTGGAAGAGATGTCGTACTATGACTGGTAGTGAGGCTTATGAAAAGTATCAGACAGATGAATTTGCGACATATGAGCAAGATATCCTGGATACTGATCCTATTACAGGAACCAATATTGTCTTTGTCAATGGTAAACCCACATATAAAATCAAACATAGAAAAGGGGATATCATCTATGATAAAAACAATAAGCCAGTATACAAACATAGGAAAGGTGATACCAAGTTTGTAGCGGGGTTGCCTGTCTTAGAGAATGGTAGAAAGATTGTAGTGCAACTGGATATCATGCTAGTAGAGTGGGTATACTATATCGCTGATCATCCGGTCATTCAGGACTATAGACGAGATATGATTGATATCTACGTTGATTGGATCACAGATAGTTTAAACACTATCAATGAAAAAGTACTAGAACAGACTAAGATCTTCTTCTATCCCAGAGCTACATTGGGTAGTGTTGAAGTCATGTACAACGAAGGGATTACTTCGAGAATCAATGCGGCACAGAGATTAACCGTGAATCTTGTTGTAAGACCTGTGGTATATGCTAACCTAGAACTCAGAGATGAAATCACTAGATCAACGGTGAGAGTCATCAACGATCAACTTGATAATAATCTCTTATCCACGAATGAAATACTCGCTGCTTTAACCAAGGAGTATGGCTATGATGTTATCGGGGTAGAGATGCATGGTCTAGGTAACGATGACCGTATTATCACGATGACTATCTTGGATGATAGCAAGAGATGTAGTTTGAAGAAGAGACTCGTGATTGAGAGTAACAATACTTTGTTTATCGAAGAAGATGTTACTGTCAATTTCGTAGAACATGCTAAAAAGACAGGCTAATTAAGAATGCTCTAAATCATAAACAATTTACAATTATATGCGGGTGTTCATGCCGCTTGATATCGTGTTGGTCTGCTTGTTGTATAGATCATGGATATTTGTGTTTTACCTCCTATATTTCCCTATACTCCTAATGGGGTATAGGGGTTTTTTGACGCTTTGGTTATATTTCAAGATAAAAAAAGAAATAATTCTCTTGAGGGAGTTATCCCAAGATAACGAAGGAAAGAAAAACACCATATATCCTCTATACTCCTTTTTATAGGGAGTATAGAGGAGAGGCTTATTTAAAAGATCATACCGGTACGACGATGTTGTTTACGGATAGGGATTTCACTGTAACATAGGTCTACATCAATTATACGTTCTATAGGCATATTCCCTTCTAATCTGGCCATTATGTGGCCAACAATATCATTTTCATAAACAAAGGAACATTTACCATTTTCTCTAGAGTAACGTCTATACTTTACTAAATTCATTTCGTAACATAAAGACCACACCTTACGGTCATTAAAATCATGAAAGTGTCTATTATTCATCTCGCCATCTAGCATTCTACCGAGACCGGCTTCATAATCATCAATTGTATCTTTAGTATACATATCTTTACCTCTCTATTTCTGAAAGTATATTACTAATTCTATCTATATCCGCATGTCTTACTCTATATTCATAAGCAGCTTTGATAGGAAAATCTTCTCCTATCTTGAAACTGACATCATGGGTATAGGTTAATCTATTAAAATCACGGGGTTCTATACCTTCTACATCAATCATTTCTTCGGTACTGATTCCTCTGATTAAATAAAAGCAATGCATGAAACGATCATCTGGATAAAAAATCTTATCATTCTTTATTTCATCAAAGACATAATGCCATTTCTGAGCACGATATTCATTAGCCTTTACATAGGGGTTTGAGGAATTATGATAAGTGATCATGTTCTTCTCATTTCTAAATCTAAATAAACATCTTTAATAGAGTTTCTATCATAGAACTCATCAGGTGCAATAGGTGTGACTAAAGTATAACCTATGGCTAAAGATCGGCCTTTTTCATGACCAGTTGCAACATCTAGCTCGCTGTTATGGACATATTCATAACGAGAGACAGCGTACTGTATTCTCATCTTGTCATGAAAAGTATTATATCGATACTTATAAGCCCATTTCTTTAATAAGATATCGTTATAGTCTATCGCCGTAGTTTGCTCTACTTCTTCGTATACCTCACTGACATGGTTACCAATATTTTCTATTAAAGTACGATAAGAAATAGGTGTATCTATTCTTTCCTTCAATGCCTCTTTTATAATACTTCTTTTATCGTCATTCATCGCCATTTATAACACGCTCCTATTAAATAGCATACATCCCTTATACCCTGTTAGTGGGGTATAAGGGATGTATATAAAAGATCTGTTAATCGTAGTAGTATAGAAATCCATCTTTATCTGTAAAAGATAAGTAATCAATCGCTAAAGTACACTTGAAAGGCTTCAAGATCAAATACTCTCTTGGATTTACGACATAGCCACGATCTGTCTTGGTACCTGTAGACAATAATTCATCTACAATAAGTGTACAGTACTTAGCCTGTGTCTTTGTAGGTGTCTTTTCACGTTCACCTCCTACTGATTTATCTTTTACTTTTTTAGATTGGATTCTCTTGCCTTTTAGTACATACTCCGCATGGGATAAGACAAAAGGCTGATCATCAAAGTTAGTAAGTTTGATATAGTCTCTTGTACTGTTAAAGAATCGAAAATACTCCACAGTGAAAAGAAACTTGATATCACCAAGAATGGTTCCTATCGGAGCTATGGTGCTAGCTTTTGTCTCCGACATAGGAATCATGGTGTGTCTAACCCCCATGTAGTCCTTACCTCTTTCACTTTTACCTATTACACCCATAGGAGAAAAGACAAGAGATAAACCTAGGATAATGTTTATAATCTTTTTCATGTCTCTTGTTTCCTGTATTGGAACTATAGATCATATTCTATTAAACAGTACCCTATATGTCAATGTTATTTAGCATTTGTTAGAGAAGTATTGTTTTAGATCCGTAAAACCATATTTCTCGGCCAGTTTTGCAATGAATGGAATGTTCTTGCTAGTATATAATATATATCCAGGAATATCTAGATAGTTTGTCGTAAGACGCATCATCTCGATATTATCCTCTTTGATCTCGTAATCTATAGCTGGATACAGGGATGTAATAAAGAGCACATTGACCATACCACTTTCTTTAAAAGACATACTCTCAGTAAAGTCTTTGTCTACTTCAGCTTTAAACTGATTATAGCCAAATGGATTATCTACTTCATTTTCATTGAAATAGTCTTCTTTGATATGTTCTTCTATTTTCTTTCTTTGTTCTTGTAAGAGATAGGTATAAGCTACTTTTTCACCTAGTTCATCCAAAGCAAAATAACCTTCAGTCTCTTTATTACCTGTCAAAGTCACAAAGAAATTATCATCCATGGTAATCTTGGCAGTCGCATACTGACCATTGATATAGTTTAAAAGATGCATATAAGCTAAATAACAAGAAGAATAAGCATAGTTGTTTTTATGGTTATTCTTATTCGTGATTACCTTACATTTTAAATAGACAATAAAACTATTCTCTTCTTCTGAAACTGATAGAGAAACTCTAGAAAGAACAATACCTGGATAGTTGTTTAGAAACTCATAGATCACGTATTCTTTTTCTTCTTTCTCTATTTTAAAAGCTTGCTTATAGTGATTAGCAGAAAAAGAGAGGTTATCTAGCAAAAGAAAAAGATCATCTTTGAGTTGATGGTTTCTTTTGTCTAGTTCAATTGTCGCTCTGTTTGTGACGACATTTATCGTTAGATACTCACTCATGACTATTTTCCTCTTTAGGCATGATACTATTTAGATAGACTAAATCATCTTCATGCAAAACAGGAGTAGGTGTAGAGGAATATATACCTAGTTTACGACAGGTATCCAATCTTACTTTAGGATCACCATGAGACAAGAGTTCAATGTAGTGTTGTGCTTCTGACAAGGTAAACAACTGACTATCTTGTTTCTCCTGCACCAAAGACATAGCAGCATCTACCATTCTGTCCAGTTCAGCGCCACCTTCTCTATATTCACTACTCATATGACAATCCTCGCATTCTTCTGTGTATTTGGTTTGTAACTCTATCTTAAGTCTTTCTATTTCAAACTTAGCTTCTGTAAGTTCATTTTCTATAGCTGTTTTTTCTTTAGAGATATCTACGACTTCTTTTTGTAGTCTAGAGACTTCTTTGGTTAGCATCTCCATATTGATGTTATTAAATTTATTTATCTGATTATTTTCATCGATAATCTTGCTTTGCTTCTCTTGTAATTCAAGTAAAGTCTTAGCGATATTCACTAAGAGCCTACCATCCTCACTCAGACGACCCGATAAGTCGTCTGATAATTGAGATAAAGTCATACCAGGGTTTTCTGGATTAATAGATTCTACAGTCATGTTTTACTCCTCAGTAAAGCTACCAGTTTCTAGGGTTAAATGTTGATTAACTTGTTTAAAAGGAACAGCTATCCCTTCGGACGCTATCCCTTTGGATAACAAAGACACATCACAATCGGTTAAAGAACCATAACTACTCTCGTAGTGAGAAACAATAAAGATCTGACTATGGATTCTTTCTTCTGCCAGTCTTTTGATAACGTTAGTCGCATTGATTCTGTGTTGTTGGTCAAATGACGCACCGAATTCATCTAGGAACAAAGGATAATGTTCTAGCTTTAAAGACTTCATTGCAGTGAGTTTAAAAGCTAGATTAATGACTTCTTTTATCCCGCTACTGCCTAAAGCCACATCATCAATGTCTTCTTTATTAAGTCCTACGGTCATGGGAAAACGAAAAGTCAGACCATCTTTCCCCTCTTCTTCAAATGCCGTAATAGGAGATTTTATCTCTAAAGGATAACTCCATATCTCTTTAATTAAAGCATTCATATAGGAAATAAAGATATCAATAAACTGCGATAATCCTTCTGCTATTAATCCTTTCTGTGGTGAGAGTTCTTGAATAAGGATTTTATATACCGACTCTTGTTGAGAGAGTCTGTCTATTTCATTCTCCACGTACTGGATGACAGAGAGTTTATTATCCAAAGACTGTTGGAGTTTTATCTTCTCTCCTAGGTCTATCTTGAGTTGATTGATGACTTTAGTAATATCAAGATTGATCTGTTTTTTGACATATTCTTCCTCTAGCTTATCAAAAGAGACTAATTTATTCACGAGAAGGCTTCTCTCAGCCTCTGTGTCCTGATATAACTTCAAGATAGACTCATAGTCCATCTTTTTCTTTTCAGCGTCTCTACGTTCCATATATAGCGTTTTAAGATAGGTCTCTTCTTTTTCAATCTCTCTTTGAAAATAAGACTCGTCTTTTTGACTGGCATTCTTTAATTGCTCTAAAAAGAGTAATATCTCTTCTTTTCTTTTTAGCTTTCTTTGTTTCTCTTGCAAGATCTCTTCTTCTTTATAGTACTCTTGCAAAGGTAAAATACTATTTGGATTACCGGATTTTATTTGTTCTTTATCCAGTAAAGAAAAGAGATCACTTAAATCTTGATATTGATTTCTGATTTTTCTGTACTGTTGTAACCAGTCTAGACTCTCTTTATAAATCAGATACTTTTCTTTATCTTTCGAAAGTAACTTATCCTTCTCTTCAAGGTGTTCTCTTAATACCTTACCTTGTTGCATGATATTTTCTAATTTAACTGGATCATATCCAGGAATAAAAGCATGGTTACACTGAGGACAGTTTAACGTATGTTGTTTCTTTTTCTCTTGTTGTAATTGTGCTTCTATTCTTAATTGTTGTAAGTCATTTCTCTCTTTTTCTAAAAGATTTTGTCTTTCTTCTAAATCCTTCTGTAAAGCGATATAAGACGTTTCATCAATAAAGTCTAATACAGATGGTCTATTAGAAAGAAAATAGCTTAAATGGCTAATGAGAGAGGATATACGCGAGATATCTAAGGAAGAATGAGTGTATTTTAAAGGTATTTGTAAAAACTGTTCTATACTGAGTAATTCTTGTTGTAAAGTCTCTGGACTCACTTTAGTATTAGATTGAATTACAGAGAGTTCTTGCTTTAATTTATCTATAGTAGAAGAGAGCAAAGAGATATGGGTATTCTTATCTTGAATGGTTTTAATAGCTTCTTCTATTTGAGTACTAATAATCTCTCTAGATAAAGATCCCGTATGGGTAGACAATACTTGTTTATAAAAAGACAAGAGTCTATTGACCAGTTGAGTATTAGAATCAATTATGCTTTGTTTTAATTGATCTAGTTTTTCTTTGTTTTCTTCTATAGAGAGGGGGTCTTGAGTAGAGTATAATAAAGTCTGATAACGATTGACTTCTTGTTCAATAGAGGCTATCTCAGTGATGAGTTTTGTCTTTTCTTCTTCAGAGAGAATGGTGGTGGACTCTTGCGTGAGCTTCTTCTTAAACTCTTTAATAGAACCTTGAATATCTCGGTATCTATCTTTTAGCTTATTCCAAATGAGAATAGCGTAATCATAGTTCATATTAGAAACTTCAATAAACCATTCTCTTCTTCTTTTAGGAGACATCTCGGTAAAGGATTCTCTACTATGTAAGAGATAATGGATATCTTGGGTATAACCAAAGATATCTCTAACCAGATCAGATTGTACGGATTGTGTACCACCAGGATTTAATTCCGTATTACTTTCTTTTTCTATAAAAGAACATTTAACACTACCTTTGTAAGTGGTTCTTAAGAGATAGTGTTTGTTATTATGTTCTATTTCTATTTCTTTATAGCCATTATTATAATAATCATTCTTACTACCAGGTAAAGGAGAGATTTCCTTGAGTAGCATACTCTTACCAAAACCATTGATCCCTAAGATAAGTTGTAAATAAGAGACTGGAGTTAAGTTTAAATACTTGACTTGACCAAAGCCTAATCTTTTAAATCCTGCTAAGGTGATATTGACATAACGCATGTTTTACCTATCTGTATTTTGAGTCAAAGTATGGAAAACTCAGTATATCCGTCATAGTCCTTCTACTCTCCCTTGTGTATAGGAGAGTAGAAGGAGGTATGATTAGTGTGTAGACTTGCCAATAGAGTCAATAACCATGGCATCTTTAGAGAAGTGAGTATAATCATATCTCAGCCATTCTGGTGTATGCTTATAGATAAGATCTACTAGAGACTCATGGGTATGTTCTTCACTTGAGAGTTTTTGGATGAGTGCGATGACTTCCTCATCCCAGATATCTTTGCTCATCTCCATAGGGAGTTTTAGGGCTCTGATATCTTTAGCTAAACCTAAAGCAGTGTTGACTTTCTTTAATGTATCTTCATCTACCTGGTTTTTTGCAAATATAGGTAACAAAGAACCCACCACCACTAAACGATTACTGCCTTTAAAAAGCAGTTTTAACAACCACTTCTTCAACATGACAGGTATGTCCTTCCTCTTAAAAGAGACAAAATTTATTTTAATAATATCTTATTGTTTGCATAAGACGCCATTTGTATACACCATTCTCCAGTGTTTAGCTGAATCATAGTGGCATATTCAATCACTATATCATCTTTAGACCAGACTAAAAGAGAGATAGTGGGATGGAAAGATTCCAGTCTTTTCAATGTATTTCTATTGACAATATCGATATTAAAAGTGAGTCGGATTTTGACTTGTTTCTCTTTATAATCAATAGGAATATCAATATACTTTATTTTTCCATCGATTTCAGATTTTAAAGTATATTTCTTCTCGGTATGAAAGAAATAATCAGTGATATCAATAATCTCTCCTTTATAAGACTTATCTAAAATAGCATTTGCTCTTTGTTCTAGTATCTGAAACTGATTCAAAGTACGCATGGATAAGAAAGGAGGATCTAATACCAAAGTTAAAGGTTTATTCTTACTGTCTAATAAGAATAAATCTGGTCTTTTTCGATCACTGGACTTGATGAAATAGTCCTTATAGCGAATGAGTTCATTATAGAAAGTAGAAGTAGTGATATTACTTAAGAATCCAGCTACCAAGACATCTAAGTTGTACATCATGGTACTTAGCCATTTCTGCTGGGTATCTTTAATATACTCCAAGATACTATCGTTTTCTTGTAAAGAAACAATAGCCAAAGCGGCGTCAGCAACTTCTTTGCCAATATGCGTATCTTCTTCTTTATCGCCAAGATTAGAGAGATAGTATTTCCCTTGGGATCTATCATGAGCTGGATTGAAATAGAATCGATCCATGGCCAAGAGAGGATGGTGGGTTTTGTCATTCTTAAAAGGAGTATCGGTCGTAGAGAGATCAACTGTATCGTTATTCTCTCTATACCCTAACTTAAGATGATTACTCGCTGCTGCTGCCATGGTAGCCATCTTGTCAGACATTTCATTACCGATGAATCCACTATGTCCGGCTATCCAACGAAAATAAACATACTGATTATTGGCTTTAATCTGATCTAGTAAGGAAAAGACTTCTATGACTAGATCTTTATTAGAGATTTCTTTATTAGTACTAGTAATATAATTATTTTTTATGATTTCTTCTTTCTTTGTGATGTTATTTAAGACATACTGAGAATCCGTATAGATTAAAGCATATTTAATACTGGATTTTAGAAAGAATTTCAAAGCAGTAATCATACCTAATAATTCAGCTTGGTTATTGGTACCAATACCGTTATTAGGCTTTAAGAAATTACAATATTCTTTAATGGTTACTTGATAAAGAACAGGTTTCTTATGATGTTTATCATACTGACTAAAGTCTTTAATAGACTCATGTAAGGCTTCTTCTGTAATATCGTATTCTGTTAATAAAGTTAGTTTATTTTTTTCGATATTATCATTAGTGATATAACCTCCTTGAGTAATGGCTGTCTTAGCAAGACCTATGCCTTTCTTATTAGGGATAGCATCGTAGATATAGCCATGTACACCACCACCACAAGGAGCTGGATTACCTTGATAGGATCCACCATCACTGTAAAGCACCATACCACTGATCAGTGGGTTTCCATTCTCGACTGTTGACGACTCTGACATATTTTACCTCTGTTTCTTTTTGACCACCGATAAGAAGGTCATTATACTGTTCTTTAGTCATACTGGTCTTTTTATGACCTTGTAAAGATCTCTCAAATTGAGTTTTGGGAGGAGCTTTCTTATTGATGTCTTCAACAATGCCCTTCACATCAGGTTGATCTTTCTGTGGAGGAATGGGTGTGTTCTCGTCAGTAGGGATCAGTTCTCCTTTGTCATCTTTAGGAGCATTGACGATGATTTGACCTTCTTCGTCTAGTTTCGGGATAGGATGGTCTGTATTGATATTCTCTTCTTTAACCACAAGAGATTCCATCTTGTTACTTTCTTCTTCGCTTTTTCTATCCAGTTCGACAAACCTATCAGCGTAAGCTGCTATGGTCTCTTCATCTAGCCCACCATCTCGAATATCAATCAAGATACCTAGTTCAGAGGAAGTGATGTCGTAGTTGATATCAACTAGTCTTTTATTGATATAAACCAAATGTAAGTTGTTCTCTCTTAGTGCTTTATTGTTTTCTCTGACAATAGCAATGCGAGTAGCCAATTCTTTATTGGTAATTTGAAAAACCCTGTTTTTACCTAATACGGTTTTGTATCCATAAAACAAAATTACGGTTGTTAAGAAAAAAGAAATCGTCCACCAGTTCCATTGTCTCTTTGTCTTTCTGGAATAATGTCTACCTGTTTTTGTCTCAATGATAAACCAAAAGATATCTTTAAGTTTTTTCATAAGTGCCTCTCTAAAATCATATAGGATTTTTGTTTACTATCTCTATAGTAAGGAGCTTAATATATGTTCATGGTAAAAGGTTTTGCTAACCATGTCAGATTCTCTAGTAACGTAAAAGATCAAGTTCATCCGATTGGTGAACTATCCGCATATAGCATTACCTATGCTAAGGATAGAGGGGTATATTCCCTTGATGATGAAGACGAGATTGTTTTACATACTTTTCGTAGTAGCGAAGATGGTGTCTATACTGAAGTCAGTCAAGACTGGCAAGAACATATCTTTGCTATTATAAACGATGTCTATAAGGAATGTCTAAAAGGCAATAAGCAATGGACAGACCAAATCAACAAATATTTAATTACCAAACATCAATCTATAGCAAATAGCTTTAAAGTAGGTAAAATAGTCACTGATGGACAATACACCATCCCTGGCTGGATACAATGGAAACGAAATGGTCATAAATCCTTGATTCGTATCTGGTTTAGTGATAGTGTCTTTAGATCTACTTTTGATGAATATGAAATCACCGTAGTACCCCCTATTGAAGTAGTGGATAACTTCTTTAAACCAAGAAGAGAAGTAGAGGAATATGTCAGGACACAGAATGATCCTGTCTCTATGTCTTCTAGAGCACAGATTGCAAGAGACTATAAACCAGAAACGATTTATCTCTCTTTGGTCTATGATTGGCATGATAGAAATGATCCTAAGTACAGATTACCAACCAGATGGGATATCCTTATCTACGGTGAACAAGGTAATAACATCGATGCTATAAAAGATAAGATCATTGACCATATCTTAGAACATTCTACTCATGATGAAGAAGACTGGAAAAAGATCTTTCCAGATATCTTTAAAAGAACAGAGTTTATCATCATTCCTCGTTGGGATAACTATGCTATTCCTAATAGAAACATCATTGAAGGTATCTATTCTCCCGTGGTGAAGTATAATGATATTATTAAAACCATTAGAGACTATGCTCATACGAGATATGGCTATACCAATGAACATATTGAAAAGTATGCGACCGTTATGGCACACCAATATCGTTCTTTACAGACACTAGTCATTTCTCACCCTGAGAATAGAGATAATAAACTCTTTATCACCGACGAGTATCCTGACTATATTGCAGAAAACACCATGACTCAGGACTTCAACCGGATGAATAGTAAAACTCGTCTCTGGAGTGAAGGTCTAACAGAAATGATCATTGAAGCTGAGAAGTTTGATGAATATAGTACCACACCACCTAGAATGACTAGACTCATACGAGAAGGTAAACTCTATCTTGTTAAATCCTTTAACAAAATAAACTATCTAGTAGCTGTGAAGTATAACTTCTATAAAGTAGACGATGATTAATATCGGAGAACGAAGTCATGGCGATAGAGATTTTACCACAGATATATTCCAGTGGTGTATTTAAATTAAAGGGAAAGCTGTTACAGTATCTATCTGAAGAAATGTGGTATACCTGTATAGCCATAAGAAAGATAGAAGAAATAGAAGCTGTAGGGATAGATTGTTATCAAGAGTATTATGTTCCTATTGGTCTAGATGAAACAGACTTTAGTAATGATAATAAAGTCAATGCTTGTATTATCACCGTAAAAGCAAGTAATGGTGATTTAAAACATTTCCCTAGTACTTATTTAGCTTCTTTCCCTAATGGTTCTGGTATACTGTATTCAGTTATGGGACTTGCTTTTGATCTAGGGGCATTGCCTGTGTCTTATGATCTTACCATACTAGAGAAAAAAATAAAAGATGTGATTTTAAATGAGATAGGAGTAGAGAGCCGGTCACGACAGCTTACGATGAGTAACTATGAAATCATCTCACAAGGCAGTCATGAAAGAATAGAAGCTGCTAGAAAGAGTAAGATTCATAAATCGGATAATCTCATCCATCTGAATAAAGCTCTAATCAAAGAAAATGAAGATCTGAAGAATAGAGTCAAGAATCTAGAGAAGTGGGTAGTGGATTATTTTGAAGATGCTAAGAAAATAGCTAGAGAAATTAAGGTAGCTGGTTTTAAACTACTTTAGTGTGAAGACCTTACACAGGTGACGATGTCAATGTGTGTTGCTCCATATTACCTACACTCCTGTCAAAGGGAGTGTAGGGATTTTTGATGAAAAAGATTCTCTTGAATGATTCTATCTTTAGATAGATGAATGAAAGAAAAAAGAAGGGTAGCCTTGCGACTACCCCTTGGCACTTACTCTGTTTCAGTGCCTTGTTCTTCTCCTTGTTCCAGGTGCATGCCGATGGCTACCCCTACGGTAAGAGATGCCGCTACGATAGCGGTAGTGGTCAAGATTTCTTTAATGTTCATAAAAGTCTCCTAGATAGAAATGTAAATGTACATATGACAACACGTCATATGTCCTTAAATGGAATTATCATTGTGATAACTCCACATATATAATATAGGATTGAAAAAATCTAGATTCAAGAAATTATCCTCTATTTTGAGGATAATATTCTTGGACTAGATTTTCTCGTTTGCCATAGGCAAATGAAATATTCTAGATTCAATATTTGTAGAATGAAATATCGTCATCTATCCAGATATCCCTATAAAGGATATCTGGATAGTGATATAGATTATCTTTAAATGTTTTTATCGTAATTAAAAGAATTAAAGAAAGCCACTTTGTCATTAAACTGACTTCTTTTCTTGCTATGAAAGTATTCATGTACGGGAATATCTAAAGAATACGTTTCATAGTACACGGGTTGTATACCATCTTTTCTTCTTCTGAGCCTTCCTATCGTCTGTTTAGACTGTTGTGAACTTCCCATAGCGACTGTATTGATACCTAAATACAATCCTGGTATATCTACGGCAGTACCAGCAGATCCTGGTGTAGTGACCCGAATATCAGGATCTATCAGGTTTTCATATGGATCTTCTCCCACATATCTTCTTATATCTAAAGCTCTAAATCTCTCTTGTAAGAACTCTGTTAGTTCGGTACACATCTTGATCAAAGAACAAAAGACAATAACTTTAAATTGACTTTTATCTACTTTATTTTCTTCTATGTAACTGATATATTCATTCTCGATAATAGAGGCAAGCATTGCAAAGTAATGCCTTTTAGTAGGAGCATGTTTTAGTATAGACTTCTCAAACTCCACATGGGAATATCCTTTAAAGTTCTTAGTCTTAATAAATTTAGGATTCCAGAATCGATAAAAGAAAGCTCTATATTGAATAAATCCTTCTTGATCTTCAGGTTTAAAGCGTAATGACTCTGGATAGACGATTTTCGCCATTTTCTTTAAAAAAGGATCATCAGGTACTAGTGTGGCCGTTGTCGTCACAGAGAGCTGTGTGTGCGTATATAGGTGTATTTTATAATTGAGATGAAAGTCTTGGTGACCTTCATCGACTAGTAATACCTTAGCTCCTAAAGTAGTACAGAAATCATAAGGCATAATAGGGTAATCTATTTCATTACCATATTCTTCAAATTGCCTTAAATAGATCTGAAAGGTTTTGTTTGAGATAACAATAGCTTTATAATTATCAAGCTGATTATTGACACCTAGTTGCAATACATCTCTTAAAGCATCTCCACCTTGAACCATATAGATCTCTTCAGGAGAGATATCCATAGCCTCTAGTATATCATTATACCATTTTTGTAAGTACTGTGCTCTAATGACCATCACAAACCTGGATTTCATACGAGAAGCAGTTTCCATAGAGACAATAGACTTACCTTCCCCTGTTTGTAGTTCTACTAACTTGGCTGGATAAGGCCAGGGAGGAATTGTATTAAGAATAGGGTTAGGGGAAGTACAGTAGTCTACAGCTTCTACTTGTAAAGGTCTTAATGTAAAATGAGATTTCAGGGAGGTGGTAACCTCCTGGAAATTCAGTTGTTCTGGATTATGGTATAATAAAGTATAGTCATGATAACCATGATTATTAAGATGTTCTAAAAAACTTTGTAATTGGTTAATATGGATTCTATATTCTTTATTATCTTTATCAGTGACAAAGAACTTGGCTTTGATTTCTCTGGTTACTTTAGCGTCATGACCCCAGCCTTGTTTCTTATAGTCCCATTGTACATTTCTTTTTAGAAACTCATTCATGAGCTGATTTGTTGGAGAGAAGAAATAAGTCTCTCCAGTGTATACAGTAAAATGATGCGAATAGACATCTATTTTCATACTAGACATAGATACATCCTATAAAAAAGAGAACATAAATCCTATAATACCACACTCTCGTACGGATACAGAGAGTGTGGGATATATGATCTAATAATGAATCTTGTTTTTAATGACTTCTTGTGGAAGTAGCATATAGTCGAAGATATGGTCTGGTCTATTGGTTTCTGTAAAGGACTCTGTATTGACCAAGAGTTTATTTTGCTCTTGATAAGCCATAGCAGCACCCAATGATCTACCAGCCATTGTCGTTTTCATGATGCCCATACCTTTATCTGTCCAAGGTTTAGGTAGGGAATAATCTTTATTCTTCATAGATACTATCATTGATGAATAAGCAATAGAGATCAATACCGATAAAGGCAACTGCATCTTCTGGGTAATATAGTCAACAAAGACTTTAATGAAGTCAGGTGGTGACATTTCATCTCGTACCGTAGAGTCTTTCACTGAGGCTTCTATTAGTTCAGAGATACCTTTGGAGAAATCCACCGTAGAGAATTGTTTTGGTGGACATTTAAACAGTACTTTTTCCCTATCCCAGGTAGAGAGATCTATTTCATACCAGCCTCTAGAATCTATATTAAATTCCTGTTTCTTCATGAATTTTAATAGATCTAGGCTACAATAAGCTTTTCTACCCTGATAGACTAAGGATACTTCTTCTTGTCTCATCTCGTCATTGACCAGACTGATGACTCTGATATTAGAGACATCCGTTGCTCTGGAGATAGAGATCTTGGAGATATCTTTTAGGTTTAAAATGGAAGTGATATTGAGCATTGCTTTAGGATTTAGCACCAGCTTAAAGCCTTGTAAATCCATATCCTGTCTAACCATATAACCTAGGCCATCTTGCGATAGACTAAAATATCTGCTTTGTTCTTGAGACAAAACAATCTTAGAATATACACCAGTGGAAACGACGTGTTTAAACGAGAGTACGTTTTGGGTATTGTCAGAGGCAAGTGTGACACCAGATTGCTGTCCTATATTGGTACCAGCAATAACGTTTCTTGAGATATAACCAAAACAGGTTTCACAACAACCATTAGGGTCTTTATGGTTACAGCCTACTATAGTCCTTATAGGAATAATCGTACCAATCAAATCAGTTTCATTGCCTTTGATATATTTAAGGGTATTATCCTTAGCGAGATAATAAATCCCTCTGGCAATATACAAATCATTCTTGTTGGTGATTTCCCAAGGGATATAGTTATTACTACCACAATCTCCTCTGTGTATCGTATCCAGGTTCATCCCGATCAATTGAGCTTTTCTTGAGAAATACTCCACATTACGTAAATGACCTTTGGCTAAATACAAAGCAGTAGCCGCTGTACGAGACTCTGTTAAAGAATCATAGAACGATCTAAAGCCTTCTATATAGCCTCTAATGATAGGATATCTGAAGATATGGTTATCAACATCCTTAGGATACCCAAATGGCCCTATACACTGGACTAATTGAGAATCCTTAATCAGACCAGATCTCAATAACCTAGCAATGTTATTCGTTGATAACTGGGGATCTGTCAGGATTTCATTGATCACATCACCATGGATCTTTTTAATACCTTCTTGAGAGTAATCCCCTTCTTCTTTGATTCTCTGGATATTAGGATTTCTAACCAGATTATAAAGATCATTAATGTCAACAGAGTTCATGTACTCAGTAGCCATCTCAGAGAAATCATTATAGTAATGATTACTGGCTTCATAGCCAATCCTTAACATATCCAGTTTATCTTGATTGGTATAAGTACTACCGTATTGTTCATACCACTCATTCGTAATAGAAGCAATTAATGCCAAATGTGTTTTGTTCTTGAGTCTTTTCTTTTCATTACCCTTAAGGAGATGGAAGGATATATGATGCTCTTTCAATAATCTAAGTTTATCATACTGCTTATGATACTCCCAGAAATAACGAGAGATAGCGGTTTCTTTAGCTGTTGTGTCAATCATTTCACCATTGTCAAAGACAATGGTGAAAGTTCCAGTGATATGATTTAATATCTCTTTCTTAGGGATATCTAACAGTTTTCTTGCTAATATCTTCATATTCAGATAGTATCCTTGTTACTGGGAATATCAATACCATCGTTGTCGTGAACAAAAATATCCTCCAAAGGAGGTACACGATTATCAGGATTGAAAGGACTATATTTAAAAGTAAAGCCAGCACAGTTGATCAAGTGGTTAACCATCTGTAAAGGTTTAGAGTATCCTAATGGAAATTGTGATCTATCCACGATGTTCTTGATCCTGGTTGGGATCTTGGCATCTAGGATATTGGTAACAATTTCTTTTCTCACTAGAGAGTTATTGGATCTATCGTGCATCTCTATAGCAAAATCACCACCGGCATATGCAGCTACTACGCGTATTTCAGATTCACCTAGGACTCGAGTAGGCTGTTGCTTAGTAGGTGTAGTGTATTTATCTTTAGTAGAAGTATAAGAGATAATACCATTTTGTTGGGTTTTTGCCGTAGATACACTAGACCAGTCATAGCCAATCTTTTCCAAGAGGATCATGTAGATACTACCGATCCTGACTTTTTCTTTAGTAGTATGAATATTACCTTGACTATCTTTATACGTTAACGTATCGTAAGTAGAAGGGAATTCTTGATTAAGTTGTTCTACCATCTCAAGGAGTTCTACATCCGTATCTGGTGGACGATAGTCAATAATACATTCAGTCAAGGAAGAGATAAGATAATTGATTTTCTTTTCTGCTGATAAAGAACGCATCCAATCACCTTGTTTAGGAGAGACGACATCATGATAACGATTGAGTCTCTCTAGTACTTGATTAAGAGTGTCTTTATTAGCATTATTGATTTTGTCTTTGATAATAAAAGCATCGTCTTGTGGTGTGATACCTAATCTAGCTTTTAACTCAAGTTCTAAATCATACTTGGTAGAATTCAAGAATTGTTCATATTTCCTACCAAAGTTCATGCGGTTCACTGTAGCTGCGGCATCCATTATTATGTCTGCTCTTAAACCGTTTTTTGCAACGGGCATTTCTTCTGGTTCGAAGATATGGGTAATGACGCCTTTTCCTCCGGCGCTGTCTGTTAGTTTTGAACCTATGTTTGGCGTGACTTCATATTCAATTACAAACTCAGCTCGCCATTCATTTAAAGGTTTCTTTTTATGATTTAGTTGTAATCCTTGTTTCAAGCCATTTGCCAAATGGTTAGTGATGGCCATACATTCGACGATGTATCTTTGAAAACTAGGAGAGATCTTGAGATTAGGTCTCTTGGCTTTTAATTGGAAATAAAAGTTTAAGATATCTTGACGATATTTTAAAAGCGCATCTCGATACTTGATAGGTTGCTCCATCATCTCGTCACAGATCGTCTCTCCTTTCACTAAGGGCTGATGATACACCACCACATCAACAACTCTACCTCCTTCTCCTCTAGCATAGGTACAGTCATCAAAGATAGGATCTAAGATCTTTAAAGCTTCTCTTGAAGTATCAAGTCCTGCTAGTGCTGGATTATACTCTCGTAAAGCCATCAATAGTCCTTTATGTTCATGATTAGGATGAACATAATCCCCTATATCTGGGAAGATCTTATATTTATTATCATCACCATACAAGTTTAAAGGAATCAGATCTCTACCCCATTCAATCGTACGTTTTTCGTACATCTTGAATCTGAGTTTAGGTAATACATCCCTAGAGATACCAATACCATCTTCAGAGACAGATGGGTGAGACATAAAAGCCATGTTGAGTTCTATGCCATAGTTATATTCACCATTAGGTCCTTTACAAGGGGTATCTGCAAATACCTCGTCCTTCGCGATGAATTGATCAGGATAGAGTTTTGATTTGGCTGGACCATCTTTATACTCAAAGCCAAATTGTGGATGCAATGAGAAATACTTTTCTAGTACGATATACGAGATGATACCATCTTCACTTTCATATACCGCAATAGACTCTGGTGATATCTTAAAACCATCTGCCACGAATTGGTTAGACTCATATCGCGTAAAGACTTTTAATATCTTACCATTCTCTGGCATTTTGTTGGCAAAGGTATATTTACCATATTCAATTTCCATACCCGTTTGTATCTTTTTAACACTGGGTTGGAAAAGAACTAATTTCTGTGTCATGTGGGAGCTAAACATTTGTTTTCGAGAAGCTGAGTTAGCTCCATCAAAAGGGTTTAGTCCCTGTACACCTAGTAGACGTCTATCCAGTTCGTTATGTTGAGGTTCGTGTTCAAACTGCTTATATGACATGATTACTCCTATATTAATGTATCCTTAAAAGGATACTATAAATATAATATATATCTGATTCTATATAGAATCAGATATATCATCTTGAGCGAAGCTATCTTTAAGATAGGTGAGTGAGAGAAATATATACTTAGAATCCCTGATTAAATATATAGGATATCTCCGAAAATAATTAAGAGGACAATCTATTTAAATAAATTTCAAGGGTATAAAAAATGACAAAAAGTATAACCACAGACTATTTGGACAATAGTTTAGATAATGAATACATTGATGCTGAAATCCGAGTGATCTTGGAAAATCATTTACCACAATTGAAAAAAGAAGCTAAAAAGAATGTGATTCAAGTCACACCGGCTGAAGCTTATCAGTATGACTATAACTACTATGGTTTATTAAGAAAGAAGAATATTGATTATCGTCTGCATTGGTTGACATTACGATGCAATGATAGAATAGACCCTAATGCTTCTTGTAAAGATGTTAGAGAAATATGTGTACCCTCTATAGAGGATGTTAACAGAATGTTGAGTTACTGGAGAAGTACTCAAAGCAAAGGAATGCTCTAGCAGACTTTCTTTGCAAGGCATGTTGTAAACATAGCCTATATTTAAAAAAGAAAAACAGTATGCCCATATACACCTCCTCCTTTGTGGAAGGGGTGTATATGGGTGTATGACAACTTAGATCTGAGGAGGTAGACCGTAGCCACTTTGCGGCATAGGCTGTTGATACATATTCATCATCGGTGCCATGGGCGGTGGATAGCCCATGTTGACCATGGCTTGTTGCTGACCATAGGGTACGCCATAGCCTTGACGAATGGGCATCTGTGACATGGTATTGATCTGATTGATCATAGGCATATACGGAGTCATCCACGCGGCTTGTGACAACGGTGGGAGTTCTTTATCACCTGTCTCAGCATTGAAATGTGCTTGAGGCTGTGCAGGTGGTGCTACTGGAGCCATAGGTGCCTGTGGTACAGAGGCTGTTGGGGTCTGTGCTACCGGTGTAGTCTGTACTGCTGGTGTCTGTACCGGCTCTTTTATGGTATCCCATTGATGTTGGGTATTAGGGATAGAGACATTAGATACTGGTTCAGGTGCAGTAGAGACATCCTGACTGGTCTGGATTTTCTTATTGGGTTCATTACCAGGCAACATAGGAATCATTCTTAGTTCTGGTAACAGAGAATCCATGTCATCAAAAACAGATAATACTTCCAGATTAAAGTAAGTATTGTTAATCAGTTCTTGGGCTTTATCACCAGCCACATTTGACTTGATAAAAAGGAGTTCAGAAACATGATTGAGTTTCTCAGCGAGTTTAGCTGTGATTCTAATCAAAGCTTCAGTAAAAGGTGCAATACTATCAGCTACTCCAACATTGAAACTCCCTTCTACATTGATATCTTTAAAGAGATATTCCAACATGTTCTTATAGGTCATCAAGTCTACTTTTCTAAACTTAACCCCATGGAACTCTTTATTGGAAGCTCTAAGCTCTTTATACCAAGGAAAGTTAGCGACTGCTACACAGGGATATTGGACATCATTGATCTTACCGAGTTTCTTCAGATAGATCTGAACAAAGGAATGTTTCAAATCAGTAAAGTTAACTTTCTCCATGATCTTTTTAAAGTTAGTAATCATGGTTTCATCAGCGTCTTTACAGGCTTTTAATAGATCCATATGGTCTTTGGTCATTTTCTTTCGATATTCAGGAGAAGCTGAATATAAAAGCATATTGTCCATGAGAATCCAAATAGCTCTATTGAGACGATAGTTGATGCTCTTTCTTAGATACTCTACTGTTCTAGATTCTCCTGTTAGAGCACTTTCTTTTAAAGGATTAAAAGCGACCCTGTTTTCCCAGTCTCCTTCCATCTTGAGTTGATTAGGGGTAGGAAGTACCAGTCTTTTATCGTGACTATTACCTTGCTCATCTTTGAAAGTGAGTAAAGCAGGTTTAGGGCTCTTAGCAAAATGGGTCGAGATCAGTCCATCTTCATCCGAGGACAATGCTCCCAAAGAGAGCATTGCTTCTAGAGTGGATAAGAGATTGAATTTATGTTTAGCCATGAGATATCCTTTTAAATATCAATACTAGAAATATCCGAGACAACAGGAGTCGTACCATCACCACCCCAGTTTCTATTGTCGAATTCCACACTTTTGATTTTCATATTGGTTTTCGCAGCATTGCTTATCATATCAAACATACCAGTAAAACCTTGTACCATGTTACTGATATCTTGTTTATTGGTTGTCAAGATAGGATCAAAGAGAGAAGAAGCAAAACTGGGAATCAGGAAAGGTGTAAAGGGAGCACTGTTATAAGAGGCATTAATGAAGGTATCCCCGGCGACATCACACGAGACATTGATTTCATAGTTAACCATGCCTTTTTGTGAGATGATAGAGATGAGTTCATCATTGATACGGCCAATAATAGCTGGACGATAAATAGACATATCCACATCACTACCACCCAATGTCGTAATAGCCCCTATAAAGGTATCTGCTTTGCCATCAATGCGGTTATTGGTAGAACTAAACTGCATGTGGACAATACCAAAATCCATCATGATCGAAGGCAAGACATTGGAGATATTCAAAGCCATCTGGGTATCATAGTCAGAGCCACCGAGATGTTGCATACCTGTCGGGTCTTGCATAGGAGCTAGCATTTGGTTCAGATGAGGATTATTGAGTTTGTTATAGACAGGTTCATGGTTCTTCCTGACTACCGTTGTGACCTGGTCGACATAATGATCGACTTTATTAATATCTTTCCAACTAAACCAGGCTTTATTGAAAGCACCATGCATTTGGTTGAAAAGGGTATTCATAAAGAGGTCTTTAGTAATAGGAGGTTCATAAAGACCTGACATGGTTTCACTCAAGAGATCATTGTCACTTAACATACCCAGAGACTGGTTGTTTTCCAAGGTGACGTTCTGGTACCTATTTAAGACTTTAGAGATATATCTCCCTGGGTTATTGTTCTCCATCAGAGAAGTAGAGGGATAGACAATCTCATTTGCAGTATTTCTAATTTCAGACTGATCAAAAGCAAAGTTATTCACACGCATTTGCGTAATGACAGATTCTGGTGTCAAGGTATAGATGCCTGAAAGGTTGCCATCGATATGGTGTTCTTTGGAATACACGTGTGCCGGTTGCATAGCAGCGATATGTGTCGTGTTATTAACACCATTCCCTAGAATGATCTTTTTCAAAGGGATAATAGAGTTAATAAAGAAACACATATCAGGGTTTAATTGTTGGGTTTGTTGTGAGATATCATCCATGTCCGTATAACCCGTGATGATCTCTTCACTGGTTGCCATATCTGAGATAAAAGCAATACGCATGATAAAGCGATATCTAAAGCTATTCCAACCATTGATGATTTGGACATTTTGTCCTGGAGTAGCCGATGGTTGGATATATTGGTTAGAGAGCTGTGCTAAACCTGTTGCTGTAAACTTAGCTGTTCTGTTTAACTCATATTCCAGTTCTTTTACAGAGGCATAGGTGACATTAGGCTGATAAGGACGAAAATACTGGTTGGTATATTGTCCTACTTGTAAGAGAAAGAGATTTAAGACTTTGATTTGTCTTAGACTCTCTTGAAAAGTGCCAGTCTGACCAGGATATATCGGCATACCCTGAGCATTGAGTAAGGGTTGATTCATGTGTTTACCTCTTGTTCAGTTGTAGTTCTTTTTGTCTATCGGCTATCAAGATAGCGAGTTTCATCAAGTGGAGTTTGATATCTTCATCTACGGCATAGTGACGAGACCTAGTATTTAATTTATTCATTTCCAACCAGCTTTGTGGTAATGTCAGATACCAATCCGACTGGGTTAGCATCTTATCGATTTCCTCTACGGCAGTATAGATAGTCTTTTGTGGTTTGGTTTTCTTAGCCCCAGAGAGTTTTCTATAATAAGGATAGTATTCTTCTATCTTATCTTTTAACTCTCCTAGATCATGGTTTCTTTTTTCCCAAGAAGTTGCCATATGAGCTTCTTCATTAGAGATAGGTACAGCGGATATCAATGCTGCTATTTCATAATGCTCTTTATACCACAGATAAGCTCTTGCTGCAATAATGGCATTCACCACAGAGGCTCTATTGACATAATCAATAATCCTGGAAGGTACTACCAAAGAGATTACCCATTTCAACAAAGTAATCTGTGCATCACTCAAATCACTATTGTCATAGAGCACTCCTGTCTCTTTAAAAGACTCGGCTATCAAATCCGGTGGAATATCCGGATCCATTTTTTTAGCGACATTGAAAGGATCTTCAAGATAATACTCCGTGATACCAACCAGATTATCAGTAATAGGTTGTCTGATTTTGTAGTTCTCTAGTTGAGATACCGCATTATCACTATCACTGGTGTTTTCAATATTCTTATATTTGACTTTTCCTTTAAAGTCCTTCTCCATAGACTGGACTTTTTGCTGGATGTATTTATAGATATACTTGATTAAAGGATGGACTTCAGGATCACCCGAGATATCTCCACTGGCTACTTTCTTAGTGACAACAATAGCCAGTATCCATTTCGGATATTCTTCTTTAGAAATCCCTGCAAGAATAACAGAATCAAATTTTACAGGCATGGATTCCAAAGTGACATAAATATATCTCGAGAGTCTTTGCATATCAGGACAATGATAATAGCCACTATCCTGGATCAGTTGGAAAGCATAATACGTCTTCCATCCCGTACCATGGTCATTTTTAGTTTTCTCAACATAGGAAGAAAAGATAGGAGCTAACATGGTCATTGCCATGGACAGAGAACATAAGCCAATATAGTCATTTCTAAGATAAGTTTGATCTTCAGTAGCTAAAGTAGGATCAGGAAGATCTTCGATAGACTCTTTTAATTCGGAGGGGATATTGATTTTAGATTTATAAGCATACCAATATCTAAATTCAGATACAGGGAAGATTTCTGCGATTTTGTTGATTTCTTCTTTGATGATTTGTTCCATCTTGGAGATTTCTAATTCATTGTCTAGAGCTTGACGACATCTAACATAGAAATCCCATATGGCAAGTTGTTTATGGGGATCTAAAGTCTGGAAATACTTATCCAATACTAAGAAATAATCTTTAGCTTGAGATAGTGCTTTAGAGGTTCTCCCTTCACGATACAAAGCCATATTGAATCGAACTGCTTGATCGTTGTGGGTGATATAAGCACTACCGGTCTCTCGATCGATATAGATCTTCATTGTCACTCCTATATAAAAGTTAACCTACTCTCTTCTTAGAGTATCTTTAATATAATATATACTTGATTACGAATGGAATCAAGTATACCCTCTTGACGATGGTACTGATAAGTACCAGAGGAAAGAAATATATACTTGATTTAAAGAAAGAATAAAACACACTCTCTTGAGTGAGACTATCAGAGATAGTCGAATGAAAGAAACAGATAGATGTCCATCCATACCCCTGTCGTAATGAGGGGTATGGATGTATGACATGTAGGTTCTATACTTTAAAATGAGATATCATCGGAGAAAGCATCATCACTCGAAGAAGCAAAACTATTATCTATGCTCTGTTGAGGTTGACTTTGTTGATTTTGATTGTTAAATCCAGAATTGCCAGAGTTGTTATTCTGATTACGATTAGGGCCAGAAGGACGGTCTTCTTTCGAGACATATTCCGTTGCAGAAAGTGCGGCGATGATTTCTTCATTCATACGGACATAGCTACGTGCTACGATATTACTTACCGTGAGTTTATCTAAAGGTTGTCCGTCTTTTGTTTGGAAGTTATAGAAAGCATCATTCTCTAGCAAGAAAGGAATCTTCGGACGATTGGGTTGCATCAAAGCGATAAAGAGTACACCTTCGCCATTGCGACCGACATAAATATCACCTCTGGGAATCGGACCTTCTTTCCATCCTTTTGGTCCTAGGGTTTTGATGACCATCTTAGAAGCAGTATTAGGTTCTTTGACATTTTCGATGTAGTGGTTCAAGAGACTCAAGAAAGCATACCACTGATTGATCTCAATGACCAAAGACATCTTGCCATTTTCAACATCATTTGGTATACCTGTCCAGATAACCAGTCTGACTTTGTTACCAGCATATCGTACTGTCCAGTTAGCTCTTTTATCTCCTTCTGTTTTTGCAGAGAGATTCAAAGCTCTTTCATCAGTGATGTTTTCACGATAGGGAGATTTAAAGGGAGTGTTTGCCATAGTAAGGATCCTTTTGTGTTTACAAACATAGAAAAGATTAATTGCAATTAATGCTTATCTCAGTATGTCTTCAATAAGCAAAATATCATTATAGATGTGACTATTTAAGAATGAAAGATAGCAGTCATTACAGCAGCGATGTCTACTTCTGGCATCAGTTGAAGATTGACTAACATTCTTTCTTTAGTTGTCATAGGTGTCCATTGATACTTCTCTGCGACTTGTAATAACTTATCGCGGATATTCTTAGGAGCAGGAGAAAACATTTCCTTATCACCAAAAATCTGCAAGAGTTCTTTACAGAAAGGCAGAGGAGGGAGTTTATTCCCATTGTAGTACTTGGTATACCATTGGGTTTTGTCTTTGATATTACCGATATGACTTTCGACTAGCAATAACTTACTAAAGGCATAGTAGTCTAAGAGATCATAACAGTAATGGGTTAACATCCCAACATTAGGATAATGGACAGGAGAGATTTTATCTTTAAAGACATAGACTCTTACACCAGTATCGGCAAAAGAGAGTTCATTGGTGCTACTGGGTTTATATTCCGAGAGTTGTTTTGATTTAAAGAGCTGATGGATAGTGTGTTCCATCTTGGTAGAGTAAGTTCTTTGGATGACGGTCGTATCATCTCTGAGTTTGGCATAAGGGTATTGCTGTTTATGATTCTCATAGTGAGAATGATAAAAGACAATAGGTGTATTCACTTCAGGGAGATTACCCCAGTCTTGGAGCTGATGGATATCGTCCATCAGCCCATACATGTAGTCTTCTATTTCTAGGGATTCAGCAGAGAGTCTATCCATAGAAGTATAGAGGTTTCTGAATAGTGTTCTAATATTGCACCAGAGCTCCGTAAAGCGCTCTTTAGGGACATCCTGATGTTTGTTATCAGGGTGGATGTTCATTAGGGATTCTAGGGCGAGTGAGGTGGCTATAGAGATAGGATATTGTCCCTTTTCTCGATTGAGAAGGTACGATATGTTCCTACTTGTCATATCGACCTCCTCAATCTCAAAGCTCCTTTCGAAGTTTCTCTATTTAACAAAAGAGATATCTGGTTACTCACTAGACATCACCTCTTGTAATAGGACTTCTGCCATCTCTACTTCTTTCTGAGTATAGCCTTTATTGACTAATCTCTCCAGTAATTGTTGACTTAAGTTTGTTGTGGTTAACTGAATGGCTTGATAATCTTGAAATAACAAAGGAGAGATTTCCTGGGTTTTCTTGATTTTATCATCGATGATCTTGACAGGAGACCAACGATACTGAGAGAATGTCTTCCATACGGTGTCTAAATCCTTCAGTATCGGGTGATCTTTCTCAACTAGTAGTCTTATATAGCTCATGTCTTTTACGCCGCTCAGACGAGCTCTGATACGCCTAAATGACTCTTCTACAGAAGTATAGGAGATATCAATATCGATATACTGCAAAGCTTCTGTATTTTCAATAAAGGAATAGGACATACTGCCATCAGGATCGATTTCTGCAATGATAAAGCCTTTGGGCTCTTCTTCACCATGAATCAAACGAGAGAAACTCCCTTGGGCCAGTATTCTCTCATAGACCGAGTGTTTATGGATATGTCCTATGGAAATATAGTACTTGACTAATTTAAGATACTCTTCTTCGTTGTGTTTAGGGGCTCTAGCTATCTGAGGTAACTGATAAGTAAAAGCCCCATGCATAATCGCTAAATCGACCTGTGAGAGGTTCTTTTTCTTCAGTAATGACTTAGCATAGTCTAGGGTTTTTGTCGTGTCTGCGTCCCATTCATCAGGGATATAGAGGACATTTATGTCATACCTCTCATTGTACTCTACTTCTACATCAGTAAAATACTTGACATCACAGCCTATATTGGATAATTCATTTATCCTAATAAACCATTTAGACTGTTGCCAATCATGACTCGGTGTACCTTCCAAGATACGTAGCTGAGTATCTGTCTCTTTACAGTATCTAAGTAAATAATAAATACAATCAAAAGCCTCTATCGTGATCTCTTTGCTCATGGTCACTAAACGATCAAAGAAATCCCCACCAATGAATAAGATATTTAAATCTGATAAAGTATCAGTATTAAAATAATGCTTGATCTCTTCAACGATCTGGCTAGTAGGGGTTTTATGATGATACAGGTGGATATCAGAGATAAAACCTATCTTTAAATGGGTATTCACTTGTATCCTCCTTGGGATAAGATACTATTCCCAATCATCAACAATATCCTCTAAAGTAGAGCCATTATTTCTTTTGTCTTCAGTAGGGATCTCTTTATTGTCATCAACAAAATAACCATAACGGAAGAAGATATCGCCCCATTCTTTAATATATTTATCATGGACATCTTGATACGTGACAGGTTTTCTTTTATTGAGTTCCGTATCCATGATGTTTCTAGAGATATCAGGTCTGACCATTTTCATTTCTTCAATGGCAATGGCACTTCTCGTATAAGAAGAAGATTGTAAATCAGCACTGACCATACCTGGGGTATTGACCACAGGAGGTACGGAGAATAAGACTTCTCCATCCCTAACGACATTGACTCTACCTGAAGGAGATCCAGCTATTCTATACCAGACAGACATATCCCATCCAGGTGGGAAGTCTTCTATCTCGGTGTATCCAGCAAAATAAGGTAAAAAGATATCAATAAAGACTTGTTCATCAATAGAACCTTCTACCATTTTGAAATTAGCGATACTCTCGATCTCGTGCATCTTGAGATCACCAAAGAGATTCTTTTGGTTATATTCCGCGATTTCTTTTCTGGCTTTTTCAATGTTAGACATATATCTATACCTTTTATTTTCTATAATGTACCGTAATTAGATACGCCTGTGATACTGGTGAATTTATTAAATTTAAAGTTAGCAAATCTGACTTCATTTTGTTGTTTGAGATTACCTTGTTCGTCTTTGTCAATGACTCTAATCTCCATTTTTATTTCTACTCTATCTCCTACTTTACTTTCTGCTTGAACATATCGCCCATTGTTTTTCTCTCTAGATACATTTATACCGGTGACTTCAGCATGATCAAAAATATTTCTTAAGTATTGATTTAAACCAGTGGCCATTTGGTTAATTAAAGCTTCAATATCAGAAGGGTTTTCTGCAATCATTCTTTGTACGGAAATTGCTCTTTCTTCTCCTTGGTAAAGATAAGATAAACTGGGTTCACATTCAAACCAATGGGCTAAAGCAAAGTCAAGCTTCTCTGTTAAGCTATTGGTCCAACCAATAGCCGATAAGGTAGGTAAATATCCTGCCATGACGTCTCTCTCTAAATGGATTTGGTATCAAAAAATAGGATAAGCGTCATATAGACTCTCCCACCCTAGAGAGGCAGGAGAGTCAGATATAGGTTACTTTATTTTGATTCTTTCTTCACTAGAGACATATGGCGTGTTTTTGCATTCTTTATCTAGATATTCACAATACTCTCTAGCAGTCTTATGGTCATAATGAAATTCAAACCAACGCATGTCATATAGCCTATCCCCCATCTGGATAGATAGTTCCTTCCATTCCTCTTTAGTCATGAAAGAGATGACATCTACCGACTGGGTATCAAAGTTAAATAAAGTAAAGATATTGAACTTTTCAAGCAGCTCAATATAGTTATTAAAATACACTTCCTGAACCGTGGTGATAAAGTAATATTCCATATCCGGAAATTCTTTTCGAATATAGTCAAAATACTCTACTGCTGATTTTGGTCTGATGAAAGAAAAGGGTTTTGCTATTTCATAGTAGTAACTCTGAAAATGCCGGTGATATCTACCATCATAGTAAACTACTCTTTCTTTGTCCTCACCAACCATGTCGACAGTATAATGGATAATGATCTCCTCCTCATTACCCCAGATATCAAATTCAAATAACCAACACAATTCTTTTTGTATTAGGCATATTTGAACGTAACGATTATTAAACCCATCGGAGAAAATATCGTCTTTTAACTTATCAAAAAGAGTGTAAAAGTCTCCTACTTCCTCATCGTTAAATTTGATTTGAGTATCTCCGACAAGATATTCAGCTGCTGTATTACGAATCGCTGATAAGAACTTTCTTAGGAGATCAATATACTCCTCTTTGCTCTCGCAGTGATATTCATCGTGATAATACCGAAAGCGGGCAAACCACTCGGTACTACCTATCACGTATTGACTTAAGATACGCTCTTTATTTTCTTCAAACGTATTCACTTCTTTACTCCTGTTGGGAAATACTTCTCTAAGCCAAGATGTAACATGAGGAGTTCATGCCCACCATAAATACAAAGTAAATCGTCTTCGTGCTCTGTAAGGTATTCATAGTTGGCTAACAGATGCATATCGTCGCATTTACCCATGAAAGATCCTAATTCACTACCATGCTTTTCAACTTGTTCATTGGACAAGAATGCCAGGATATTATACATGTCATTATCTTCAAAAAAGACATATAAGGTTGGGATCTGGTATTTATCTAGCAAAGCACAGATATCCATACCTACCACACCATTAGCTTTAACAAAGAATAGACGATACTCTCCAGGGTGAACAAAGAGACTAGAAGTGATATGTTCTCTAAAGATAACATAATTTCTTAAATCTGAAAATCTAACACCATAGTAGGTATCGAAAAAGAACTGTTGATACAACTCAATATACCGAACATCTTGTTTAATCAGATCTTCTTGATCAATGGAGAGTAATTCGATATCATAGATCACTTTCCAGTGGTCTGATTTCTCTATTTTCACTGACCAGTTGATAATGACACCATAGCTACTTATATCATCGACCATAGACTGGACTTTGACTTCTTTAGCGTCATGGTGAATCAATTTCAAATAAAGCTCTAAGAAGCTCTTACTCTCTACTCCGTCAATATAGATTTTACCAACATATAAATAGGAACTATCATTTTTCAAGAAGCGATAAAGGATATTGATTAGATTATCAATGATCTTTCTATACTCTTCCTCCGTATGACAAATATAATCCTTGTCATGATGACGGATGATACCTTTCTCTCTAGCTTTTTCTTCGTATGATAATGTATTAATCAGGGTTGGCATATTCGTACTCCTATGTTCTCTTTGGGGAAACTTCCGAAATTTCATTTCTTCAGTTTGTTCAATACCCTCTAATACCTTATCAATATAAGGATTATCTTCAGTATTGGTATAGGCATATTGGGTTAAGTAAATATAGCTCTTCCCATCTTTTCTTTTCCTGTCAGAGTCTCGCTCTGCTCGATCTCTCGATTCTTGACGAGAATCTCGCTCAAGAGTGTTATCTACACTCTCTTGTAAATGAATACAGATAAAGTCTTTAATATCTTCTTCTGTCTTAGCATTAGCAGTAACCAAAGACAACACGAGATTATGGACATGATAATCATCCGGAATCACAAAAGGTAATACATCGGCTATATCCATCGTGACGATATTGTTACTGTCATCTATCAGTAGTACCTGTAAGGGACGTTTAGGTGTCCCTTCAGGTGAAGTAGTATCGATGATACTCTTCAAGATACTCCACATCTGAAAAGCGTGTTCTTGCTCACTATGACAGATATACATACGACTCGCAAAATCTCTATCCCATTGACTGGTATATACCCTGCGATGGATAGCCTCATAGATCTCCTCCTCCCGCTGAGTGCCCATGGCACCCAGGAGGGATGTATGATTACTTTCTTCTGACATATACTACTCTTCATGTTGATAAAAACTAGCCAATATCTCTGCGATAAGAGCATCATCGGTACTATACTGATAACAGATAATCCCCTTCTCGCTCTCTATCTGAGATCTAAACTCTTCACCAATGTCATTGCTCAAGACCAATAGTTCATTGTCATATTGATCATAAGGCGTATTCAAGTATATCTCGGTATGAGATCCTTTATCAAACTTGATCCGGTAGAGATAAGAATAGTCATTCAAGTGTTGGACAAATGTATCTTTACTTAGTCTATACTGACTCATGAGGTGCTCCTATGTACTCTTTAGTGATCTCTGATACTGACTCGGGTATGTATCCTGGATATACAGGATATTGAGCCTGATCGAAGAGATGGAAAAAATACTCTATCATGCCTGTATTGCTTTTATCCCGAGTCAATATAATAAAGTCTCGCATATTGGAGATATGGTCACTAATGCATTCGATTTCACCATTATCTTCTAGAAACACTAGAAACAAAAAGTGGGTATCCATCTCTTTATAGAGATAAAATATATCCATCATATCTAGATATTCTTTATACATTATTCCTCTATACCCACTTTCTCTTCTCTTCAAGATACTGTGTAAAGAGATATGGGTAAAAGGATGTCTATCTTTTATACTGTTGTAGTATTCCAAGGTATTCATTCAGAGTCTCCCATTCTGCTTCTGTTTATCATACCTCTGTAGTACATGCTTGACAGACTTCTGCCATCCTCTCTCGAGTTCTTCTAACTTGATTCGATGTCCTACGCCGTACCACTCCCATTGACCTTTCACCACTACTCCATCATCACTGGGTGCATCGTGCGGTGAGTATACTAACTCTGCTGTCAATATGGCATATTGATACTCGTGGAAAAAGAAATCTTGACGAGGCTCTTCACACAAATCTAATTCAAAATCATCCTCCCATGTATGACATTCGGTAGGTTCTCGGTTGATATGAAGAAAACGCGTATCTAACATGTAACTCTGGAGCATAACGCTAAATAAAAACCTGGGATAGCTAAAAGGTACAGACACTCCTCGATAACATCCTACGCTCTCGAGATCTCTTACCATCTTGCTACTCGCTATTAGCAAATTACGCTGACTTGACATGATGCCAGAGAAATGCGTATTGACCAATTCGATCATATTGAAATTGTCAGTATCTGTTTTCCCAGGTGATTCTTCTAACTTTGCAAACATCACTCTTCTCCACCATTCTTTTCTTCAAGAGATCCATGATCTTCACTATACCTCTGGCATAGATCTGTCATCAGGAAGTCCCATCTCTCGCTATCTCTAGATACAGTTGCGATATAAGGGCTTTTCAATATCACCTGCTCAACAGACTCAGGCATCTTGGCAAATATCAATGTCCCTACATGAAATCCAGGTAATATCAATAGATCCTCATCCTCTCCTCTGACAATGACATTATCCAGAGGTATATCCGCTTTAAGAATATCCTCTACGATATCTTTGTGGATCTCCACTACCGTGATTACCTGATTATCGCTTTTATAAAACATCTCTTCTAGCATCTTTCACTCCGTATTTTGCTCTATCAATCATCTCTATCATCTTTAGATACTCTTGACGTAATTGATCCGTATCATCACTCCACATCTCCATCCTTACGTTCATGGGTAAAGCCATATTGACATAAAAACTAACGTTTATTTTTATATAGATATCATTTTTGATATATTGCAATACCTTAATATCAGTAAATATATCCTTTACCTCAGTACAATCTAAACCAATATACTCCTCTTGCCATTTCTCACATAGAGCTCTAAACCCTCCCCATGTCATATTAGTACCACCAATTCTTTTATATCTATTTAAGAACACTTTACCGTCAATAATAGCATAATCTTCTTTTATTTTATCTAAAGGATAAGAATCACTATCTACTCTATTCTTTATCCTACCTCTGATCACAGCAAAGATATCTTCTATAGAGATAGAATAGATATCCTTGACTGGTTTAGACTGATTTACCAGATTTAACAAACTACCTGCAGTAATAGGTTCATTACTCTTTTTCGATTTAAATAAACTAAACATACATTTCTCCGATGATATCAAAAGACATATACCATAAAAATCATAGACGTCATAAATCCCATTTATACCTTCCTCTTTTTAAAGAAAGGTATCATTTAAAGTATCCTTGAAAAATACGAAAATCCACCAAAGACTCACCTACCTATAGTCAAATAAACACCCTATTCCACTTCTTAAATAACAATAACTCTAACTGAGTCATCCTCTTCTCTCCCAAGACATTTTTCACTATACTCTCATGACTACCATAGTACTTTACCGTATATAGAATATTTTCTATTTTATTCTCTTTGTAATTATACTCTTTTCTAAACTCTCTAAAATCTAGTACGATATGTCTACCTTCTACTTCTCTGTCATAAGTCAGTACAGAGACTTCATTATCTACATGCTCTATGATATCTTCATCTATATCTTCTATATCCTCTCTATACTCAGAAGTCATTCTCTCATGTACTACTCTAGGATCTAAATACAACTCTCTATCTGTATATCCATACACCCCTTCTCTCTCGTACATTGTCAACAGACTATAGCTTATTATCTCTTTATGTTTCTTTTTCTCTATCTCACAATAACCCTTTTCCATCAATATAGGAACAATATCTTCGAATCTATTTCTTTCATTAAAAAGAACATCTTCTCTCATTTTACCCATACTAGATAATAGTCCATCAAACAAGTCTAATAGTCTCTTGGTACCTAAGACAATACTATACTGACCTTCTACCATATCCGTATCATAGATCAAGTAATCACTTGCAATAATATCCATTATACACTCCTATCTTAATTAAAAACGATTAGACATATGTAACTTAGCAAAAGGTACCTGTTGACGATATTCTACCATTTTCCTGGTCTCTTTACAGATATAACTTAACCAATTCAAAGCACTATTTCTCTCTAGAACAAAGTTACTATGAATCACTGGTCTATTGGGATAACTCAACCATTTCTTCTGAACATGCATGAAGTATTCTCCCATACCTCCGAATAAACGATTGTAATCTTTAAACAACTGTAGTCTATATCCTTCACATACCCCTTGTATCCAGTTTTTACGAATATCATAGTTGTAAGGTAATACACTCCGGCAATCCAAGAATAAATGTAGATGGCAATGCCATCTTTCTTCATCTATCTCTCTGTACTGAATATACTCTCTTTTTCTTTTATCTTTAAATTCCCCTAGTTCTAGACTATAACAATAACCTAAGATTAAGTTATCTTGTCTTCTTAAAGCATTTTTCAAAAAGACATGAACTAGATCTTTTAGAGTCTCTACTGAAAGAGCATAGTGTTCTGATTTGTTAAAGATATCTAAACGAATAATAGAGTAATAACAATACTTAATAGCAACATAGTTCTCTATGATAAAGAACCTAGTTACTGCTTCTCTATCTGTGTTGATGTAAATATCTTCTCCAAATCTATCACATCTCTCTTTAGCTACTCTAAGTACATCACTAGGTCCTAATAACTTCTTATAGAGGAAATCTTCTACAGGTATCGTACCAGTAGCATACTTACCGAATGTATCGTAGTCCAGTTTGTGTACTGGACAAAGTGCTGGTGTTTTTGTATTCATTTATGAAAAACCTTTTGTTTATATTAATCGTCATAAGTCCCTATGTTAACTATTCCTAAATAAAGGAATAGCCTTAATATTGATATTGATTTAAGATATCATTATTGGTGTTAATATGGTATCATTGCTATACTATAAGATTAGGGTAAGAATATCTGGTAATATTACCTTAATCTCTTATAAAACCTTAGGATATAAGCCTGTTTTTAAGAATAAAATAAAGAAAGAAAATAGATTGTATTGGACAAAAGCTTTTATATCCCCAAGAGTATATCTCCTAGGGATATAGCTATACCCTTATCTTCTCTTACCATCTGTATAGAGTTCTAATCCTGTTCCTTTACTATTGATCTCTTCTACAATGGAGTTATATCTCTCTATGATGCTAGCAGGGAGATAACCATCTCCTAATGTGGCTACCTCTCTATAGAGGATATTACTAGGATCACCAGTAAAGTCAGGAGTAATAGAAACAGATAAGTAGTGGGTTCTTTGTGTATGCTTGTCATAGATAGCAGAAAAAGTCAAAGACTCTTCCGCTATACTGTTAATGAGATTAGGCATGAGGTTAATAATACCTCGGATAATGTAAGCATTATTAGGATAATGTTTAAAATCGACTAAGTGCATAATAGGCTCCTTGAAATAACATTCCTACTTCTACTCTATCCCCTTATTGACTGGGGATAGAGTAGATAGGGATAATCGTGTTTCAATAGCTTTATAAGCTGTTTTAAAGGGTACACCCATAGGGAGAGGTAGGATCATCATCTCCTGCCTTGAGATAAGCTTCTAGCATCTCCCAGGTATTGTAGAGATCTATTTGCTCCTCAGGCAACAATCTATCTTCAATAGCGATATCTGGATAGATATTGATCATGGTACGATAGATAGGCTCTTCCTCTGTACCTACGTTTTCCTCATAGACCAGACCATCCATGACTTTCTGATAGTCATAGTGGGTGTCCCCTATGTCATCTGGATGGACGTCAATATAGGTCTCACTATAGCCATCACAGAGATTGTTGTGATACATCTCTCGGATAGCAGGATTGGCCATGATGTATTGCTGCATCATGAGAGGAGCTGTCTGCATGCCTACCAGATCTGGGATATATCTAATCTGGTTGACATTGACAATCACATCTGTATTGGCAAGAAGTGATCTGGCTCTTAAGAGAGCATCACTGCCATTATACATATCAAACATAGCCATGGTCTTGTCAATGAAAGAAGTATCACGATACATCGATCTATCGATAGACTGAATATGGCTATAGAGATCCCTTACGGTATTCATATTGGGCATACCGAATGCCATTATGTTAAAGTCTTGACTGTCGCCATAGAGTACTCTGGCCAAGTGTGCCTCCTATCATGGATTTCTATATAGATTACATAGATATAATATATATTCCTGAATTTCTAGAATAGAAATCAGGGGTATATCCAGCGTAGCTGAATATATATTCGATTCTATTTAGAATCGAATATATCATCTTGACGATGGTACCGATAGGTGCCAGAGGAAATAAATATATCTTCTCTAGTCATGAGCAACCTTTTATTTGATTAGTGCTTTGATTTCTTCATAGATAGCAGTGAGATTACTAGGGATGGTGTGACAGTTATTAATAAAGAGATCAATGAGATTAGCAAGTTCTAGATAGTATTTATCCATACAGATAAGTTTATATTCTTCTTTTGTTAACGTTAAGGTATATTGCGTATCATGGAAGTTAATAGAGAAAAGAATAGAGAGTTCATTGAAGTGAATATGAGAGGGGTGGTTATGTTCTTTTAAGATACACTCTGTCTCAGAGACAAAAGAATCATAGAAAAATTGAATCTCTGTATGGTCTTCAGATAGGGTAGATACAGGGAAAGTATATTCATTTTTGGCTTTGATCAATATACCAGAATCTTCAAATTCCAATAAGGATTTATCGTGGTTCTTTTTAGTGTGGATAGATTTTTCTAGTTTCATTAGGTATTCCTTTTGTATCAAAAAAAAAATATAGATGTAGGACTACTCCTATATTTGAGAGTAGTCCTAAGATTGATTAGTCTTGTAGCACAGACTGATACTGAGAGGTAAAAGTCTGTATAGCTAAGATAGCTGGAATATCACTATTGATACGGGTAGTATCCTTAATAGGCGAGACGCCAAGATCTTTGTAAATAGCTTCTAGAATGTCCATGTGTTTTACCTCTATGTTATTCTTTAATACGTCCAGATACGATACTGCTCAAATGAGGATCTTTGAAATGACCACCTAGTAGGTATCCTTGATCATCTGGAGGTATTACTACATTGACCGTATATATTAAATCGTCTTTATCATAAAAGGCTAATGATTTCTTTACGATATCCCCATCACTAGAACCACCAAAACTATATTCGTAGGTTTCCATTAAAGAATATACCTTGGATATAATTGCCGGTGTTACACCTTTTTTAATACATTCTTCTAATGAGAACTGATAGTGCTTATTAGTTTTTATTTTAGTGACTACATTTCTCTTATATGAGCTTAAAGTAATAATCATGGATTATACCCCGGTGGGACCTACGCCGGTGGTACATCCTCCTATGGGAAAGGCGTAGTCAGATTGATAAGAAGAAATAGGCATATAGATAGACTTTTCTTTAAGACCATCTACAAGCGTGATAATACCTTCTCCGATCTGAGTAAAGTGATTATGGTTTTCTTGATTGAGAGACTGTATTTGTTCTATTTCCTTATCGTGAATATCGAGGATGTAATGGATATCTTGGTCACTATGGGTATAGGATGCCCATTTATCAATCTTCTCATACTCAGGTGGTATCGAGTTTTCTTTGATCGTCTGTGTAAAAGAAGACAAGGTGTTTAGAAGTACACTTTGCTTTTCTAGAGTAGGTTGATAGAGTTTCTCTACATCAGTCGCGGAAAATTCATAAGTGATTCTCACACCGTTGATGATGTTGATTTGTTTAAGACGCATGTTTTACTCCTATTTGAAGAATAAGGTCTCTAGAGTGATACCACAATAATGGTATCACGATAGACACCCCCATTGTTATATCTCTACTATCCCTCCCTATAAAGGAAGGATAGTAGAGACTTATGTTCATCTATCTAGGCCTGTAAAGCCGTCATTCTCTTTTGTATCTCAGGATCTACTGTAGTATCCTCCAACCAGCTTGCTATGGTACCAGCTACGGGTTTCGGGATTTGTACAGCATCTGAAGTCTCGTTGATGTGCTTTAAGTTGAACATATTGGTCTCAGGAGCCATGAGATCGGCTTTCTGGATTGTCCATTCATCTAAAAGCACTGTGAAGTTTAATTCCTTTGTGTTCAGTATGATTCGCTACATCATACCCGTCTCTTAAACAGCTCTATATTTCTATAGAGAACGGACTATATCAATATTTCCGTTATCCATTAGTGTATTGATACACTCGATAGATAATAGATCACCTCGCACTTCCCTATAGCTCGATAGGTACTCGTCGTTACACGATAGTCTCTGAACACTACCCGTATGATCATAGTCACTTAGGGTCATAGCTGCTGATTATCCAATCTTATCTATTTTAAAACATTCACGCTGTAGTTTTCACTATACGTTGTAGTTAGATAAGCTCTAAGGACGTTCCAGCAATTCACGAGGTATCCTCTGGTTTCTTTTGAAAATCAGAAGGACTCATTTAAAATCTGAATCACCATCGAAGCACTTGTTTTCATGGGAGTCGTTACTTCCCACCGTGGGCAAACCACCGCTATATATCTCTATATAGATAAGACCATATCATCACCCTCTCTTCTTAAAGAGTAGGGCACCCCCCGTTTCCTTTTTGCCATAGGCATTATCCTTTCAAGGACCTCACTTGAGGCGTACTCGTTTGCAAAACGATGGTCGTTGAACTCATGCCATATCTTTTATTTCTTTCAATACGTGTATCTTCACTACACTTCTATCAAGAGAGCCAGTATAAAGACGTAGGCACTTCGCTGCGTCGATTGTCTCTATTCTACACGTTTTTACCATGCTCCTTGTTTCCATTACTGAAAGGAGTATTATCCTCTATTTCTAGGGATAAGTGGTAGTGTAGACCTAGCGAGAGTTTCCCGCAGTTAAGGGGGTACCGATTACCTATTACTAGATATCGGGGACTATTCGGTTACTTTACATCATAACCAAATGTTCGTATCCGCATTCGGCTCAGTTACGACTAACAACGAAATACTGGTCGTAACGTCTTCCGGGTTGCTTTTAATCTTAGAGATATAGACTCTCTGAATACTACCTCTTCCCAAGGATGGGTTACGGTTCATCAGGACAGGTATACCTTTAGGACCTGCTTCTTGAATGAGTTCTTTCATGACCTCATCTAAGTCTTCATTATACTCTAGATTATATTTGTTTATAAAAGAATACGTCTCATTAGGAGACCATCCTTTCTTTAAGAGCTTAGAGGTAATGTGATTGTAAAGCACATTTACCCCTACTGCCCAAGGAATGTGTATCTCATCATAGCGATGAGGTCCTGACAATGATGAGATTACTGTTCTGAAGGAATAATCTACCCGTGTACCATAGACGTGTTTTCTGAATATTCCTGATTTGGGAGAAAAGAGATCTTTATAAATCGTACCATAGTAAGTAGATAAGATACCTAATGCTTTGGATACTTTATTTTGCCTCTTCTTATCAAAGTTTCTTTTTCTTCTTTCTAGAGCTTGTTGCTCCTCTTTCATTTTCTCAGGTGTCAATACCACATTACTGGTAAGGGCATTGAGCTCTTTAAGATATTCTTTTTCAGCTTCTACTTCCTCATCAGCATCTTGATATTCACTGTCAACAGGATCATCTTCAGTGAAAATATCGATACCTGTCATTAACCTAATACCATCTAAAGCTAGAGTCAAGGATTTGTCCACATAGATACCAGATTGATCTTCTTCAATAATCAAAAGACTTTTATTGGGAACAGGGATATGATTGGTAAAGACTTTATCTTTGTTGTTCATGATAAAGTAATAAAGAGGATCAATGTCAGCGCTTTTCTTTTTATAGACATCACAGGTAAAGAGAAATTCCATATACCAGTCGAAGTTTCTAACAAAGTGATTATAGCCTCTCTTATGCATCTTTTGTTGCTTTAAAAGAGCTATGATTCTTCTGACATTAGCAGATTCATCCGGATTGATTTTGAGACGATTATTGGTGAGATAAGACATGAGATCAAAAGTAGATCTTTGTCCTAGGGAGAAGAAAGTGCGAAGCATTAACCAAACCTGAGGATTGATTAATGGTTCTATGTTGATAGGTTTGGCAATCCATACTAGAGATTCTAAAAACTCATCGATAGGTTCTTGGACATGAGTGTGACAGTTATTACAGAGCACACCTATGCGATATTTACCTTTCTTTTCTCCACACTGGCATTGAGGGACATTGTTATAGATGTCACCATTGGTTGTATAGAGGGTTTCGTTAATGGATTTCTTTTGATCTGTAGTCTGGTTAATTAAAGTATTGACAATCGTAGGTTTAGCACCTCGGATGTCATTGAAGGTTTTCTCTAGGTCTATTAGTTCGGCATAGATACCCATATTTACATCCTTTATATAGCCTCTAAATGGACGTATAAGACGTTAAAATAAAGAAGACATGTCTCTATATCACCCTCCTTGAGAGAGGGTGATATAGAGGATGTATGACGATATCTCTTAGAACACGTGATTGAATCGACCACCAAAGGCCATATTACCTTGGTAGGTATTACCAACGTTTCTGAAGATACCAGAGGCTTGAGACTGCAGAACAGCGCCTGTGATATATCCAGCGTTAGCGCGTTGATAGTTGATATTTTCCATGTAAGGCATTTGCGGAGTGACATGATAGCCACATTCTGCTACACCTTGTACCAAAGCATTAATAAATGCATTTTCAAAGTTGACACGCAGAGCACGGCCAGTGTAGTTGACATCACGCAGATAGCTGCCCAAGATGGTACGACGTTGATTGAGTCGATCTTCCAAAGGACCAACACCATTGAAGGTATCTGTCCAGGATACGATCTCACGACGATCTTTCTTGCCACCAAGACCACAGATAGCGAGATAGTCAAAGTCACGAATATCTCTGATGCCATCTTTGGACTGATAAGTACCCAAGAAGATAGAGTCATTGTTGGCAAAGACAAATTGACCAGTACCATGGGCTTGCTGATAATATTTATCAAAGTTACCATTGGTCAAGGTCATAGCGGCATTACGCATCATTTGCATGGCTTCCGGACGACCTACTGCTGCAGAAGCAATGATCTTATACTGCCAGGTGAGGGCACCACATTCTGGGATATCCAGAGAAATAGCAATACCTGGGTGGAAGAAGCGTTTGTACAAGGCAAACAGTTGGTTAATGTCAAACTTATCCGGTGTGGTTGGGAACTTACCAAACTCAGGTTGTCCTTGTTGGTTAGTCATGAGTGGAATATCATAGCCAAGATAGCCGATATCGTGCATGTTATCCTTCACACCTGCCGGAGGCATCAAGCCATAGAGCCAACGATCGTCTTCACGGATAGCCGTAGCATTGACCAGAGCAAGCAGTGTACCAGGCAGAGTCTGCAACTGAGCATTGACAAGCTGAGTCAAGATGAGGTTAGCTTGGAGTACCGGAGTTTGACCACCGTACTGTTGGGCTTGGAAATACGGATTGATGTTGCCTGTTAAGAAGCCGCTAACGTCGTTGATCAAGAGATCAATATACCCTGTCGCACGAGTCGTAATAGACTGCAGTGGAATGTTGAGGATATTGTTCTGATTCTGGTTAGAAGTAGCAATCGTCGTCATGATGATGTCGCTACGTACCGGCAGACCAGATTGATCCAGTTCAGTAGCAGTACCAAACTGTGTAGTCTGGGTCAGAGTAGCGTCACGACGGGCTCTGGCTACGTTCAGATCACAGAAGACAGGTGATGCGATAGTGAGCTGCTGACCACAGGCTGCGATGGCATTGACTGTGATATTACGCAGGTTGTCTTCACGAGTCAAATCGAAATGACGCGGGATGACTTCAGCATCAGCGGAATACCATTTCTCTGCTTTCGGGAAACGAGACTGTACCACTTTAGCCAGGACATTCATCATGGCTTGATCGTAGGTATCAGATACGAGTTGCAGTACTTCAACTTGACGACCACCGATGTTGACCATACGTGGCGGAATACCACCTTCCATAGAGGATTCCAACAAGAAAGCATGGTAAGCCACAGGTGCTGTCTCACTGTCGTTCGGACGAACAATGATCAAGAGAACAGATACGGCCAGGTTGGTTTCTGTTCCTTTATCTACTGCCAAAGTAGAGATCTTCACACTGGGAGAAATATTTTCATCCCAGAACTCTTTCAAGGCTTTCTCAAACTGAGTCAGAGAAACAGAGGTCGGAGAAGCATTGACCGGATAAGGATTCAAAGAACCTACAGAAGTCCAGCTAAAAGTACCATCCGTATGCTGTTGATATCCTGTTGATTGAGGCTGTGCCTGAGCTTGAGCTTGATTCAAGGCATTCTGCAGAGCGTTTTGATCAACTTGAGGTTGAGCAGAAAACCCAGGTTGTGTACCTTGGTTCTGCGGCTGTGGATTGCTATTATCTTTAATAGCCATGTGTAGTCTCCTTTATGTATGTATTAACGCGTTAATGTACAAAAACACATAGAGGGGTATGCTGATGTACATATGTATAATATATATCTGATTTTAAATAGAATCAAATACACATATACAATCTCTTAAGATCCTCTACAAGAAGTAGAGGAGTTAGACATCATAAATGTCCACTATATAATTAGACTTATAGTCGTAAAATAATGATTTTTAATATTCAAGCAGGGATATACCTATGTTGAATTATCTCGGTATTAGATATAACCTAAACCATACACAAGTAGGAACAGGTTATTTCAATTATGTCAAGAATAATGTCATTAGAACAGTAGAAGGAGAAGTCCAGTATAATCGCTTTAATCCTTTATGGATAGCGATGGACCATTTATTAATTCAGTTTTTGATTACTTTAGAAAACGATATTCATTTATCAGACTACGACTACTATGATCAGATTCGAACACAGTCTCTCTATGTGGGTTCTGCTTTGGGATTTACCAGTAGTATTAACACTGGTATTTTACATAGTAGTTTCTATGGTCAAGATAAAGAGATTGTCATCGGTGAAGCACCTTTGCATAGGGTAAATGATCTGGTAAGTAATTGGAAAATGCTAGAGCCAGTAAAGGTAATAAGACATGATTATAATGTCATTGACTATCAGCCTATCATAAGGAAAGATGAAGGAATCAATAAAGTCAAAGTGATCTTAGTGGACTTTATTAAATTAGCTTTTCAGTATAAATACTATATCCTAGAAGAAGAAAGAAAACAAAAAGAGAACCTTGATATAGACATCAGTATTAGAAGGTTTCTATATAGCTATCCTTTAAATAATCTCTTGTATTCTCATGTTGAGCTATGCTTAATGAACGCTATGTTATCAGGATATCAAGAAGGGTATATTGAAAGAGAGAAACATGTCTATAGAACAGCCAATAGCTATAAAATCGATCTTGAAAAAACCATAAACCAGATGTATCCCGTTATATATAAACAACAATGGGATATCGGTAAAGTCTTAGGAGCGATTCCTACCTTGTACCATATCAGTACAGTAGAGTGGAGTGAGTATATCCATGGTGAAATCAATAGACAAAATAGCTGGGCTTATCTCTATGCTTTTCTACCTATCTTGAAGTATAGTCTTATTTTAGGGAATAATAGTAAAGGTAATACTGGTAATAGAAACAACATCTTTAGAACCTTAGAAAGGCTAGAGAATGACAATGTCTGGGGTAGTTCTACCATAAATACATTCAGACAACAAGTCAAAGAAGAAATCAGAGAGATCGAAAATTTGTTATAGTGATCATAAATCCATACTCCTGCCGTACCCAGTAGGTGGGTACGGTCAGGAGCGGTAATCACTGTGGATCAAAAATCATCATAAAACAATCTCGTAAAATCACTATTGAGTCGATATATGCCTAAAGTACTTAAGATGTGGTATAGCGTATGGTTAATATCTGCTACCATCTTTCTAATATTGATTAAATCAATAATCTCTTTCGGTAATGTCTGTCCTGTATATAAGTCCATAGGGACATAAAGAGTCTTTATAATATCTTTCTTTTCTTTTTGTAGATAAGACATAATATCATTCGCTAAATCTTTATTCTCTAGAGAATCGATATAGTCTTTCATTTCTGTTTTATTATTAATCCTGGTATTGACTTTATACACAGAATAAGGAGGATCTGGCATAATACCATAGAGTTTACCGAAAGTAGCATTCCAGAAGACATGGGCTTTGTAAACACTTTCATCTTCTCCTTTGGCATAGGCATTAGCTTCTTTTATAGTGGCATATCTGAAGAAGTTTACTCTACCTTCTTTTAAGGTATTCTCTATTAATCTTTCTATATCCGCTGCTTTACTGATATAAGTCGATATAGAGAGTTTATTTCCACTGACAATATTGGTACAGATATCTCGCATCATACTCGATGCTTCTTCATTAATAAACTTAGGCGTATTACTGTTCTTTAAGTGTACACCTTTTATTTCCATATCAGGGACTTTGTAGATATTGCCTTCTTGATAGGTGATTAAAGCATAGTAGTGTTTCTTATTGGTTGTTGGTACAAAGATTTCAAACTTGAATTCGTTTTTCATAGCGATCAAGTGTATCTTGTCTCTATCCACACCTAGGTTGATACTCATCATGGCTAGAAGATGTTTCAATGCTGATACTGCTAAAAATACCAAAGCTGCAAAGAGGTTATTTGCTTCATCACTAAAAGTAATCTCACCAAAATACCATTCTATCCATTCCTCTACTGAGAAAATCGTAGAGTCCGTATCTGACATGATTACCACTCTTCTCATGGAGTCTTTAAAATGAGAGATAGAAGCCGGTTTGTTTACTGTTCTAAAGAAACAAATAAAGAAGTCTTTATATTCCTCTATGACTTTATAGACTTCTAGCATATTCGTTGCTAAGAGTCTCCCTAGATCACCATTCTTAGTCTCTGGTTTACTAACATCAATACCTTTTGTTTCTTGTCGGCAATACTGAGAAGCTAAGAAGTATATTGCTTCTGGGCCTTTCTCTATGATTTCAATATGGTTATCTAACTCTTTTATTTCATGTTTTTTAGAGAGTTTAGTTAAAAGATCTCTGATGACTTTGTCATTAAACTTTCTTAGATGATAGAGATCTCCTGTATAGACAAAAGCTGCTCTTTCTAAAGGAGATAGTTTGTCAACAAGATCTCTAATTAAGATATGTTTCTTTCTATGTTTATAATAAAGATCAGAAGAATACTCTATGACATCCATTACCTCATCTGTCGTGGGATAATGGAGTTGATATTTATCCATGATAAATTGCAATTGAGTATAATCTGTGTTTCGACAAATCGAGATAATATTAGCTAAAGTAATATCAGGATTGAAGTAATGTCTATTGCCTCCTAACATCTTCTCGTTATTCGCATTGGCATAGGCTGCTGTGATGCGACAAGTAGATGTCAAAGAAGGATGCATAGTAGAATGGTAGATAGGAGTAGTCGGGATACAAGAAGCTCCAGAAATAGAGTTGTTATTTATCTTCTTATTGTTTTGTTCATTCTTCTTGATAATAAAGTTATTGGTATCCCCTGCCATCTTGTATTTAAACATTTCTTTCTTAGCTTTACCTCGTGCTTTAACGTTAAAGTCAATATAGTCAACAAGATAAGCTTTTTGTTCCTTCTCTGGTTTAAAAATAGAGAAGGGGGGAGTTATGATCTGTCCTTGTTTACAGGCATCATAGATAAAGTTATAAAGATTGTTATCTTCATTGGTATTGATATATCTATCACCGTGTTGATTGACATCGATTGTGACGATTCTTTGTTTATCTAGAGGATAAAAAGCTTGTGGATTATTAGCGTTAGTATTGCTATCCACAAAACGACTGGCTTCTTCTATCGGGATACCATGCATCTTGGATAAGAAAAAAGCCGTATCTGCTTTGTAATGTTGAAAAGGATAGATATCTCTTTTATAGGCTTCTTTATCGAGAACAAATGGATCTTGATAAATCGGATACATGGTACACCCTAATGATTTCTTAATAGTGATGGTGAATATGAACTACTTGGATATTCTTTTCTTCCTCTAGTCTTTTTTCTTCTGCTAGTCTTCTTTTTTCTGCTTCCTCAGGATCACCCAGCATATCAGCAAGATCTCTATTTTTACTAACTGCATAGAAACAACCAGCAACGATAGCAAGCTTTAATAAATCAGCCATGATACACTCCTTTTTATATTGAAAACGTCATAACTCTTCATTATCTCTATCGCTAGAGACAACAAAGAAATGAAAAAATCTGTTATCCTTTTTTACATCTGGATATCGAGATGAATAGGTGGCTCCTATAACGACTCTCCGGCAAGAGAAGACTCAGTGTTATAGGAGCCGGTGCAGCAGTAGCAAAAAACCGACGGTCTCATTTCCACCATCGACATGCTATATAACAATACTGGCTTCCAACTACTTTTACAAGTAATCCTTCTATATCAGTATTGCTTGACATTAGCGAATAGCCCGTGTCAATACATTATTCTTGCTATGTTTATTTTTCACCTGTGAGTTCTTTTATCTCATTGATAACTTGATCTTTCTGGGCATTATCCCGTTTACTGTCTTTGATTCTCTGTTCTGAACAAAATCTCGTAATGATCTCTTGTTGTGGTCTGGTTAAATCCAAGAATTCAATAAAGGACATACCAAGATACTTTTGAATATAGTTATCATGATAGATACGCAGTCTTCTTTCCAGTATGGTGTTTTTTCCATACAGCGCTTCGCCAGGATGAGGAGCTACCAAAGAAAAAGGATTGTGATCTTTTTCGTGATTATGTATTCCCCATACTTCATCATAGAGCGTTCGTTTAACAATATCTTTATCTGAGCTATTGGTCAGTCTAGGGATATCCATCAGTATCTTACGGATATTCCCTTCAACAGCATATCTCGGATGAAGATAACCTATCTCTTCTTCAGTAGGTTCTCGATTAAAGAGATAGGTAAATCCTCGGATACTGTTTTTCTTAACAAACTCGTTAGACGTGACTATGCTGTCCGGCTCGAGATCTTCGTGGTGCGCTGCAGGAGCAGGGTAAAAAAAGTGTAGAGAGGATCCATCGGTACTAGATGCGGGAAACGATTAGACTGAGTAGGCTCTTCTGTCAAGGTAGGTGTTGCAATAATCGATACCTGAGTATCATCGATGAACTGGGTGATCTCTTTTAAAAGCATATCGATTACAGCATCATTGGTCGAGATACTAGATAGCATCTTGTCAATGGTATCCTTGTCATCATCACCATAGACCTCTTCTTCTCCACCTTCAGGAGTCAAGATGACTTCTTTGATGAAGTGTCTATACTGAGATAATAGATCAGATTTAAAGTAGTTAGTAATGAGTTCATTACGTCTGACTTCATCTTCCGTATCTTCAATGATAGCATCAGCTCTTGCGATATTGGTATTGATCCAGTTTTCACCAAAGATAAGATAATCCGTTATCGTAGGTACACCTAACACAACGGTCATGATGTCATCTAGCTTGACTCTCTTAGTCATCTTGAGTTTAAATTTCTCTTGATACTTCTCGAGTTCAAGATCGCTCATCGTAGGCTTTCTATTTCTAGCCATATGACGCATTTGATCTTCAGATAAAGCATTTCTATCTACCCATAGTAGTTTAGAGATATCTACGATACCTTTGGCTACTCTATTCTCTTCGATATTCTCAGAATAGATAATCCTAGAATAAGGGACTCCATTGGGATAGATCATCGATGCCATAGCCCAAGCAATGGTGTTGATATCATGGAGCTTTATTTTGTCAAAGAGATTATCCGTTGCTTCTTGTAGAGTAGTGTTATAAACACACTCTCTAAACAACTGCAATAAAGCCTGTACCATGAATAGACGATCATTAGAGAAGATAGAACCTAACAAGTTTCTACCTAATACGACTTTACTATTGACAATCTCATACTCCATGTCAATAAGACGGGAGTCCTGGGGATTTTTGATCGATACCCAGAATCCACTATGATATAAAGGTACATTAATTACCCCACCTTTACCCATTAGAGCATTCATGCGAATAACCGCTTGTTCTCCTGTAGGTTTAGTAGCAGGATTGATACTCATCTTAGGTTTCATGGGTTTAAGTACACCGCCATCTACAGGGAGTTCTTGATAGAAATCTCTTTCTTCATTATCCACTGTAGACTGCAAACCACCATACTTAGGGAGATGGTTATAGGAAGAGCGATAGATTGCCATGAGTTCTCTATTAGTAGGAGAATCTTGGAGATCCACATTAGGGATTCCTTTGACCATGTTTTGGAATTGTTTCAAGGTCACACTAGGAATAGCTACAGGGATATCTTTTCTTTTACTGAGCTCTTCTTCAAATTCTCTCTGTGACATTTCTTTAAAAGGATTAGTACTGAGATGGACATTAGCTCCTTTCTCAGGTAGATCATTCAAAGTAGAGAGATGCTTCTCTCCGAGTACTTTGTCAAAGATCTCTTGTTGCTTTTCTTCTGGAGTCATGGAGACTACAGGTTCAGGATCCTTGGGAGTAGTAGGAGGTGTAGGAGGAGTAGGGGATTGTGGCTCTGGATCCATATAGTCATCTTCAGGATTGACTACAGAGGCTTTAGGCTCTTCAGGTACTTGTGGAGGAGTAGGAGGTGTGGGAGGTGCAGCTTGATGCTCTTGATCAAAAGGATCATTCAAACTACCAAAATTAGGTGTATTATCTGTCATGATTCATTATTCCCTTCTAATACTGTTTTTTCTGCTTGCTCTTGTTGTTGAATTTGCTGTATTCTGAGTTCTGCTAGTCTAGAGAGATCTACCAGGTGATTAAATACAGGACTAATATTAGCTTCAAAATGCTGGTTAAAGATAAAGTACTTATTACCAATATCTAAAGTAATCGGCAAATCATCAATCTCACAACTCCCTACTCTACCAGCATGAACAGCATGGATCTTATACAGTTCATCTCTATAGGCATTGACATCTCTTAATAAGAGTTTAAGGTTATCATTAAAGACCTCTATTTCATCGCCATACAAATACTGAACAAAATTATTATTCTCTATAGCTTGTACTAACAAAACAATAGGTCTAAATCTACCAATAGAGTTTTGATAGAGTTCTTCTAGTTTTGTCCAGTCATCATTGTTTCGTAATGACTTTTCTAATTCTTTCTTGGCTTTCTTCTTTATGGCATTATGTTTTCTTCTTTCTTGTCTATTACCATTAGTGGGAGTATTGTTAACAACATCATTGACCACAGCAGATAAATGTTTATCGTTGACCATATACGGCTCCTGGACTATTTAATGAATTTTTATATACAGAGGTATTTTCCTATGTCTGATCTCTTACTGATGTTCTTGCAAAACAGAGTCAATGACACTTTACTGAGTCTCTATTTTAGAGCAGCTAAACTAATAACCTATTTTGAAAGAGACGATCAATATGACCTTCTAGATAACTACTTAATGGAAATAGACAACATAGATGTCTATGATGCCTTATCAAAGATATATACTTTCCACGAAGATATCTTATCTAATATTATCACTGAGTATGGGGTATTTCTCAATGAGACTTCTTTAAAAGAAAAAGTAGAGATACTAGAAGGACTCTTACTAATAGAGGATCATGAGGATAAAGAAAGTATTTGTGAAATCATTCTCAATGGAGATGATTATACTTTTACTTTAAGCGAACTACTCTCTTTTGTCACTATGAAAGACAGTACTTACTATCAAGAATATCTCGGTAGTATCAACCCCATGTTATTATCCCGTATCTATACCGAAGCCAGTAAGTATATCTTAACAGAAGAAACAGAGGATGATGATAAAGAGAAAAGAGAAATCGTCTCTTATCTAAAGAGTATAAAAGAAGATCCTGATTTTAGTAGATCCCTTGTGATGGGTTATATTAAAAATGGATTATCGATCTATCTACCTTTGTCTTCTTATTTAAGTATCTTTAAAGATGAGTTATTTGAAAAGCATTATACCAACAAAGATATTGCTATTAATCTTTTCTTATTAGCTAAGATCAGTAAGAAAGAAAAAGATATTGTAGCTTTTTATCAAGAAGAGTTACCCAAGTATCTAGAGAATCTCAATCAGATATCTGAGATCACTTCTCACATTAGACAGCTCTCTATAGAGAGTAGAAATATCAATCCTCAAGAAGCTATGTAAAGATCATATTTCCCTTTACACTCCTCCATACTAGAAGGAGTGTAAAGGGGATCTATGATAGGGTATTTTCACCTATGAAATGATAAGAAACATATTGTAGTACTTAATCCTTCGAATTTTAAGTATATTTCTTATCAGAAACAGGCTTATATAAGGGGTTTTATAAGGTATTTTAACTATATTTACTCTATAAATAGTTCAGATAAATATATAGTGAGGGGCTAGTACTTTGTCTTATGCGCAAAGTCTATATCCCGTATTTCCCGTATTTCTATATAAAAAACGTGGTATACCACTAAGGTATCATCTACGTTTTTTATATACTGTATATATCATCTATACACCATCACCATACTAGATATCTCTTCTATCGAGTCTATATACCTTCCCTTGTATATATCTATATTCACTTTACATATATACAGGTATTACTATGTCCACCTTTTTAAACAGATCACCTTTACCACAAGAACAAAAGAGATTACTTACATCAGAAGAACTTCTTCTATTCTGGAACAATGATAGAAGAGCAGACAGAGACTACAAAGGAATAATCAAATCTTCCAAAGTAGGTATCTATTACGAACAAGACATCAATAGACTAAACTCTTTAATGACATTGGAAAATAACATTATCAATCTTCACAAAGAGTATCAGTACAACATGCTAACAATAAATAGCAGAGATAAATTTAAACATAGTAGTAGAGACTACTTAGATCTAATACTAAAAATAAATAACAATATCAGATTTACAGGTTTTATGGATTATCTATTAGGATATAGTTGGGTATTGGAGAAAGGGAGCAGTAGTAGAAAGTGGCATATCCACATTGCACTATTCTGGAGAAGTGATTGTTTTTGTGATGTACTATTGATCTACTTGAAAATGTATATCGAAAGAATAAGTATGTTACTTCCTTATAGTGGTGGACAGAAAAGGAGTGAATTGGAATACAGAGGCTTTTGTAGTTTCGATAGTGTTAGTGTAGAGAGAAAAAGAAAAAGAGAAGTAGGTAGACTAGGATACTTGAGTGATCCTGTGTATATCAAAAACAAAGACAGTATAGGCATAGTAGATAGAATAGACTATAAAGGCAGAAATAGAGTATTGAAAAAGTTATTATACTTAAGCAAAGTAGAATATAAAAAAGAGAAAAAGAGTGGTGAAATAGATAATAAAAGAAAAAATAATAAAAACAACTATAGAAGTCATCGAGATAACTTTAGAGATGTCAAGAAAGGTATAAAGTTGTTTGGTAAATGTATCAATGTGAGTTTCTTGAAAAACAAGGACAGATGTAGAATGGTACCTGTAGAGAGCAATATCTATATAGAAAAAGGAATAGAGAGTGCTAGTATCGTGTTATACAAGTACAGTGATGAATACAGGGTTATCGATAGTAGGTTATTACAAGTAGATGATGTCGATAGAGTAGTGGGGTATAAGTATGGTAAAGAATATAGGGTAGGTAGAGTAGAGGATTTCTTTAGGTATTGAGTCTGTTTTTAAATTTTAAAAGAGGTATGTGTTATGACTAGAGTAGAGTATTTTAGATGGGTCATTCAAGAGACGAGACTATGGATGGATCTAGAGTGGATAGTGTCTTTATTGAGCTATAGAGTAGGTCTTAGTGAAGAGAAGATAGGATACTTGAGATATTTAGATGGAGAGTGCAGTTATTTTAATAAAGAAGGATACTGGGATGTTATATCGGATTATAGTGGAGAAGAGAGAGGATTATTTTTATACAAAGACAAAATAGAGCTTAAGAAAGGAGATATAGCAAATTTAGATATGGATATAGAAACTACAGTAGGTAGAGTATTACAAAACTTGATTATGTTAGTCTATCCTTTTGGCGATAAAATAAGCTATATCAACCAGAGATTTATGCCTAGGGATATAGAGGGGATAATAAAGGATAAACTGGTGGATACTCCATTATCCTCTACAGAGAGGAGTAAGGGGTTTATTTATGTTGATGAATATATCCGTTATAGTGATGCTTGTTTATTTTTGAGTCAATTATGCCAGATATGTGTACCAGGTGTGACTGAAAAAGCCATCACTGCACCTCCTGGAGGGAGAGAGTATCTAGCAGAGTTGATGGATAGAGCTGTGAGAGATGGTAAATCTCTCCATGATCCGGCTACTATAGCTGATATAGGCCAAGAGATGGAGAAGTATGATAGTCAGTATCTACAAGGAGACAGATCTCTAGGATTTTTGATCAACAAGAAAAAAGACTTGGGTATCGTACGTAAAAAGATGTTTTTGCTGTATGGCTTTGACAAGGGTTTTGATGAGACGAGTGATGTAGACTTTATCGACAGGCCTTTGAGTGAAGGGATAGACTACAGCAGGATAGATAGCTATATCAACGGCAGTAGATCGGGATCATTTAGCCGAGGAGCAGAAACACAATTGGCAGGTGTGAGTGTCAAAGAGATGCTGAGAGCGAGTAGCAATGAAAACATAGCGATAGAGGATTGCCATACAGATCTCGGGATGAGGATCACGTTAACTGAAGACAATATCTCTACCTACAGAGGGTTTTACTGTTTTTACAATGGCAAAGAGATCAAGTTGGATGATAACAACAGAGATATGTATCTGGGTAAAACAGTAGATATGCGTAGTCCTGCATATTGCAGATGTGAAGGGACAAGTAGATGTGCGAGATGTTGTGGACCTCATTTGAGCTTACATCAGACAGGGATCTCATCAGCAGTCGCAGATATGGGTAGTGTCTTTTTAAATACCCTGATGAAGGCGATGCATGGTAAACAGCTTGCTACTAAAGAGCTTGATATGGATATACTCTTAACCTGATAAAGATACTTTGGTATCTAGTGACATAGTGATAGGTACCATATCACTATGACTTTTCGATAAACCTATATAGGATAAATTAAATATGAACAATAGACAAAGTAGCATCAGACCTAGCAATGATCTAGAAGAAGCGATGCAAAGAAGAGAACAAGCAGAGCAGGCCATGCAGTCCATGGAAGAAGGTACTCCAGTATACGACATGGAGCACATGCCTAGATTTGATAGCTCACTGGCCTCTAGAGCTCGTGTAGAGGATGACACGGTAGACAGTACTGGTGAGAGTGAGATCTCGTCTGAGAGAGCTTCTCAAGAGGATCTAGGAGGATATACAGCAGAGATTGATACTATCCCTGATCATGTGCAAGAAGCCAAACAAAAAGCATCCTTGTCTAACAGAGTAGATTTGGATCAGTTGCGAAGCTCTTTATCTTCCAGTGGTGTTGCTTGTTTGGAAGGGATACTTTCATACATGCGAGAGATGGGACCAGACAAGAGTTTTGTCGGTAGTGAAGCTGAGAAGAGAGGAGCTCGTATCCAGTATGGATATTGGAGTACTTTGGATACTCTGTTTAACCGCCTAGATAACAAAGATTTTAACATTCTTTTTAGAGCATTGCTTGAGCTCTACGATGAGCATCAGCATAAAGACCAAGTATTCCACGATGACAAAGTGTTTAGATTTGTCGAATATTGGCCGATGAGTGAGGGTCAATCTGCTGCCTTTAGACGCTTGAGTAACATGATCATGGTGACGAAAGACGTGAAGACACGTTACCATGCTGCTCGTCAGTTGGACTGGAAGTATGTCTTGGAATATGGTCTGACGACTCAAGGTAGAAATAGAATAAGAAACTTTTACGAGTTATGATTCTTTGTTGAATCATAATCGTAAGAGTTCAAGCACTTCTATGAGCTATAATCGTCCCTATGTGACTGAATTATAGCCATAGGAGTTTGACTACTTTTACGAACTTTAATTTTTCTAATTTTTAGAGTGAAAGATTCTAGTATGGAGTATTAAGCATGAGTGAATATTTTCCAGTAGTGGCCATGATGGCGGCTAATGGTTGTCGTCCAGATATTGCGGAAAGTTGGGGCAATAACTATCTCCACGTCATGAAACGATATGGTATTGACACGAGAAATAGAATTGCTGGTTTTTTTAGCAATATCTTTATTGAGAGTAGTTACTTGACTCGACTCGCTGAAAATCTGAATTACAAAGCAGAGAGACTGGCACAAGTCTGGCCTAATCGCTATAGTCAAGGGGGTAGACCAAACCAATTGGCTTATCAACTAGCAGGTAATCCAGAGAAACTAGCCAATAATGTCTATGCTAACCGCATGGGTAATGGCGGTCCAGAGACAGGAGATGGTTGGCGCTATCGTGGTCAAGGACCTATTCAGTTAACTGGTAAGAACAACTATATCGCTTTGTCTTTAAATACCGGTATGGACTGTGTAAACCATCCTGAGATGCTCATGACACCCAATGGTGGTGCAATCAGTAGTGCTTACTATTGGTGGAGCACAGCTTGTCGAGCATACGCTGATAAAAATGACTTTGATGGTATTCGAGACATTATCAATAGAGGCAAGAAGACTGTTGTGATTGGTGATAGTCATGGATATCGAGAAGCTTATCCGATCTATACCAAGATACAGCAATGGATCGATAGTCATTCCCCTGAGATCATTTTACCCTAGATGACATATCCCCTCTACTCTCCTTTCATTAGGGAGAGTAGAGGGACATATGACCTATATAAAAGACTTATGTTTTGATATGATTTCTCTAGAGATTCTAATACTGAGAATCTCTAAAATAAATAGGATAACACCATGATCGTAGATGAAATTGATAAAAGTGCTTTAAATGCCAATATAGGTAAAAGCTGGGTACAGAAGAGTTTTTATTTAAAGAATGTCCATAATCCAGAAGAAGGATCAGACAAGGAAGCGATCTTTGCTCGAGGATACACCACTGCAATGATCAAGTTTACCGACACGACATTGGGTGGTAACCTCTCTATCAATCCTTTACCACAGCCTTCTTTATGGACAGATCCCCCACCAGTGCCCTATAAGTCAAGTGTATCAGTCTTAAAGAATACCCCATTACAAGGCGGGATGTATAGCGAGGTGTATGATGACAACCAACAGATCATCTACATGCGTTTTGGTGTCCCAGTATTCAACAGTATTACCGGGTTTTATAGCAGGTTTTATGACAGTACTTATGCGAGATTGATTCGTAGTGGTGGGGTGAGCGAGTCTTTAGCAGGAAGTATAGGGTATACTGTTGGTAAATTCCTGTCTTCACCTTTACGTATTATCGCCTTTGGTTTTAATACCCTAGAGATGTTTAGCGACGTCATAGGTGGTGCTTGGGATTTCGTCAACCGAAAGAGTAGTAAATTCTATTATTTTAAGAGTACGATGCCAATGTACTGGGCAGCAGCACAGGGGATTATGAATCATATTGCGGTAAATAAAGGCTTTATGGGTCCTTATACTCGAGGAGGGGACGCCAATGATACAGTTACCAACAATGATCCTAGCTATGATGATGTTCGGGAAAGAGACGAGATGTACAAGATGTACGGCGATATCTTTACCCCGAGTGGCAATATCAACCTCTATGGTGTCGTGACAAGAGCACAGAGACTCCACAATTCTGTCATGAAGAACATAGAAGCTGGAGGTAATGTCAGAGAGAAGATGTTGTCGCTTTATAAAGATAGACTGAATATGAAAAATCAAGCTGGTACCTCTATAGACAATTTTTCTCAGGTGTGGAGTGAGTTTTTAAATAAGAATAAATCTGGAGATGTGAAAGATGGTATAGCAGATGAATCGGCAAATATCCAGAAAGAAGCTGAAAAAATGACCAGTGCTGCTAAAGCTCATTTAAACGATGGTGGAGAGTTTATTGGTTTTAGAGTCAACCATACTGGAGCCGCTACTGAGTCTTTTAGCAGTAGTTTTAAAGAGAGTGAAATCGCCCAGTTTATCAACGGTGCTTCAAGTAGTGCAAGAAGTGCTAGATTTAGTCTGAATAATGGTAATATCTCGAATTTTGCTCCAGTACAAATCATTCAGGGAGCTATGCAGGGTATCGTAGATGGTGTAAGTGATTTAGCTAACTCTGTAGGTTTAGCTGGTATAGGTGTCTTGATGGGTAATGCTCAGGTAGATATTCCTAAGTTCTGGGAGAGATCTGACACTAACTTCAGTAGCAAGAGTTATACGATAGATTTGATTAGTCCGAGTGGTGACGTGTATTCTCAGTTGTCTTACATCTATGCTCCTTTGTCTTTATTATTAGCAGGAGCATTAGCGAGAAGTACTGGCAGACATAGTTATACAGAGCCTTTTCTATGTCAGCTCTTTGACAAAGGTAGAGCGCAAACCAGACTAGGAATGATCAAAAGCATGACTGTGACCAGAGGAGGATCGGGTAATGTCGCTTGGACTGTGAATCATGAGCCTTTGCATATCCGAGTACAGTTTGAAGTAGAGGATATGGATTCCGTGATGCATATGCCAGTGGTGACCTCTATGGGTACAGGTGACAATGCCATAATAAAACATATTGCTGCCGAGCTATTGGGAGAGAAGGCTAGTGCTGTTTTAGAAAGAGGTTGGTTTGATATGGAGAATACCTTTATTGACTACATGGGGGTATTAGGTAGCTTGGACTTAACAACACAGATCTATTTCACTAGAAAGATGTTACGTCGCTGGGAGATACATAAACGCAACCATGAAATCATCACCAGCAAAGCGTATATGACAGCAGCTATTACGAATAATGAACTCGCTAATGTCGTACGACTCTTTACCACAGGTACTTTTGCTAGATAATACGCTTATAAAAATGCTATTGATCGAATACCAAACTAGGAGTAACACATGACTTTTCCTTTAGATACTTTATTATCTTTAACTGATATTGCCCGTCTCTATGATCGTAAACACGGCTATGAAAATAATCTCAGTGCTACTTTGGATAACAAAAGAGATCTAACCGATATCTTGGATATGGAAAATAAGCTCGTTAACAAGTACCATGGTTATAGAACCGTGACTTTAGGCGTGACTTTTCCTAAATCTTTTTGTATAGATAAAGAAAAATTCCCTTTATTTACTTTTACCTTGACCAGAAAACTCTCTACCTTAGGAGTAATTGCTTTTATCTGGAATATCTCCACGTTTAACCGTGATAACAATCCTGATAATTGGGATGTCTATATGCTAGCTTTGTATCCCAATACGGCTAAGCTAATTCCAACGGATAATGAAGATTTAAAAGCATTGATAAAGAAAATCCATGATGTTGGCAGAGATTATCAGCTTTCTTTACATATTGAGCCTTATATCGTTACTCATCCGACGATTACGGTAGATAGCTATCAGGATCTAGAAGCTAGAAACATGGCAAGATATCAGATCTATGATGTCTATTCACCTAGGTATCAGACTGAAGGAGAGTTATCCCTCTTGAAATCTTTACCTGGTAGAGTAGGATTTACTGGTGCTATGGCTTTTGGTATGGTTGCTGATATGTATCGTCAGGATTAACACTCTATATCTCTAAAACGCTCTAAACGGACGTGATAGACGAGATCTCTTTTTATCTATAGTCTTTATTAAGGTATCTATAGATCTCGTCTCTGAGAGGCTCTGACGAAGTTTTAGAGCTATATTACTATAACGATCAATCGAAAAAAAAAACTCTCTTGAATGAGTCTATCTTCAGATAGATGAATGAAAGATATCCTCTTGAACGTAGCTACGTCAGTAGTGAAGTGAAAGAAAATATAAGACATACATCCATACTACTCCCCACAAAGAGGAGTAGTATGGACATTTGACGACTATACAGGTTCAACACTGTCATTAGCCTGATCTTCTTCTATCTCAGTAGAAGGGATATCGGCAGATTCAGATGTATCGGTAGATGGGGTAGATTCCATAGACTCTGCAGACTTTTCTGCAAAGGTCTCAGGGGCATAGGCCAGCATCAAGGCATCCATAAAAGAGATCATGCGATTAGCATCCTTAATCGGTAATGTAGCCTCAAAATACGTCGTAAGACCATCGTAGTTAGTCTGTTCAAACTTGACTAAATAGTCATGGTTTAAAGGATTGTGATGGAACATAACGGACATAGGAAAAGGTAGTTTAAATACACCTCGATAGTCCGAGATTTCTTTCTTTCTCCTAACATAGATGTTAAACCCTTCTCGAGATTTATAGACATTTCGACATTGTTTCTGATAATTCAAATATCGAAACATAAAAGATTTCGCATGAGTTGCAGACATAGAAAGTGCGACAACAGCTTTACCATCGGCCATAGTTATTTCTCCTATTTAGATATCAACAAAAAACTTATTAAAAATCATCTCAGGTAAATAGTTTTTCATGTCCATTTCGGTTGCATGATAAACGATTTCCATAAGAACGATAGTATCTTTCTTACCCATCTTGATAAGTTCTTGGATATGAAACGTATGCTTGATAGAGAATCTGAAATAATCACCTTCTCCGTTTGGATCTATCCATCTCTCTGCTTGGATGATCGTATTCAAAAGAAGCGTGCCTGCTTCACCATTCTTGTAAAAGAAAGGTAAAGTCTGGTGAGCTAAAAAGGAGTTGGTATTGGTGAACAGAGGAGATCTAAATAAATTACCATGTTCATCTTTGGCAAAATGTCCTGGTATATAGACAATATCCTCATTCTTAAGATCTGTAAAGATCCTAGGGTTATTCATGTACCTATCAAAATTAAAGTGACACTTATCGAGATAATAAGTGTCTAACTCTTTTTTGCTACGAGATACTTTCATCAGTACTCCTTTATACATAAGTAAAACATGTCCTCTTACTTGAATAAGAAGACACACCTGTTTAATGATATTTTCTCATTCTGGATTGACCAGTGTATCTAGCATTCTTCCTGGTTTTTCTTTTATACTCAGGACGAAGGGGATAGATATTCTTGGTCATGAGCAAGATTTCAATCATCTCTGAGATGGTATTGGATTTTAACTCATTGACAATATTGCCGTGGATATTTTCAGATGAATACTGAATGAGATATCCGGAGGAAAAATAGTAATTGTTAAAGATATCATCAAAATACTGGTCTGTTAAAGCACCAGGGTGATAACAAAGATAATAAGTCATGACAATATCTTTAGTGACCTTATCCTGATGGATAACATACTTAACAGCAGGCCTACGGAAGAACTTATTACCTTTCTTATAAGTACCATTGACATGAGAGACATTGTACGTAAAGCTTTTATGTAGATATTTTACCAGTTCTTTGAATTCGATAATTTTATCAATGGCTCCTGCTTTATCATCGGAAATAGTAAAGTAGTACTTGTCTATAATGAGTTCTTTATTTTCAGATCTATAAAAGTTCCTAAAGAAATTAATCATAGACCTGAAAATAGCCTTATGTACAGGTGCACCATTATGGGATCTGTTATAGAGTTCAATTAGTGAAAGATGATTATTTTCCCATTCTTCTAAAAAATGAGAAAGAGCTAAGGTATCAGGGATATTTTTCATGAGTAGATTCCTTATAGAGATATTAAAGATATAGGTATAGCTGAATTACTCCAGCTATACCGTATATTATGTCAATTAGACATTAGACATAGGGATTAATTCCGATGGCAAGCTTTTGTTTAGCAACAGCTTTGCCATACGGGTTATTCCTTAGCCAATACTGGTATTCTCTACCAGCTCTGAGAAAGTCTTCGCGATCATGTTCTAACTTTCTCATTTCGCTAACTGACACCTGAGACTGAGACATGGATATACTCCCTTATCAGTCTTGGGTTTTATTTATCTTTTTAAAAGATAAACACCTAGTTATCCTGAAAGAGATGCTCCTTAAGGATAACCAGTTTTATGATATATAATTGAAAAAATCTAGAATCAATATTTCAACTAGCGTTGATGATTCTATTTTCCTTCGCAGACTACGTCTGTGAAATTTTCTAGATTCAAGTTTTTATGAAGTAAAAACTCGGAGATACGAAGTATCTGTAATATCGTCATACATCCTACTACACTCCCTTTCAATAGGGGTGTAGTAGGACTAATGATGTCTTATCTATATTACAAGTATCTGCTGAAGTCAGGCTCGAGATAAGTACCTCTAGCCTTAGCAAGACTCTTAGTGATTTTACCTGTTTCATCCAAAGGTAATTTACCATCTACGATCTTGGTAAAGTTACTAAAGATGACTTCATTAAAGCAATTCACTGCAGCCCAGTAAATATTGTTCTGCTGATCACTATCAGCTAAAGCCAAATCAGGGATAACGACATTACTTAATTCATACTCGAGTCCTCGTGTGCAACGATAGATCATCGCACTGAGCATTTGTTCAAATTGATTTCTTACAGCTTTATCGTCAATTTCAGTAAATCTTTCATTAATACTATTTAGATTTTCTTTTAGTTTAGTAAAGTGTAGACCAAACTTATAATTCTTTTCATCTAGCAAAACTTTTACTTTTTCACTAGGATCAAAGTCAATAATCGAACAGATCATCATGGTGACCCAGATAGCATCACAGTAGCCATCAATGATCTCTTTCTTATTGGAATTCGTTTGTGCTGTCTCGAGTTCGTTCATTTCCTCGTATAAGCACTCTATTTGGCGTTTTAAGACACGAGCCAATCGTTCATTGATAGACCTATTACCTCGTGTCTCAGATGACTCTACAGGGTCATTTAAGACACGATCTAAGTCTTCCCCAGGGAGAGTATTAGGATAAGCCAATTGACGCCAAATATCGACCATTCTATATTGTTGCGTTTTCATTTATTCACCTATATAAACATATTGCTTAGATTCCAATAAATAATCAGAATCCATATTGATTTCATTAACAGGAGTAAAGACTGGCATGTACTCATCTTGCCAGTAGCTCAGTTGTACACTGTTCATTCTGACATAACGATAATCCAGTTCTCCTTGCAGAGTATAGCCTAAAGCTTTTAACTGATAATAAATCGTATTGAAAATGACTTCAAAATGACAATAGATATCATAGCTCATTACCTCTTCAATTCCAGATTCCCTTAAGAGATCTTTGAAGATTCTTTGACACATATTGGTATTAGCTTCTTTTCTATCAGGATAATATTTCAAAAGGATAAGATAATCCTTGATAATACTATCCATATCGAAATCGATTTCTTGTTGATTGAGCTGATGTTCTCTTAGATATTTGTTAAAGAGATATAAAGGAGAACTCAGATTTAAGATGATCTTTGTCTCTTCAGATTCTACTAGCTGACATGGTGTCATCGAAGTCAGCGGAGAGGATAAGTGGATTGCCATAGATATCAGATTTTCCTCTGGCTAATTGATAAAAGAAGGTGTAGTCCATAGGTAGTTTCGCAACAGGATCGTATCCTATCGCGAGTATTGGCTGAATATCTTTAGTGATTTCAATAGCTGATATTCTCCCTATTAGACCATAGGCTAATATATACCTAACTAAATAGTCACTAATCACGCTACAGGTATAGGAGATATAATCAAACATCTCTTCATCTATCTCAAGATAAACATCGTTTCTGATTAACTCTTCGAAGTTATATTGAAACTGTCTATCGAGCTCAGTCTTTGTGGTTTGATTATCGACATAGGCATTTAGAATATCTAATATCTGTCTTTGTTGAATTAAATAAACCACAGCTTCTTCTAAACCAAAGTCCTTGATGTAATTTTCAAGATGGAAATAGATCTGTCGAAAAGGAATAGCAATAACTTGCATAATTAAGATACCGCTAGAATTAAAGAAAAACCAGAAGGTAAATAAGTCCTACTAGAAACCAGTTTAACAGTATAAGTAGGAAGATGCGAAATAGTTTTAAGATAAGTTAAGATTTCTCGGAAATAGACGGTTAATAAACCATAAAGCATTGTGAGTAATCTGTTCTCAGGAACAAACTGCTCATCTGTGGGGGTATCAGAGGGATGATAATTCCTAATGAACTCTAAAGTGTTTTCTCTAATCAAAGAGACGTAAGTCTCTCTATTGTCAGAAAAGAGATCAGCATCCGTGATAGTAAAATTGAAAAGAGAATGACTCTCGTATGACTGGAGAATATCGATTAACTGTATCCTCTCCTCATCTAGAAGAGAGGATATATAAGTATCCAGTTTAGTATGATAGTACATGACATTTTTGATCGTAGGTGGGGTATCGACTATATCTATCATCCATCTTCTCCCTCCAATGGTTTTTCTTGTCTTCTATACATGTATTCATTATAGACGATTTCCCAGAAAGTAATACAGTCTTCAGTGAGATGATTGGTCTCTAATTCTTTTACTCTTTTTTCAATGAGTTTTTGTTTATTGGCTGCAGAAAAACCAAAGATACTTGTCATGGTGAAGGCATGGTCTATTAAAGTAGCTAACTCTACATCACGATACATTCTAGTATTGGGATCTAGTAGAGGTTTATCCTCTACCTCTTCTTCAGTAGGAGTATCTATTTCTTTCACTCCTCTACTATCGTAGATCCGTTCAAGAGAGGATGGTTCATGAGTGCTATCCTCTACCGGAGTACCCTCCCCTTCATGGGCAATCGTAAAGTGATATTCCTTTTTATCCTTGGGTACTATCTGTTCTTTTTGAAGAGGTTTACCAGGTGTCACTAACTGAAATGTCGTATGCAGATACTTTAGACCCAGTACCTGACTAAGCTCTTCTATCGTTCCTCTAATCTCAACTAAACGACGATCATGGTTCTTTTCGATATTGGATTTGGTTAAACAGATAGTATAAACATTGCCTTTAAAAGACAAGGTAATGGTATATTCGTCCAATGTCTCTTTATTAATAACAATTAAAATACCTTGTTTAGCTTTAGGTTTCCATAGAGCATGCATTTCTTTTAAGAGAGAAATATATTCCTCTATTTTACATTTACTATTGTTATCTACACCATTGATTTGATATTTAATATACATAGTTATCCTCCTATTTCCGATACATCTCTCTGACTCATAGTAGCATGAGTTACACCTTTCTGATGTTGATATTTACCATTGTAAGGCACCTCAACACCACTATCTAATTTAAAAAATATCATTTGTCCTATACCTACTCCGGCATGTATCTCTACTGGAAAATCATTACCATTTAATATCTCTACTACTAGTTCCCCTTCCCATCCTGGTTCTGCTATCGTAGGTGGAAACCATATTCCCATCCTAGCTAGGGTGCTCTTACAGAATAAAGAACCTACGATATTGGTAGGCAATCTAAAATGTTCTTTAGTAACAGAAAGTACTAGTCCTTTAGGAGGAACAATAATAGAATTAGCATTGACTTCTTCAAACCAATCCTTGGTGTTATTCTCTAATATGGACAAGACTTTGTCCGTCTTTTTCCCGATACTAAATCTAGGTTGCAATACCACATCATAACCACAATGCGATAAGCCATAACTAGGACAATTGACACCATTTTCACTAATCACGATTTTAGTATCGATAAAAGGAGAGATCATCCCTCTTTTCGCATAATCCTTTATTTCTTTATCAGTTAAAATACTCATTAAGGTTATCTCCTTTTTGCAAATACTGTTGGACTACTAGAGGCAATTCATTTTCTCTTTTATGTTCTTTTATATAATTTATTTCTTCTTTGAGTTTGTTTAGTTTCAAATGTAGTAAATCATTAATCAGTTTATCTTCCTCTTCTTTTGTGGTCTCTTTGAAAAAATCAGAGAAGTTCTTACTAACAATATCTACTTCTTTATTAGAAGTCGATTTAATCAAATACCATTTCAGATTGAGATCTGTAATTTTACTGGCATAGTAGGCATGAGCAAGAGAAGCATAGGTCACTCCTAAGTACTCCATTGGCATTAAGTAACTATGGTCAAATTTAGCCATGATTGTATCTGTCATATAGACCTCTTTTTATAAAATAAAGAATAGTGAATATAGAGAGTATCCATACAGATACTCTCTATCGAATAAAAGTCAAGATACTATAATATCATCTAAGGGATTAGGAATTGTGAGATAAGAGAGGTCAAAAATCCCAGCATCCCCATTGACAAAGAAAGGAATTACTAAAACTGTGCTATCATAGGGACCATATACTAGTAGATCAAAACCAAAGACATTGAGATAATACCTAATGTATCTGGTATCATCTTTGCTATAGATATAAGAAACCAAAGAAGCAATAATCTCCATAAGGATCAAACTGGTCTCTTGATCAGCTTTATTAGGATCTATTTCGTGTAATCCAAATTCGTTTTTCTTTAAAAGATTTGTATAGGTATATTGATCTCTTAAAGAATTTAAGAAAAAGATGGCTTTAGAGAGATTAGGATCAGAGAGTATTTCTTTGTATTCTTCTTGTTGATAAAGATTATAGAGATCAGACAACATGGTCTTTTTACTGGGGTATTCTTTCTTACCAGTGAGCTCAAAGATACTAGGTCCATACGGATTGATGCTTTGCCAAGACTTTAATTCAGTAAGACCTTTGTTTTTGTGAAAATTGAAAATTGACATGATAAAACTCCTATTGAGATATGAGAAAATAGTTAAGATTTGTGTAGAGCACACTATGCTCCAGGTATATATTAATCTATCCAGTCCATTAACATAGACTGGATAGCTAGGATATACTTGATTCATCAGGCATGAATCAAGTATATATTAAATAATTCAAAAGAAATACATTGATTTATCAAACAAAGGAAATACGGATATGCAAGACTATCAAGATCAGTCTAACTATAAAAGATACTGTATTGGGATTGTAGCTCTAGATAAAAAGCTATATGAAGATACCATAGAAGCTATGCCAGTGGATAATGCCGCTATGCTAGAAGGAGAACTCAATGACAAGTGGGATGAAGTCAATGTCTCTGGTAAAGATGGCGAAAGACAAGACTATCAAAACAAAGCCAAGTTTGTCAAAACGATAAAAGCTACTTGGATGGGTATGCACCAATATAACCGCATGACCTCACCTGACGTCAGACGTGGTGATAAAGTCCAGATATATCGACTAGGAGACAGTAATGTCTTTTACTGGGATACTCTAGACTCCTATGACAAAATCAGAAGACTAGAGACTGTCGTACATGGGTATTCTGCAACAAAATCAGAAGGTGTATCTATGAATCCTGATAACACCTACGTACAAGGTGTATCTACCCATGAAAAGATGGTGACTTTAATATACACCAGTAAAGATCCTACCAACGGTGAAGAATTCAGATATGGTATTTTCATCGATACTAAAAATAACCATATTGTCATTAAAGACGATATTGAGAATAGAATCGTATTACAATCTAAGCCACACTTGATTCGTTTAGAGACCATGGATAATGGTTTTATTCAGATCGATAAATTAAGAATTACCAGTAAAGGTACGTGGTATCATAGAGGAACATTTACAGCAGAAGAAGATATCTATTCTAATACAGATGTGCATTCTAAACTAGCCTCTCTAGAGTCTCATGTACATCCAGAAACACAGACAATCACTAGAGAGAGAGTACCAGCATCACAAAACGCACCCTGGGATCCACATCCAGATGAACTCAAAGTGGATTATCGTGAACCTTGGTTATTGAAATAAAGGTATTTAATTATGTTAACTAAAAGTACTTTATTTAATTTTCCTGTTTATTATTTAAATATCTTCCCGATTATAGAAGAAGTATCAGCTACTATTCCTGATAAGTATCCTGTAAAAGATAGAACCCATGACATGTTAAATAGAGAAATGATCAATAATAAACTTTACTTAACCTATGTCTGGATGAAAAGAGATACTTATAACTTCTCTGAATGGTTTCATATTACCCAAGCTAAAGAAGATCTTAAATTAGCTCTAATAGAGAATGGAGATTATATACCTAAAATAAAATCTCCTGTTGTTTATATCTCTAAGTTTGACAGTATTGCTAAAGATTGTATCTATCTAAAACATATCAAAAAACCCTTAACCGATATACTCTCTTTTACTGATAATTTCTTAAAAGCAGAGATTACAGAGTTTAATAGTCAACATACGGCTATACCCCAGATGTCTAGTGATTATCGAGATCATCAAAACAATCTTTATTTCCTAACTTTATCGGATTATATTCCCGTAGATAAAGGACAAAAGAATAGCGAGTATTATGCTATTGAAAGTAGAGAATCCAGATATATCGATGGATTTAATATTCCTACTTATAAGAAGTATTATTCATATAGAGATCTACCTATGTCTATTATCAGTAGTCCTTTTTATGACATAGATCCTTATAAGACTCCAGAGTACGCTGGGGTTACTATATGAGTTGTCATTATTGATGACTCCACCGACACCATTTGTGAATAGTGTATTATAAACGGGCTATTCGCTAATTTATAGATGTAAATCAAGTACATTGTTTGCGATACGGCTAAAGCAATGGTATTTTGGGTGAGATATTGTCCAAACTTTATCATGTCTCATCCTTGTCGGTTCTCAAGAAAGTGTGAACATTCCTACTCTAGTCTCTGTAATAACAGGCTAGAGTAGGATCTATGACATAAAAAAACATATCTCTTGAACGTCGTCACGACAGTGACAGAGTGATCGAGCAAAGCGAGACTCTGTCGGGAAAAGATATTTCTCTTGAGCGAGACACTGGTATAGGGTAAAGCGAAAGAAAAAAAACATGATAGAGGAATATGTAGACAGAGGTTCCTAGTCTCTGTCTACATTTGTAGTGTGGGTTTATCGTCTATTTAGGATTGTAACCTAGTGGTAAGTAACATTACCACGACGATCTACATCTCTACTAAATACTTTCGTAGAGCCAGAAAGGACATGTCTTTCCTGGGGTCCATGTTTGTAGTATTGTTCGATTACTTTCCTTGTTTTGGTATCCATTACGGATCCAATTGTGTCGAGACAATGCATATAGAAGTGCTCCTATATTACAAGTGTATTGCCTATGCCGTATTAGTGGTACGGCATAGGTCCCCGGTAACCTATAAGAGGGTTTTATTTATACCTTTAAAGGTTTACCAAGATAATAATATAGGATTGAAATAAAATAGATTCAAGTTTTTATTTCATAAAAACTCAGAGATAAGAAGTATATACAAGTCATATGTCCATACACATCCCTTCCGTATAGGAGGAGATGTGTATGGGTTTATGATGTTTTATCTAAGACCAATCAATGCATTTTTTCTAGATTGCATAGAAAGCATAATAACATCCCAGATATCAGCTAAACAAATAGCCGTATGAATCAAGGCATCTTCACCATGCTTAGGTGCTTTAGCTAACAAGTCTTTGGTTTCTTTAGCATAAGTAATAACTTTGCCCAAGATATCTTTATAATAGTCTCTATCATTACTCGTACCACTTAAAAAGAGTCTACCGGTAGATGTCTTAATTTCTCTTGCTCTAACAGAATCAAGTTCATCAGACTCTCCTTGCATAGAAGTCTTTACCCATTGTAGATTATGCTGACAATAGTCAATAAAGGTATTTAGATCATCTTCAATGATCATACCTACGATCTCTTTTTCACCTAGATCATTGGTAGCTTTTTCTAAGATATCAAACTCTTGATCGACTCTATTTTTAACTTCACCTATTCTATCTTCTAGCTTTTGATCTGTTAAAATAGTGTCTAACAATCCTAAAGCACCTTTTATAGTCTCTTCTTCTTTTCTCACGAGTTCTTCTTTAATATCTTCTAGAGCTTCTTTAAAACAAGTCGTAGAAGGATGAGTCGTATAGAAGTTTTCGTTACTATAAGTCAAAGTAAAATCTCTATCCAGGATATACTTAGCTGTTCTCCTATCGATCTTTTTCTCATTACTGAGATGATTATAGATTTCCTTTAAGAGAGAGACTTGTTCTTGACTTGCAATGACTTGTTGGGTACTTATACCAGGTGTATTTGCATCAGTATGGATATCTGTATTGACAGATATATCGTCTACATCACTTAAGGTTTGCTTATTCTCTGGAGTCAAGGTGACCTGTACACTAGTACTATCTATATCATCATAAGCCTCTTGACTAGGCCTAGCTTTATCAAGTTCATCTAACCAGTCCGTATCGAACTGGTTATTCGTATCCATGATATCAGTCATAAAGAACACCATTGATCTTACTAATCAAAGTTACAATCTCTTTCTTATACTCATTAAGACCTTCAAGATTAATCACTTTAAAATTAGTTTTAATACCAAAAAGATCTTCACAGATACAAGTACCTTCTTCAATTGTAATAGTGTTAGGGAAACAGGCATTGAAACGAGTATGGTAAATGGCTTTAATCACAGACAAGGTATAATCAATATCCAAGACATAAAGCTCATTAACCTTAGAGACGAGTTCTTTAGCTTTCTTAATGACTTCTATTTCAAAATTCTCATCTCTACCTTCTACAACAGAAGCAGGCATAGGAATCATTCTACCAACGGCAGCACCTGTCGCAAAAGAAACGATCTTTTGTGTATCGGTGGTGTTAGCTAAGATGGTATTAATGTCATTAGCAAAAGTAACGCTATTTGGGTTCATATTACATTTCCTTTTTTATTTTCTTTCACTCGACGCTTCACAGCGTCTCATTCAAGAGAGATTATCTACTGTATGTTCTTTCACTTCACTACTGATGTAGCTACGCTCAAGAGGGCTTATTTACTATACTTTCTTTCATTCTGGGTCTACAGACCCATCACTCAAGAGAGTCTATTTGTTATACTTGAATTCATTACCTAGAACAAAGAGATCATTAGCAGCTAGTGATTCTAGTTCACGATGTTTATTTTCTTCAGCATATCGTAAAGCATTATAGATCTTTTCAATAAAACCACCACTTTGGTATTGCTGAATGATCTTTTCAATCACTCTGATATCATCTAAGATATCGATATAGAATCTGTCTTTTTTATTGGTGTATTTTAATTGGTTAATGAGATCCTCTTTCATTCTGAGTAATCTATTTTTATCTTGGTCATATCTAGGACCTGTCCTAAAATATTTACCTGTTACTTCAGACGCAATACCTGTACAAAGACCTATCAAAGCAACCATTCTACCTCTCATCGTTATACTGAAAATACTCAGTGCCATACCTGTACTCAGAGTACCTGTAAGAAATCCTACTATACCGACTACCGTACCGACTACGATGAGATCACCTAATATTCTAAACATTCTCTCGGTATAGTGAAAAGACATGGTTAGGAGTTCAGCAGCATGATAGGATACTTTGTTTCGATAAATAGATACACCAGACACGACAGTAGATTTATCAAAGAAAGAAGCTAGATGAGCACCAGCACCACATCTTAAGGCATACTGGTCTGCGGATTGTTCATAAGCCGTAATATCGTAATGCTTAGAATCTGATAAAGACCTGTTTCGGGTGATAGTCTTTTGGATAAAGATCTGCATAGCCACTTCGTTTTTAGCTTTTGCGGTATCCTCTATTTCTTTAGCTCTCTCTTGGATATTTAGTTTTTCATAAGCCAACTGTAGAGCTGTTGTTCTCTTTTTAAGATCATTGGTCTTAGTGAGTATTCCCAACAATCCAGCTAGAACAGCATTCGTTGTAACCACATTATCCATACTAGCTAGATACATAAAAGCATGACCTATCTCATGCATGATAGCTGCTGCTAATTCCTCATCTGTAAAATAAGGATCTGAAAGACAGATAGTGGGTATCGCAATATGACTAACAATTTTCTTATAGTCTCCTTCTACCGTGTTTTTATCTAGATTAACTGTTCCTTTAATCCCATCAGGAAAACACTCTTGAAGGTTTTTATTTTTATAATAGTCTTTGGTAACAATCTTTTCAACCGAGTAAAGAAAGTTAGTTAAGACATGGTTTTTATTAAGATGCTCTGGTCTATAGTTTATATTCAAAGTACCCTCTTTTAAAGTAGTATAATCTTTTATAGGCCAAAAGAAAATATTCATACCGGTGTAGTTCTTGACAATATTTGAAAACCCTTCAAATGTCTTTATATCAAAAACACCATTACTCCTCATTTTCCTAATTTCATTCACAATGCCATTAAAGAAGCTTTTATCCTGGGGATCTATAGCTTCTGTACTGACCTTGAATTCTTCCCTTATAATCTCGTGTAATTTCATACTTCTTTACCCTTTTAAAAATCAATTGACCTAGTCATTAAATCAAAAAGACAGAGAGGATTTCTTATGATAGTTTCCAAAGAAGCCAAGACTTCTTATAAAGAAAAGATCGATGATAATCACATAGAAAAGAAAGAATGTCGTTTTGTACTACCTTTTGGCAATGCAGAGCACGATTATCATCTCTTCAAAGAAAAAGTCACTTTAAAAAATGGAAAAGTCATTAATAATCTAGGTGTTATTAGAAACTTACAAAAACCTATTTGGATTACGAAAGATAATAAAAGACAATATCATCAAAAAAGAGAAAGAGAAAAAGAAGAAAATACCGACAGATACATGGTAACCAGATTCTCAGAAGTAGAAGCCATTGCCAGAGGGATAGGAGAAGGATACAGATTATCGACTACCAATGACCCTAGATTGTTTTATTCTTCTCCTTATGTCTACGGGACTGATCTCTCTCATGCATCTTTTTATAAGTTAATGCATAAGAGAAAACATCCCCATTTTTCTTTCTTTGATGTAGCGGTATTCGATATCGAGACAGATGTCACAGACAATAATGAACCTACAATTATTGCTACTTTGTCTTTTAAAGATAAAGTCGTTACTACTGTCTTAAAAGACTTTGTTAAAGGGATTGCTAATGTCGAAGAGAATCTCCAAGACAGATTTCATTATTACCTAGATGAATTTGTCAAAGACAGAAATATCAAGTGGGAAGTCAAGATCTGTGATACTCCTGGAGAATGTATTAACCATATCTTCAAAAGAGCACATGAATGGTCTCCTGATTTTATTGCTATTTGGAATATCGCGTTTGATATACCCCACGCAGTATCAGATTTACAAAGAGATAATCTAGATCCTAAAGATGTGTTTTCTGATCCCTGGATACCCCCTGTTTTAAGACACTTTAAATGGAAACCTGGTCCTGACTTCATGACCACAAAAAGAGGCGTCAGACATCCATTAAAACCCGCAGAAAAATGGCATACGGTAGATACCCCTGCTTCCTTCTTTTTTATTGATGCGATGCAGACGTATTATCAAATCAGAAAAAGTGCTCAAAAAGAACCCAGTTATTCTTTAGATTATATCTTAGAAAAAGAACTAGGGATTCGTAAACTTAAATTTAAAGAAGCGGATCATATTCCTAGCGGTACGCCTTCTTGGCATAGGTTCTTACAGAAGAACTATAAATTAGAATATATTATCTATAACGTTTTTGACTGTATCTCAGTTGAAATGTTAGATGAAAAGACTTTTGATCTTTCTTTGGCAGTACCAGATGGTAGTGGTTGTTCTTCTTTTGCTCACTTCAGTAGTAATCCGAAGAAACTCTGGGATGACATGTATGCTTTTATGCGACAAAATGGTTATGTTCCAGGAAACAAATTCGGTATTGAAATACCGGAGTATGATAATAAAACCATCTCTGGTGAAGGTTGGATCAATGCTCTACCCGCTCATTTAACTATCTTAAGGAAAAGTCCTTATTATCAAGAGACAGATCAACTCTATACCAAAATAAGAGTACACTGTGCTGACTTGGATATCTCTGCGGCTTATCCCAGTAACGGCATGGCTTTAAACATGAGCCGAGAGACTACTGTTAGAGAATTAGTTAGTCTAAAAAATATTGATGAAGAAAACAGAAGAATGGAAGGACTTAATCTATCTGGTGGTAGAACAAATGCGACTTCTGTCATGATGAATCTTTTTAATTGTCCTAGTTTATTTGACTGGCATGAGACTTATTTAAACAATGAAAGAACCATTGACGTATAAAGACGTCATATCTCCTACTACTCCTTATAAAGAGGAGTAGTAGGAGGATACAGGATATATGACCTTTTATTTAGACAGGAATACGTTTAGTCCCTAATACCGCTTTAGGACTATCCCCTTGTTGCATAAACTTAGGGACTTCTTGGGTATTACTGGCTACCATTTCCTTAGGTTCTTTATAGATCTCAGGTGTGTTCATTTGACTTTGACCTAGTTGAACTATAGAGAGTGCAATTTGTTTCAAGGCTTCTAATTGTTCTTTACTGATAGAGACTTGTTCTTTCATTAAAGAACCTACTTCAGAGACAGCAGCAAGCTGTTGTTCATTGTAGTCTATTTTAGCCTGCTCCATTGGTCTTCTTTGTTGATACATCATCATACCAGGATCATTCCTGGTGAGGACTTCATTTCTTCTCTGAGCTTCTTTATATTGATATTCAGAAGGACTACTAGAGATGACCTGATTAGCTCCTTGTATCACACCACCAATAAGACCAACATTGTTTTCAGGAATAGAATAATCTTGCGGTACAGAAGCATTGTTTGTGTCTTCTGTACTTACAGATTGTCCTATATTGGTATTGACAGCAGAAGGCATGGTACTGGTGTAGTCATTACTCACCATAGGACCAACACCAGTTACAGTAGAAGGTGTGGTGTTCTCTACCGTAGGTGCTGTTTCTGGTGTTGCTACTTCTCCAGTATCTTTGATATTACCTTTACTACCATAGCGCCAAAGGATCTCTTTCCCTAACTTATCTCGATACGGGCTTGCCCGATTTTGTTTAAAGTCACTATACCAGTGGTTTCCATCAAAGATACAGATGTGTCCATGGACATGTCGATGTGATCTGCCGATGGTCATGATATCACCTGGGATAGGTGGGGTATTAGGATTTAGAGGGGTAAACCCTAGTCTTTCCAATTCCCCTTCGGCATACATGTAGGCACTACCTATTCCTCTCTTGACTTTAAATCCGGCTGCTTCTAGAGCTTCTCGAACATATCTAGCACAGCGGTGTTGTGATCTAGCACCGGCTCTACTAGCGGCTATTCTAGCAGCTTTTGCGGCCATGGAGTTACTATTTCCACCATACCTGGTAGCGACTACATTATCCTGGCTATCATTTCGATCAACAGCATACTGTTCACCTTGATTGCTATTCGAAATCAAAGAAGAAGGTGTAGTACTATTGATACCTGTCATGTTACCAGAAGTCGATACACCCGGCTGAATAGAAGTATCCATGCCAGAGATCGGACTCGTGTTACTCAACAGAGAAGACATCGTAGGACTGATAAAACTCATCGAGCCACCAGATCCTCCTGATTGACCACCAGCCCCCCCTATTGGACCACTATTACTATCTCCTTGAGATGACCCTGCCAATTCTTCTGGTGTAGCCGGATGACCTTCACCACTCGGTAATCCTTTTATACCAGAAGGACGACCAGCTAGATCTTCAAATCTCTTTTTCCAGGCTTCGTAGTACGTGACCGGTGTCAAAGGACCTGCGAGATATCCTTTAGGTGGAGGGTTATTACGCATATTTCTAGCGATATCACTCCGTAAACCACCACCTCTCGTAGCAGCTTTATAGATCATTCCAAAACCACCTGAACCTTGCTGGTGTGCTAAGTACAAGTGAGCAGGATGTTCTACAGGTACACCTATCTTGGCTAACTGATTAGCATTGGCAATCATGTACCCTTTAATAGCCGCAAAGTTATATCCAGGGTTTAGTGCACTATCACTACTGTACGAGAAAGGTGGCAATCCTCCTTCGACATACTTACTCGCTTCACTCCAGGCAGGGCTCTTGAACTGACCAAGACCAGCATAGCCTAAACTATTTACGACACCGGCATCGCCACTACTTTCAATCATCAAGAAAGCATTCATAGCAGGATTATCCGAGACATATTTAGGTCTACCGTTTTTCAAGGTACCTTTACGATAGAGTTTTGCATTGAGGTAAGGTTGTAGTCCAGGTGGACCTCCTCTG